GACTCTTGTAAGCGCTGTTCCAATTATTGGAAGCAGTTACGTAAACCTATTTGACTATCTCTTTGCCGGGTATATTGACGAAATCCACGTAGTTAAAGGGATCGCCCAATGGACGGCAAACTTCACAGTTCCTACCACACCATATTCCTTGATTCCTATTGAAAGTCGAGCATATTGTTTTGTAGTTTCATAATTTTAGAAAGGTAGTGAAAATAATGTTACTGACAACAAACCAACAGAATCAAATCAATGCTGTAAAAGCAAATATTGAGGCATTAACCATTAAACAAGAATCAATTCGCCAACAAACACAAATAGATTTAGGCACTTTGCAACAGCAAATTTCAATTAAACAAACACAAAGGGATACAGATATAAATGATATCCAAACAAGTATAAATACTTTCCAAACTAATATGAATCTAATAGTTTCACCCCCTACTCCTGCTCCTGAAGATATGCTCAAATATGCTCAGGCAATTAGAATAGTTCAATTAGGCGACACTTATAATGAAAAATTAACTGAAGGATTTAATTCAAATGCAACAGGAATTCAGTATCATTTTAGATACAATGAATTTGACCAAAAAAAATTTATAAAGGTATCTTTAATGGCAATTAAAAATAAAATTTCATTCCCAGTTGTCATTTCTGATACAAATGGAGTTTCAGTACTACACACAGCAGAACAATATGATACGTTGGAAAATGATATTAATATGTTCGAATGGGTGTTACAGAATAAACTTGAAGCCCTAACAAGAGAAGTTAAAGCATTAACTATTGTTGAAGACGTAGTTGGTTGGATACCTGTATGGGATTAGAGATAGGAAATATTATTGCGTCTAGAGGAAATTCAAATAATATATAAAATAAGAGACTAATCATTAAAAATTAGTCTCTTATTTTATATTATATTAAACCCTAAAATTTATAAACAAACAAATTAACCAAGGAGAGTGTATGAAATGCACTAGTTAAATTATATAAAAATATACATAGAAAGTAGGTACATAAATTATGAGTGAATGTCCAAACCAATTACAACAAGAGCATATTAAGTCAATTGCAACGCTGGAAACTAAGGTGGAGAATCTTGAACACAAGGTTGATGATTTCTCAATAATGAAAGATACGCTAGTTGAATTAAAAGCTTTATCAAAAGAGCAATCAAGTTATAATAAAAAATTTAATGAAATGTATGAGAAATCTATTGTATCAAATATTGAATTTAGTAATACATTGATTAATATTAATGCTAATTTAAACTCTTTAAATTCTGAAATTAAAGGTGTTAATGAAAGAATTGATGAAGTTGAATTAAAGATAGATGGTATAGATGATAAATCCAAAGTGGATTTTTTAATATTAGTAAAGCAATATGCTATCCCAGTAATTATGGGTGGAGGTATTGTTTATTTTATATTAAGTGTAGTGGGAAAAATATAAGTTAAATATTTAAAATAAGATATTTAAGATAAAGGATATAAAAATTTATGAATAAAAGAAATAACAATAAACAGCAAAATAAAAACAAGGGTATAGAAAAACTTCGTTAGGCACTCAATTTAACTATAACAATCCCTCGTTACTGATATTTTAACATTGATTAGTAGGATTGTAAAGAAGTATTAATTTTAGAATTATAAGGAGGTAAAGGAATGATTAATTTTATAAAAAAGATGCAAACCAGTAAAAAAATTACTTGGCTATTCATAATAGTTTATTTATTCGGTTTGTTAGGAACAGCAATAGCAAGTATGAAAGGTTTTGATTTAAGATTTATTATGGACTATCTTCATCAGATAGTTTTAATAATTGTTGTTTCTTACTTTGGGTCTAAGACTATTGAAAATTTTGAAAAAATAAGAATTAGTGTTAAAAGTGGTAGTGAAGATAGTACTAATTTAAGTGGTGAAATTTAAATGAAGAAATTAACTATTGTAAATGGAATAATTCAAGATAAATTTATTGATGATATTCCAATTAGAATTCAAATAGTAGAACCCAAAGGTAAAGCAAACGTAAGAACACTTATAAAAATGACAGAATGTATTGGTATCACTAATCATAATACAGGAAATAATTCACCTACAACTGGAGATGAACTTCATGCAAATTGGATGCAGAATGTTGAAAATGCTGATTTACAATATGTTTCAGCACATTTATATGTAGACCAAGATTCTATTACACAAATAATACCATTAGATGAAGTTACTTTTAATGCTGGAGATGGTAAAGGTAGAGGAAATTATAAAACTATCTCTATTGAAATATGTGAAAATGCTAATGTTGATAAAGCAGAAGAAAACGCAAAGAAGTTAAATGCTTCATTGATTCTTACATATTCAAATTTGAAAATTTATAAACATCAAGATTGGTCTGGAAAATACTGTCCTAGGGTTATATTAAATAAAAATGGTTGGAGTAAATTTGTTGAAGATATATTGAACTATGTAAGAATTGCAAATATGAAACTTACAGAAGTAAAAGAGGAAGTTAAAGTGATTTATACGACTCTCAGACTAGGTTTAAAAGGCAATGATGTATTACTACTACAAACGAAATTAAAGTCTTTAAACTATAAAATACAATTCGCAGACGGTATATTCGGGAATGAAACATTGGAAGCTGTAAAGGAATTTCAGAAGAATGAAAAACTTTATATAGATGGAATATTTGGGGCAATGAGCTGGAAGGCTTTGGAGACTGTTAAGGCTTTAGTTATTGAAGTGGTTAAACCTGTTGAAACTAAACCTGTAACTCCTGTAACTCCTGTATTTGCTATGCCTACTTTAAAATTAGGCTCAAAGGGCGAGGATGTAAAGACATTGCAAAGTAAGTTAAAAAATCTTAATTATATAATTTCAGTTGATGGTGATTTTGGTGTAGGTACAGATAAAATTGTAAAACAATTTCAAACCGATAATGGTTTGGTAGCAGACGGAATTGTGGGAAAAGGTACTTATGGTGCTTTGAAGGTTGCTAAGGCTATAGTTAAACTTACACCTATACTTGATACTCCTATTAGTAAATATGAAATTACTAAAACAAAAGATGGTATTAACATTGTTAAAATAAAGAAATCTTGTATAAAGAATATAGATGTTATACTTTGTAAACAACCTAAAGAAACACTAAAGAATCTATATACTAGACTGGCTAAGAAGCCTACATTCTTGATTAATGGCGGTCTTTTCGCAATGAATAATGGCAACTCAATGAGTTCTATGTTTGATGAAGAGAAGAAAATTGTTTCAGGTTACTTCTCAGATTTTGGTTTATATGTTAAAAAAGATGGTTCTTATGGATTTGATAATTTTAACAATGTAAAGGATATTCGTGATTTCATAGGTGCATCTCCGACTTTAATTGTCAATGGTATAAAGAATGTTGACCTAAAAGGACTAACCAAAGATAAAGCATTTACTGATAGTAGACATCCAAGAACTTGTATTGGTATGGATGCAAATTATTTTTATTTAATAATTATTGATGGTAGGCAATTAGGTAAAAAGGGTATGACAGTAAATGAGTTAGTTGACTTTGGATTAAAAATGAAATTAAAATTTATGATTAATCTTGATGGTGGATATTCAAGTTTGATACTAGATGCAAATGGAAAATCTGTAAACTCACAATCAGAAAACAGAGCTATAGATAATGCTATAGCTTTTTATTTATAAACAAAACAAACAACAACTATAAAAAATTATTAGGAGGAAATGTAAATGTTTGATTATTCAATATTATTTTTATTCGGATTTATCGTATTATCACTAGGAGTTGTTGCTGGGGTAGTTTTATTAATGAAGAACTACAATATCTCTCCCAAACAATTAACCGAAGGAATAGATATATCTAAAACAATAAGTATAATAATAAAAGTTACTGCAAAAGAATTAAATTTCGTCAATGATGAATCAGTGGATGAAATTGCAAACATAGTAATAGATTCGTTAGATTATATAAAAACAATAGCTAATGATGCAACTAAAGAAGAAAAAGTTCAAGCTGGAATTAAGTATGTTGAAGAATTGTGTTTATCTTTTGATATTCAAATGAATGAAGATAGAATGTTTGTGGCTACTACTTTGTTGCAATTGGGAATTAATTTGTTGGAAACATTGGAAGTTAAGTAAGAAATAGAACAAACAATAACTATAAAATAATAAAGAAGGTTGATATTTAATTATATTAGCCTTCTCTAAATAAATAACAAAAACTATAAAATTAAGTATTGCAATATATAAAATATGGGTGTATAATTATGGTAATGGGATTCCATTGTTGCGACAATGGTTAAACTGCTAAAGCAGTTTAAATAACAATAATGTTTATTTTAAAAGGAGGATTTTGCATGAATAATGTATTTCAAACATCAAGTCTTAATATCGTTGCATGGTTGCTAACTAAGGGGTATCAGGTCAAAGAAAAAATGCGTTTAAATAATAGCACTATTTTTTACTTTGACAGGGATGAAAACCTACAGAAAACAATTGATGAATATAATAACAACAAAGAATTAAAAGACTTCATATCGAAATTTAGAGAAGTTAAAATAATGGCTAAACAGTAACAAAATATATAAAATTATCTTAAAGACTTAGAAATGAGTCTTTTTTATTTGCACAAATTTAACATGTTTATTTTACAGGAGGTATTAAATTATGAATAGTGAAAAATATGGAATCAATGGTAATACAGTTTTTGATAGACAAACAGGTGCAGTAATTGACTTACAGGAAGTTAAGAAGGCAAAAGAAAGAGATGCGATAGATACCTTTCATAATAGTATGGAAGAATTGCATGAGTTGGGACTAACCCCTGATTTAGTAGTAGTGAAATATAGAAATAGAGAATATCAATGTGTTGAGATTAAAAGAGAATACGAATTCAATAAGGAGTTTAGAGTTGAATTGAGAGATTTAATGTTGAGTAAAGAACTAAGTAAAAATGCTCGTTGTTTTATTGGAACATTATCTCCTTTTGTGAGTTTTCCAAGTAATGCAATACATATAAAATATAAGAATCCTAGTTTAGATGAGTTAATGGAAATTTTAGATATGAGTAAAAATACCTTATCAGCCACTTTAAAAGAATTAGAAGATTTAACAATTATAAAAAGAGTTAAAAGAGATGGACAGTTGATAATTTACTTCAATTGTTTTTTATTTTGTGGTGGATTGGCGAGAACGTGTAGTTTCAATAGATGTACGTTCTTTTTTATATTCAAAATTTGGGAAACAGAGTATTAAAATTTGGTTATTTAACAAGTTTAAGGAGGAATATTAAATGAAAACAAAAATATGTATACAATGTAAAAAAGAATTTCCTGAAACAAATGAATATTTTTATAAACAAACTAAAGGTGGTTTTAGTGGAAGATGTAAGACTTGTCAAAAAGAATATGGTATAACATATAGAAGTGTTAATAAAGAAAAAATACAAGAAAAAGATAAGATATATTATCAAGAGAATAAAAATAAAGTTATATCAAGGCAAACTAAATATTATTATAAAAACTCCGAAAATTATAAAGAGTATTATAAAGAAAACAGAAGTGATATTTTAGATTACCAAAAAGAATATAAATCAAAAAATCCAGAATTAATAAAAGAAATAGGTAAAAGAAGAGATAATAAAAGAAAAATATTAAAAATTGAAAATGGTGGATTTTATACTGAAGAAGAGTGGAATAATTGTCTGTCTTTTTTCGATTATAAATGTTGCTATAGTGGACAAATTTTAACTGATAAAAATATTAGTATTGAACATATTATACCTATAATTAAAGGTGGAATAAATAATATATATAATATTGTTTGCTGTGATACACATGTGAACTCTAGTAAGGGAAGTAAAGATATGGAAGATTGGTATAGAGAGCAAGAATTTTTTAGTGAGCAACGTTTACAAAAAATATATGAGTGGATAGAAATAAATATAAAATAGTTAATAAGCCATATGCACTTAATTGTGTATATGGCTTATTTTTTTCTCACTTTTGTCATACTTTTAAGTATGATTTTATGTAAATTATCACACTTTTTAGTACATAAAAATGAAAAATGTCATACTTTTTGCATAACTAAAAAAACTTAATATTATTTTCTTTTAGACACTGTATATTTCCATTTTTATAATAGATTGTGAAACAACTTTTATTATGTGCTATAATTTTTTCAATATGTTGTTGTATTAATAATTGTGTAGGATTAAATTCTATTTTATTTTTATCACAGTAAATCTTAAAAAAATTAAGAAGTTCTAATTCTTCTATAATGTTTCTTGGACATTTTTTATATTGATAATTTGAACAGATATATTTATTTTTCTGACGTTCTGTGATAAGTTTATAATTTTTTGTGCATAATTCACATTGTATCATTGAACTAAATAAAGCTTTAGACATAATTAATTACCTCTCAAAATAAAAAGTGATATATTAATTATACCACTTCAAATCTTTAAGCACAAAGTCTTAATTCAGTTTCTACTTGTATATTAATATCATACCCCTTCTGTCCACGATTGTTGGTATTCCTTGAGAATTTGAACTGCTGTTTGTTTCCGACCATATGTGTAGTCAGCAACAAATGCATGTTCTCAAATATATCTCTTCTATATATGGCTTTTATTGATATTGCAGGTTTTAATATTACATTTAATCTAACTTCATTGTCTTTTATTCCCTTGGTAATAATAACCTTTTCTAAAAAACTATTTACTATATCATCTGTAACTTCATCTGCATTAGCAAACTCTATGTTTTTATTCATAAGATTATTAATCATTTTTAATTGTTCTTCAACATCAAATTTAACATCATTTAATTCTTCATACTTTTTAATTTGTTGTTCTATTAATACTATTTCATCATTAAGTGCATTATTTTTATTTTCAAATTCTTCATTTGTAAGTCTATTTTCGAGATTCAATTCAAGTATTTTATCTTTCTTTTTATGAACAAATGAGATTTTAGCTTTCAAGTCTTTTATATCTTTGTCGTGATTTACATCATTAATATATTTCTTATATAAATCCATAAGTTTAGTTAAATGATGTTCTTTATTAGCAAACATTTCTTTAATACAATTTCTCACTATTATATCAAGTTCATGTTTATATATTATAGGAGTATCACAACCTTTTTTGCCATCTTTTCTATAAACTTTACATTGCCATACTTCCTTATCTTCTATTGTTTTATATTTATATAAACTTCTCCAATAAGCAACATTATGTTGAGAACAATATATTTTACCTGAATATAAGAATTTATTTTGGTAAGAAGTTTTATCATCTGAAGCCATTTTTTCAGCTTTCTTTTTTAGTTTATTATTTGCTTTATGCCAAGTTTCTTCACTTACTATAGGAGGTATTATATCTGGGGCAGAATAGACAATCCAATCTTTAGGTTTAAGATATTCACGTTCTTTTGTCATATAATCTAATGTAATACTTTTTTTAGCAGTATAATAACCCATATACCTCATATTCGTTAATATACCTCTAATACTTGAGAAACTAAATGGATTATTATTGTGGTTTTTATAATCTACACTAATAATATTTGCTATATTTCTCAAACCTTTATCTTGCAAATATAAATCAAATATCATTCTAACCATTTTGGCTTCTTCTTCATTAATAACTAACTTATGTCCATCTCTATTATATCCCCAAAATCTTTCATTGCACATTACAAGACCATTTTCCATAGCTCTTTTCTTTCCCCATTTAACACGTTCAGATATTTTTCTACTTTCTTCTTGTGCTATAGAACTCATAATAGTTAATCTTAATTCACTATCAGGATATAAAGTATTTATATTATCATTTGTAAAAAATACACCTACTCCACTTTTTAATAATTCTCTAGTATAAAATAAACTATCCATTGTATTTCTTGAGAATCTACTAATTTCCTTCGTTAACACTAAAGAAAACTTTTTATTACGTCCATCTTCTATCATTTTATTAAAAGCATCTCTTTTAGTTGTTTGAACTCCAGAAATTGCCTCATCAATATAACCTTCAACATATTCCCAATTTGGTTGGTTGTTTATATATTCTATAAAATAATCTCGTTGATTTTTTAAGCTACTAAGTTGTTCATCTGACCCCGTACTTACCCTTGAATAAAATGTTACTTTTAAAGTTAGGTCAAATATTGTTTTACCTGCCATTAATTGATTTCTTATATTATATAAATCCATTATTAATCCTCCAGTATCCTTTTGTACTATATCACAATTAATATAACACGTTAGTTATTTGTATGCAATAGAAAAGGTTAAAGCTTTTCTATATCGGCTTTAACCTTTTGGTATACATCATATGTAATTAAACCTGAATCATAGACCTGTTTATTTAATGTGAGTAGCAAATCTTTATTCAGATAATTTCCTTCGTATGGATTAATATTATCCAATACAACTTCCATCTATCTACCCCCTCATACAAGCATTATATTCATAAATTTTTATCTATATTCCTCACTCACAATTATTAATATCATGATACAATTCCATTTTCTTTTCATATTCATTACTATCAGCACTATAACAATCCACAAAATCCTCACAGTAAATTTCATCTTCTTTAATCCTAGCCATTCTTTCAAATTGGCATTGTCCGTAGTAATGTATACATGTATCCTTCTTACAGTCTAAAATTATATGTGTCATATCTATATCAATTCTCCTTTCTTATCTTCCCACATACCCCTACAACCGTCTAAATTAAACTGTGATAAAACTTATTAGGCTAGTAATGTCATAAGTATACTGATTATTTAATTGGCTTAAACTTCAATTGTTTCTACATTACTTTCCTTTTTAATTATTTTAGGAATAATACTCTTAACAACATGCCATCCTTGACATATTGCATCAGCTTCATCTTCGGAAACATCTATATTGAATTTATTTTTAACAAATAATTGAGCATTTTTCTTTTGCTCTTCTCTTTTACGTCCTTTAACATTGCAAGTACTTTTCCATTGAGTAGATGCTACTATAAAATATAAAAATTCTTTTTCAAATAAATTGTTTTCAAGGACACCTTTTAATTCAGCTAATTGTTTAAATGTTTTGGGGTTTACTTGTTGCTGTATATCTTCAATACTACATATTTCTGGATTATATTTTTCTATGTAATCATTCTGCATTTTTTTAATTTCACTAATGCGTTCAGTAAAGTCATCAATTTTACCAAAATCTTTTATTCCATAGTGAATTAATTCTTCATCATCATATATTGCATATCCTGTTTTTGTCGCTTGGTCTAAACTTAATACTCTCAATCCATAACCTCACTTTGTAATATTTTTATATTTGTTATTCTATGTATTATTTATTTTCAAATTTACTCTTATATTTCTCATAATTGATTTTACCTATATAATAATCTTTAAACTGACTAAAATCATCGTATGCCATTTCTTTTATTTCTTCATATCTTAAAATATAATGTTCACAGCCATAACATTTGCTACTTACATTTGAGCTTGTGGTTTGCCCATATATTCCATTCGCTCCAAAAGTACACCAACATCCTTGAGAGCCGTCTTTGTGGGTTACATTAATAGGATGATTACAAGTAGGAAATCTTTCTTCGTAAGCTTTTATCTGTCTAGGTGAATATATTCCATATTCTTCATATTTTTCATCAGGTAATACGTTATTTTTCATATCAATCCAATCTTGTCTTGGCAAAGTGTATCTATTATCACCATTCCATACATATTCTTGATTTTCTACAATAAAAGAATCAACTAAATTATGTATATCATCTTCATATTTATAGGTTTCTACATATTCATGCTCTATAGTAGGACTTTCATAAAACCATTTTTCATAGTCTGTTTTGTTGCACTTGTCACATATTTGTATTTGAAATCTACAACTATCAAATCCACTACCATAACCTCTATAATTTATACCATATGTATTAATTTGGTCTGTATTTTCTTGTAGGGTATCGCATTGATAACACAGTTTTTCACAATTTTTATGTTTTATTTCTCTATTAGTCATTAATTTCCCTCACTTTTACAATTTTATATTATTTGTTCTAATCTCTGTTTAGCAATCTCACAATACTTTTCATCTAATTCAATTCCTATACATTTTCTATTTAAGTTTTTACTTGCAACATTATCACCTGTATCTCCTGCTTTATGACTGTTTTTATATGGTTTCTCTTCGGTCATCTGGGGATTATAAATAGGAGGTTTTTTATAAAATACTAGAACATTTTCATGTGCTTTCATTGGCATCTTTCTAGCATTTAAATAGCCTGTAGACTTTGACTTTTCCCAAATCCATTCGTACTTTAACCATTTTAAATTACTACAACCTAATACCTTATCAAATGGAGTTTGAGTAGTACCATAAGGAAGGTCTGCTAATATCATATCTACCTTAATTCCTTTCTCAATCATCTTATCCATGACTTCTAAGCAATCACCTTGAATTAATTTTACATATTCATCTTTATAATATTGTTTCATTAATATCAAATATCCTCCTTTATTTTTATATCTCTCATTCTTACCACTACCTTAAAAACTCATTAGCCACAGCTTCATAATTCAACAATCTCTTATAACTACTCTCAACATTCCAAGGTTTCTCTACTCCATAAACATAGTTATGTACTGACCTAACACTTAATAAATTCTTGAACACATCATCCATAAATATGCTATCTTCAGGACAATTCACAATTGACTTATTCATCTCACTACCTTTATTATAAATCAAAACAACATTATCTATAAATGACAACTTATCTCCTATGTATTTTGCTTTATGCTGTAAATTATTCATTGTGCCTATACTCACCAAACATAAATCATATTTCTTATTTAATTCTCTAACAACATCATAAGCATCATGTTGTAACTCTAAGCCTTTAAAAAACTCTTTCATTCCAAATAAATCTTCAACAGTATATTTATTACGTTTTTTTAGTAAAGGACATTCAATTTCAAATCCCCACTTGTCGTTTAATCTATAGTTAGGTTTTATAAAGTCTAAATCATCACTGTATATTTCAGAGTATAGTTCACAGAAGCGTTTACTTGATTGTACTAAAGTATCATCGAAATCAATATAGAACTTTTGCTTCATTTACATTCCTCCTCTAAATCTCATTAAATTTTATTTCCGAATATCCTAATTCAATAATTAAACTCCTTAAATTATCCTTCAAACTCTCATAAGCACTATCAAAATATTCATATGATTTTTATTTATTAGAACTACCCAAACAATTTAAACCACGTTCTGATTCTATCTTTAGCAATTCATCGTAGGTGATTTCTTCTATATCTACATCAGGTACTAATTCTAACGCTATTTGACCAATTGCTTTTGAATAAGGATATATTGTAAACATAGAATCTACATTTATATTTAAAATTTGTTCTAAACTCAATCTAATATCTAATGGATTTTTTGTTATTATTATATATTTATTAGTTGTATTATTTATAGGAAAGAACCACTCAGACCTAAATCCACTATCAATTTGTCCTGCTCTCCTAGCCATTCCTTTAGTGCCAGAACTTCCTCTTTCTCTAAGGTCTGCTCTATATTTATGAGTGAAAGCACTAGCTATACCTGTTGATATAAGTCTAATTTCTTGAGGTGGTATAGTTATTACATCTTCATCAAAACAAGCATAAATATCATAACAACCATCTTCTTCTCTTTTACTAGGTATTATTGCATCAGGTTTTACTTTTGCGAACTTTATTTTATCTTTGTCTATTTTATTATTCATTTATATCCTCCATTTTATATATCTTCTGATTGCTCGTAGCTAGTTTTATTCCGAATACTATATTATCATCACACTCAAGTTCTGGGATATAACTACCTGTCTTTATATAGCTACAATAATACTTAACATATTGTGGTACTTTATTTATTTCATAATGAGTAAACAACCATATATCTTTATCTAATGTATTTAATTCAAATAACAACTCACTTATTTCATCTGTTGTATTATCCAAAGGCTCTCCACCTAGAATATAAATATTTTTTATTAATATATCAAATTCTTTAACTTTACTTTTAATCTTTAAAAAATAATTAGTATCGTATTCTTCTCCTATATCAAATCTCCAAAGTTCAGGGTTATGGCATCCATTACAATGAACACCATTATTCCCTTTGCAACCCGATAGATATATCTCAAATGATTGAGTATTTAAACTATATTGTGTTGATGCTATTTTCATTTATATCACCATAAAACACACGCAATGGGTAGTCTTTTTCTCTTCTGACTTGATGAAAGTTTTTTGTATTAACAAGAAAGCCAACTACCCTTGTGAAGTTATCGGTTATCTTACTTCCACAAATAGAACATGTTTCATTTTTACCTATTGACATATGATTATTTTCACACTTTTGTAAATTGTAATTTATTGCCCAGTAAATAACGTTGAGTTTTGCACATGTTTCAATTAATTTTTCAATCAACTCTACATCTTCTATTTTTGTTTCTACATTAATATGTGCTATTGCTCCACCAGACATTTTACTATCAAACAATCCTTGCAATTTAATTCTATCTAACATATCTGCGTTAGTAGTTAATGGTATAAATTGATTAGAATACAAATCATATTCATTTTGGTATCCTAATAATTTATCTTTACTAGCTAATTTTATAGAGGAATTTTCCGCTGGAACTTGTTCCATATTTATCGGTTCACTATATTTTTTACTTGCTTTATCATTTAGGTCATTTATAGAATTTAAAATTTTAGTAGTAAAAGTTTGCCCATCTGCATTTAAAATATCTAATCCCATGAATCTACAAGTTTCATTTAATCCTACTAAGCCTACTGTTCCATATTGAGTCTTTAAATCCATAAAACCTAAGTTATATAGAGGTAAACAATTACTGTCTATTCTTTTCTTTAAAATATATCTTTTTACATGATTAATTTTTATTGCCATAGTGGTATATTCTTGAAGTAAACTAAAAAATACTTCTTCATTTCCTTTTGATTTAATAGCAACTCTTGGAATATTTAATGAAACCACACCTAGAGAACCTATCTTAGTTCCACCTGCTCCAAATTGATTGAAATATTCGCCTTTCATTTCACTGCGAAGTCTACAGCACGAACTGAGCGTACTTGTTGCCCCACAATAGATATTTATATATCCAAAATCTTTATTTTTCTCTGCTATAAATTTTACAAAGTCTTTATCTTGTATATTTTTATTTTCATCTACTGAAAAACAAGCTGTGGTTATTGGAAAAGTAATCGCTGTATTTTTTAAAGTATCATTCATTAAGTCAAGATATAATTCTTGTAATTGCATTACTGTTTCTACACTTGACGTTGAACCATCTGGAAATATATACTCACTACACATTTTCTCTAGGAAATATTTATCATAAATACTTATATTATAAAATCCTGATTGTAATCCCCCTCTAAATGGTTGATTGCATGAGAATATAAATGATTGAAATTCTTGTTGTATTTGTTTCCATAAATATTCTTTTGGTACGTTTGGATTTTCTTTAAATAATTTATCAACATAGTAACTTGAAACTATTAATACATCTGCAATACCGACCGCACCCAACACTGAATTACTTGCATACACTGTAAAATGTATTAATTGACCTATAAATGAACTCAAATGTTTTGGTGGTTTACTTGTAATCTTCTTTACAAATGGCAATCCTTTTAACATTACATCATAGGTACTAAAATTATAACAATAAGGTTTCATTATGCCTGTAAAATCATTTATATAAATATCTCCTGTGATTTGCATTTCTACTGCTTTATTGGCAGTTTCTAAATCATATAATTGCCTTAAATATTTCCATGTTAGGTACAAAGAGTTTAATCTAAAGAACGGTTTGGGTAATTCATTTTCATAAGCAATTATACTCATATCATCTACATTGCTATTTGCATCTACAGACATATCAGCAACAGTAGTTTTAGTATTAAAGAACTCTTTTGAGAATAAAGATAAATCAGTCTGCTTACCTATCCCCTCTAAATCAAATAACTTTTCTGAATATTTGCTACGTAGATGCATTACTAAATCTTCAAATTGCAAGTCGTATGTGGTTCTTATGTACATTCAATAACCTCCTTGAAGCCAATTATCTTATTGTCTTTAATTATCAGTGGTAATTCTATTAATTTACTTTCTCTTGCCATTGCTAAATATCTAAATTTTATATCATTAGATAAATCATTTAATAACTTATATTCAAATTCAATATTCTTGTTTGTTAGTATATTTTTAATCATGTCACATCTGCTACAATTTTCTTTTCCTAATAATAAGTACATTCATTTCCTCCATTGTCATTTTAATTTTATAATCTTTATTCTATGCCTTCTCTTTAAGAAAATTAAAAACCCTATTTACATATAATTGTTCTTCTCTGTCTAAACAATTTTCTAATATATATTCTTTTCTCAAATCCTCTAATCTGTTTTGAGCTGTTTCACGTATGTATCCCATATATTTATTCACCTTTCCTGTTTTATTACAGTCTTCTTTTAATCTCTCGTCTCTCTCAATCTCGTCTAATGTATGGACTTTGGTTTCGTTCCTATACATGACTATACTCTCCTTTCTTTAATCTAAATCAATAGCACTACTATATTCATCAAGGTTGACATTCCAAAGTTCTGCCATCCAATCAAGCATTACTAAAGAATTACAAATTGCACCTTCCAAAAACTCAATATCAAAGTTATTATTCTTGTAATCCTGTTTAAGTTGTATCATATCTTGTTTCATCTTATCTGCTAACTGAAATACTTTCTTATCTATATATAATTGTGATTTATCAACCTTTAATATTGTATCTAAGTATAAATTAGGTTTAAAATTATTGAAGTTTATTTTACCTACTTGTAAATCTTTATCCGACATTAACATTCTCCTTCACAATCCAATGATTATTATATATTTTATCCTCTACATCCCTCTTATCATAGAAAACGAATGTAGTTGGTTCTTCTCTATCTAGCCATGATATTTTATATGTATTTACGTCAAGTTCTTTAGCATGATATTTATGACACAACTCTGGAAATTCTCTCTTTAATCTATCGGATACTTCAAAATCGAATTCTGTTGGCATTGTTTTGGACTCTCCTTTCTTATTTAATTTCTGGTCTTTGTGCTTCTTCTATAATCTTTAAATATTGATTTCTACCACCAAATATTTTCTTTAAGTAAGCCATAGCAAAACCATTTTCTTCAGAAAATTCTTCATTGTGTGTTTTTACTACAGTTTTACTTCCATCTTTCCAAATTATTATTGTAGCTGGATTATTGTATATTACTTGTTTGATTTCAGGTATTGATTTAGATGAAATAAAACCACCTGTAAAATAAGGTTCAACTTTAATTTTTGACCAATCAATTCCATATGTAGGCATAATAATTTTTTCCTCCTTAATTAATTTTTTAAATTCTTCATATATTAGATTATAATTTGACATTAGAATTTCCTCTAAATTTGTTTTTGCTTGAAATTTAAAATGTCAGTATATAAAACATATATCCAAAATACATTAGACACACTAAATTATATAAATACGATTTTAATGTTTTACCTTTATGTATTTGACTTCTATATTTCATTTGACCTTCTTCAGTGGTTAAATCATATTTCTTTTGTTTGAAAAGTATAGGTGTCACTATGATATAAAACAACATTACTATTGATGGATATTTTAAAGTGTCTATTTTAATAGCATTAATTAAGTAAGTAATTTCAGCTATTATTAAAGGTAACAACCAAAATATAGGCAATGCTTTTATTGTTTGTTTCTTTTTCAATTCTGTTTTTTCTTCTTCTGTTTGTGCATTGGCTATTTTTATATCATACTCTCCTGAAACACTGGCGACTTCTTTTAAAGTATTGCTCTTGAATAATAACCAAAGATTATAAGTAATAAAAACTATTGTCCAAAATAACATATCTTACATTTCCTCCTTGCTTATTGAAATCTTTTCAAATTCTGAAACTAAATCATCTTCTATATCTGAATAACAATTTCCGTATGTAAAACCAATTATCTTAATACCATTAAAAGTCTTTAAAGTTAAATCATCATTATAAGCCTTTTGATAATAAGCTAATTTAGTTTCAAAGTTTTCAAATGGATTTATAATAACTTCAGGTTGTTCAAATCCTTGCATTTGTATTTTTACTCCAATATAAGGCATTTCTTTTTCTAATGCAATCTTAATACAAATTTCCAAATTCGCTAATGTGTTAAATCTCATAAATTTAATTCCTCCTTTCTATTTATTTATTTCTTATTTACTTAACTTCTTTATTTGTTTTTGATATGATTTAACTAACGCTTTATAACATGCAATTTCCATATCCTTTTGTTTATCATATGTATCAGACTCTAGACATTTTGCAATCCCTTTTGAGCCATCTTCTAATATTGCTATTGTTGTATTACCATTATGAATTATCTTAAATGGGAATTTAGTTACTTCAGTGGTCATAGATTTAGATATATTATCTTTATTTGAGTTAACTATCCATTGTGCTGTGTAAGGTTGTTGTATATAATTAATTATTTCTACTTGAGGCTTTATAACTTTTTTAATTTTATATTCTTTGTATTCTTTTTTAAAACCATCAATTCCTAGGTATGCCCAACCCATCATCCAATATTTCTCTGTATAATTATCATTTTTATCATTCTTACAAATTTTAAGCTCTTCATTGGAATGACCTTCTATAATTACCTTATCTCCAAGATATAATTTATTTCCATAATTATCTGTTTTACCAGTAAATTCTTTCAACATCTATTTATCCTCCTTATTATTTAATCCTAATTTATCTTTTATCTAAATACAGAATATTCTTTTAGAACCGTTTCCTTCATTGTATCTCATGTGAATACATACCAAAGGTTTCTTATGTAAATCCCACTGTTCTTTATTATGTATATGGAATCTACCTATTCTATAACTATAATCTCTCATTCCTTTTCCTCCTTAACTTCAACAACATTACTAATAACAATCTTCTTGCTCGAAGGAATATTTATCATTAACTTTCTATCATATGTAAAGCTCCCAAACTGGTCATTTATTAAATTTGTTGCATGTAGGTCATCTTTTGCCTCTACCTTTATTGTTCTTGTCATTGGATGTTGCTTGTTTGTACTTGTGAAAGTTACCTCGAATTTCTTTAGGTTGTTTTTCATTGATTCATTTCTCCTTTTGATTTTATTATTTTATTTATTTTTATAATTGTTGTTTGTTGGATTTTTGACAATATTATCCTTTCAAATCCTGACCAATATCTAATTCTAAGGACAACTCATAAATTCTTTAATCTTTGCACTAATTCTTCAGACCACTCTAACATAATTTGTTTTTCTTTTATCGTATCATAATTGGAATATTCATATAAAGCTCTGCAAATATCTTGTATTCTTTGTTCTTCATATATGTATTTTGGCATAACTCCTAATGGTAATTTTATATTTTCTACTTTATTATCCTGATTTAACTGATTTCCTACAATTATATCTATATCTATGTCAGTAAGAAAATCTGAGCAAGTGCCATTATCATATAATAAACAATACTTATTATTTAATTTATGTGAGATTTTTACCTTATCTCCCACTTCAATATTTCCAACTTTTCCATTAGTATCTTTCATACCACAAATTTTACAATCTTGTAGAAATGTTTTGCATTTAATATTACAATCAACAAATCTCCAATTATATTTTATATTTCTAAGACTTTGTATTGTAATCTCTAATCCATTCGGATATTTATTTTCCACCATTTTTCCTCCTTCCTTCCTTAATTTCTCCACTTAATACAATTCTACCACGAATATTTTAATTGTCAATAGTGTTTTTATAGTATTTGTTCTTTTATTTTTTACTAAACTCTATGTAGTTTCTCCAGAACAATAATTCAGATGTACTTCTATATGCTACATCTTCTAATACATCGGCACACCATTTTTTATATGCTTCTTCTGTTTTAAATCTACTATCTATCTTTTTCTTTGCTCTTTTAGTCAACTTTACACCTGTTATATCTGAAATTAGTTGAGACCTTTTAGGCAATTCAAATTTATCTAAATCCACCTCAATGAGTCCTATGTGATTTGGTAATAAATCTATAGGTATTGTATTTATTGGACAAATTATATAAGTATAAGCACATCCACAGCAATATCCATTCTTAAAATCAGATAGACTTGCTTTAGCTTCAATTCCTTTTACATCATAGTAATGTTCATAGTATCTACTATTAGGCAACTTCTTTTTACACTTCTTAACTCCAACAGCATCTATAATTTTCTTAAAGTCCTTACCTTTTACTCTGTTATTATCATAGGAGTACATACCATTAACTTCCGTTCCTATTCTATTATATCCCCATCCAAACAATATGTATTTAGATATTTCTTTTAGTAGAAAATGTGTTTCAGTTTCATTTTTAGGATGTTTATATATTCGTATCACCTCCTGCACTATTTTAAGAAAAGTGCCAATTGTATCAAATTATTTATTCAAACCATTTTTGCTTTAATCCTATCATCATAATACTTATTATTATAGTCCATGCTCCGACCAAACTTAAATGAAGAGTTATGTTTGAATTTAAAAGCCAAGATATACAACTCATTACTCCTGCTGTTGGTAAGCATGTTTTAAATAAAAATTCTTTAGCCATCTTATCTCCTTTCAAGTTTCGTCCAAATTCCTCTTTTATAGTAGTTCACCTAATTGCTTCTTTGTTGCTAAGATATGCTTTTGATATGTATTTTTCATTCCACACATATCAAAATATCCTTTTGCATCTTCTAAAGCTTGTAATATATTTTTTAAATATACTTCTGTAACTTCTATCTTTTTCATAATTTATCTCCTTCTTGTAACTTCATTAAAAGCTAATTTTATTATTAATAATCTGACATATTTGTCTATAGCGAACATTGTATTACCTCCAAAGTTATACTTTATGGTCTTATTCTTTTTTGATAATCTAGACATTTCTCACAGCAAAACAAATCTTCAACAACTGTTATTCTATTATTTTGAGTATGCCTTGTTTCTATTTTTATATATCTATGTACACATGACAATTCTTTAAATTCTATATTTTTACCCAACCTTTCATTTACATTGTATTCTATATGCTCGAGTGTTTTCTCATATGTAATATCAAATTTATCAGAACATTTTTGAATGAACCCACCAATGTCATAATGTATATCTTTTTCAAATTCCATAACTTTTTCTGATATATCTGACTCATTATTATATCTACCACACCCACCACACTGAGTACAATCTACGGTGTCATAAACACAACCTTCACTATTATTGTCATTCCACATTTTATATTCCTCCTATCTTAAAAATAACCCACTTCATCAGGTTCTATATTAATTATAAAATCTAATTTCTGCAATTCTTCCAAACTCTTATCACTTTTAAATATCAACATTTTATTAAGCATCTTAAACTCATACTCAATTTCTCCATAAGGTAATAGTTTCTCTTTGTCTTGAGGTTGTATTTGTAATATGTATTTATTCATATTTTTATATTTCTCCTATCTTAATTGTTCGGCGTAATATTCAATCTGTCTTGCCATACTCTCAAAATCTTTATCTACATAAGCCATTGACTCTTTTAACTGTTGTCTTTGCATATTCTCAGCCATCATCCCTAGGCTTCTTGTAAACTCTGCTAGAATATGACCTTTATTTGATAATCTTGCATCATTCATTCTCCTTTCTATATTAAAACCAGTATTTGTTTAAACTATTGTACTCTTATAATATTATATATTTTCTTACAGTGAGGACATTTAAACTCAATTCCGTTTTCATCATTATATTCTAAACCCATAGTATCAATATCCAAAGATAAAATTATTTTATTTTCATCTTCAAACATATAATCCAAATACCCTCTTTGACCACAATCACATTCTATTTTTAACAAATCATTAACCTCCTTTGTGTTTAGATAAAACCTAGTTTTAGCATTCTTTTTTAGATATTATATAAAGTCGATAAATTATTATCCATCTTCGATACAGCCTTATTAATTTATTAGGTCTTTTACCAAGAATAAATATATCGTCATCATACCAACAATCAATATAATTAAGTCTATTAGCAATACAAGTTGGACAGAGAATTCCAGCACCTTTATGAATAGTTGGATTAATCTTTTCCCATAAATTATCTGGAATTATCATATCTTCAATTTCGGCATAGGGTATTCCACAATCATAACAAAGACTATCTTCTCTTAGATTTCTTTCTTCCTCTGTATATCTCCATTTGTATTTATAATTTTTCATATTATACTTCTTTTCAATTGCTTTCTTTGTTAATTTCATACTTTTTCCTCCAATAATTCTTTTTTCACTTTATCTAATGCTTCAAAGAACATTCTCTTACCACTTATTCTACCTATATTTGCTTGCCATCGTGCATCAGGATTCTTTATATATTCTTTGAGTATATGAGATTGCCAAGCAAGTAGTTCATATCCTAGCACTTCTTTTATGTATTCTTCTAAGTGTTCTTTGTAATAGTTTCTTTTATCAGTGTCCATGTTTACCTCCAATATCTCATTTTATCTATTATTCTAGTGTACAACAGTGAAAATCATCGCATCCACCACTAGCATCCGTTCTAATATTTTTTAATTCACATAAACCTTCTCCTTCAAACGTTTCAGGATTGAATCCTTCTGTTTCTGAATCATCTAAATAATACTTACAAAAATCACATACTGCATGACACCCATTATTGCAAAACTTAGCCATTATTTTCTCCTTTCAATATTGTTTTATCGTCTTTCCTCAATTTCTTTTTCTATACATTCCAACCATTCTTTTTCTTCAGGAAAGAATATATCTCTGCCTATCTTATCGGCAAGTAAATAAATTATTTGTCCAAATCTATAATCGGGATGCAATAACCATAACTCTTCTATTTTATTAAGAAATGGTTTTATTCTATTTTTATCTCTCATACTTGAGGTTACTCCTTTCAACTTTCACATAATACTTTTATATCTTCTTTAAACTTTTTTATATCTTGAATTTCTGCATATATTTCAATATACCTTTTATCTCCTTTGGTTAATCCTACTATTACATCCACTTCTTTATCAAATTGAATATCATTATACTCTGTAAGTAATCCAACCTTAATATCCACATCTCCAAATTTTACTATAATATTAATTACTTCTTTTGCTAATTCAGATGCTTTCATATATTCTCCTTTCTTAAATCCTTTATATTTGTGAAACTTTAATAACTCAATTGATGTTCTGACACCAGCATCTTTTTACTTAAATTGTCGGGAATATCATTTTCACTATCTACTGAACTTACTATACTTTTCTTCCAATTCTTCCTTACTAGACGTATTTTTTAATGTATTTATTGCGTTATCTAAATCTACTGTTTCTTGATTGTACATTCTTTCCATAGCCTTATCATATTTGGTGGTGTTTTTACTTTTATATAATGTCTTATTTACTACTTTACTGAATACATATAACATCGGTATTCCTATTATAAAACTCAACACAATAGATACAGATACTAAGCCATTATTTCTATAATCTTGTAGTATAGAGTATCCTAGTGAATATGATATTGATACAATTCCAATTATTAAGCCGATACCTAGTAGCCATTCAAATATTTTATTCTTCATATTTTTATCTCCTTCCATATTAATCTTCATCACTTAAACTGAGCCTTATTAACTCTTGTATTCTTGGTGTATAGATTTTAGGGTCTATATTATAATTTCTGATTTTAGGATATTTACTGTATACTGATTTCATTCGTATAAAAATAATATCTTCAAGATAAGGACATTCTTCTAATCCTGCTTCTTCTAATAATTTATTAAATTCTTCATCGGACATTGCATCAATATGTGCAATAACTTCTTCTCCATATTTTTTAATATCCATTATTCTACTCCCATCAATGTTTTTACGATATTATAGTCACTATATAATTGTATACTTTGAAATATTAATTCCTTTAATCTACTAAATTCTTTACCGCTCACTGGATTCCATGAATACTCATCATAATACCTATTACCATAATAATTCTTCATGGCTGTTTCAATTTCATTTTCTAAATGTTCATCAATTTGTAATTTAATTTTAGAATCTTCCATTTTTATATCTCCTTTTTATAATTATTTACAGCCTCGATTATCATTTGTGCATCGGGCATAGGTGAACAGTATTCATTAAAGTCTTTATCATACATACAACACACTCTATTATCATTGGCATCAACTATATATACTCTTAGGTTATCCATTGCATCTAGGTTCTTAACTATTTTTAGTGGTAGTTCCATTTTTTAATTCCTCCTATAAACTACATACTAATATTTCAATATCAGTATCGTTAAACACTTCTTGAATAATTTCTCTAACCTTACCCCATTGTAGTCTATCAAGACCACAACCTATCTTTGGCATTGCAATTTTATGTATATCTAATAGTAAAGCTTGGTTTTTCATTACTATTACAGCCTCAGTCAATGATTCAATAGTCGGTTTATTGTAATAAAACTTCTTAGTGATAAGATTGAAAACACCATTTACATAAATACTGTTTGGATGCCTTCTTTGTTCTTTTGGTAAACTCAATAGATAAATTTTTAATTTAAATCTCTTTTGAAATTCAACCGCTATTCCAGCACCCATTTCACAATCTGAAGATATGCAATGTGCTAATTTATACTCTTTTGGTACTTCAAATAGGTTCATTTTCTTTTCTATTAATTGCATTTTTTACTTCCTCTCTATTAATATCTTAATCTTATACCACTTACAAACTAACCAAACATGAATATCGTCAAAGAAGCAAACGACTTTCCATCTGAATAGTTTAAATCCTTTTAATGATTTTTCATAGTCTGTGATAATAGTCCAATGATTTTGTAGTTTATTATTGTTTATAATTAAATACTCCTTTTTATTTTTATATACTTTGTTCATAATTAAATACTAAAACAAGGGAATAAAGACTTTTATATCTCTACTCCCTTCTAGTATAGCATAGTGGTTTTATTTGTCAATAGGTTATTTGTTAATTTTATAGTTTTTATTTAATTAATTTTAGTAATTCTTTTAAGTATGTATTTCTATTAAAATCTGCTTTTTTCTTAATACATTTATTAACTGTCTCTGTTTCGCCAAAATGAAATACCTTTTGTTTAGCTCTAGTCTGACCTACATAAATAAGATTACTATTTAAATAGAATGTGTGTGCTTTAGGAGTTAACAAAATAACTATCTTTGCTTGACCGCCTTGGCTTTTCAATATGGATATTGAATATGCTAATTTTATTTGTGTTAATTCTGCTTTGGTATACACTACTTCCTCATCAAATTTAATAACAATTTCATTATATCCAATCTTTATTATTGTACCTATTTCGCCATTGGGTACAAAAGTTTTGTCATCTTCATTACTAAAATTAGGATTATATTTGATTGCTTTATAATTATTTACTGTTTGAATTACCAAATCACCTTCATAAAACTTTGTATCACCCATCTCAATATAAGTACCTTTTAATTGCACATTTGGATTTGATATCGGTTGTAGATGTTTATTAATATTTACTGTACCATATTCACCAATATTATATGCAGATAGGATTAATATATCTTCTCTTGTATAACCTGTTGATAATAATTTTTTATACAGTGCAGTAATATTACTAATTATCTTTTCTTGTTGTGTAGGTATAAACATATAACCCTTATCTTCTCCGAATTGTTCAGGTTGATTAGTGTCTCCTAAGAATTTTTCACACTTTCTTGTTTTTGTTGCTACAGTTAATATTCCACCTTTACCATATCTAAAAACTACAGTTAATGTATTTTGAGGAATAACATTTGAATTAATCATGTCATAAAAAACATTACCAGCCGAAACAGAAGGCGTTTGGTTTTCATCTCCAACAAATAAAACCTTTGTTTTAGTAAAATCTATAGCCTCTATTAATCTTCTCATTAAGAAAACATCAATCATAGAAGACTCATCAACTATTACCATATCATATTCTAATTTATTTTGCTCATTATAACCCCATCCTAGTGCTGGGTTATACATTAATCCTCTATGTATAGTTGAAGCTGGTTTAGATGTAAATTCTGAAACTACTTTAGCTGCCCTACCTGTAGGAGATAGTATTAAAAATGTCTTAACGTTATCTATAAGCATATTTAATACTGCTTTGGTAGATTGACTCTTGCCCATTCCTGCCCCTCCACGAAGTATAGATATATTATCTTTACATATCATAGGTATGGTCAAACACTGTTCTTCAGTTAATTGAATATCATCTAACTGACTATAATCTTTTTCTTTTATTTCCCATTTATTTTCTACTTTCAACCCTTCAATAATTCTATCTGCTATGTATTGTTCAGTATTAAAAGTTTCTTGTAAAGCTACAGTCATAGATTTTTTATCAAAATAAATATCTTCATCATTTTTAACTATATCTACAAAATGTTCTATACACTTATTAGCTAATGTTTCTGATTGTTTTCTTAATTCCTTAATATCTATTCTAGTATTACCATTATTCTCGTTTTCTTCTAATAGAAACATAATAGCTGCTTTTTGCCTTTGTGGTGAAGTTAACAAATCAACAGTAAAATTAATAGGTGGTGTTTCACCTACACTTATCATTTTCTTACACTCTTCATTAAACTCTAGTAGTATTTTATCTGCGGTTTTGAAAGAAATACGTGAGAGTTTGCAAAGACATTTGTAGGGATTGTCGATTAATACTTCCTTTATTCTTTCTATTGAATTATATTTATCATATAAAACCTTGAGTACTTTAAATTCAAAATACCCTTTAAATTCGTTGACCATATCGGCAAGTGCAAAATTTTCAATAATTCTCTTTTTAATAATATTAAAACGATATTCTCCTATATTGTAGAGCTTCTTTAAATCAACATCTTCTAGTCTATTATTAATAACTCTATCAATTATATCTGGATAATTTTTCATAAGTTCTTCTACTTGTTGCTGTGATTCTAATATTTGAGATAAAAACAATCTTACAGATGTTTCGGTTTTAGGTCTATCCATCTCTATATTATTTATTTTGTAGGTTATACCATTCTTACCTGATTCTTCTATGGCTTTTACTTTATACTCAACACCATTCTCGAGGTCATGTATATTTCCTGCAATAGATACGTTTCCAAATTTGTTAAGTTTTATATTTGGAAATTTATTATAATCTACTGCTAATCCATAAACTTTAAAATTTTCAGAATTGTAAGGGTTGGCTACTACCGTTCCCTTAAACTCTAAATTTTTTTTATCTGTCAAATTATCACCTCTTTATTTTAATATACTTCATATGAATATAGAATATCTTCTAATTCACTTGTTTTTTGCCACTTGCCACCTATGTTTTTAGTTTTATATTGTTGTTTCCATTCATTTACTTTTAAAACATCATATAATTTAAATGGATTTTCTATAAACACCTGTGGGTCTTTAATCTTAGTCTTAATTTCATCACCTGTCTGTATATGTTTTAAAGTAACATAAGGTTTTCTTTTATCATTATAAGTTGTATATTCAATAACAATATAAAACTTTTCATTAACTTCAGGATTTGTATAGACTACATATTCCAAATAATCCTTCTCGAATTTTACTTGTTCTTTTACAGATAGTGAAGCATCCTCAATATTATTTGTTAGTTCTGTGATTAAACCAATAATATCTATTTCTTTATACAACGCTTCGGTTTCTTTATTGCTATATTTTTTAATTAACACTTCGGTTAATCCTAACTTTTCTAGTTCTGATTTCTTAATTTGCTTTCTGCCATTGAAATTACTAAATATATTTATATAACTTAATAATTTTTTATTCTTTCCGTACTTTCTAAAGAATCCCAAACCAGTTAAAATCATTAAGTGTCTTGAATTTACCGAAGTCTTTTCTACTATATCTTTTAATAGTTCGACAAACGTATTGTATTTATTATTTCTTAATTCATAAAGTTCATATGCTATTTGAGCATTGCAGAATTTAATACTTTCAATTCCTTTGTATATAGTATTAGTTGTTTTATCAAAAGTATATTTATCAATTGACTGTCCAAACTCAATAGGCTTTATTTTGATATTTTTCAGCTTTGCTAATTCTATGCCATTATTAGTATCCTCTTCATTATTTGCATTATTTAAATACGCTGTTATAAATTCAATGGGATGATAATACCTAAAATACCCACATAAATAACCTATCATACTATAACCTGTTGAATGGTTATATCCAAACATATAAGAAGATGCTGATTCTATAATATCTAAAAATTCTTTTGCTTCCTTTTCAGATTCTTCTCTAGGTTTATCTGATTTATTGCAATAACCTTCTAATATTTTAGGAAGTGCTTCATCAATTCTATCTTTTTGTTTCCTACCAATAGCTCTTCTTACATTATCTGCTTCGCTACCACTAAGACCACAAATTTGTTGTAAAAAAGCAATAACATCTTCCTGAAAAACGAGAAATCCATTATTATTTTTTAAAAGGCTATCAATTAATACTGAAGGATTATTATTAAACTCTCTTGCTATTAATTTATCTCTATAACTAGCACCAGATGGGCGTAGACAGGCATTCACTAAAGATAAATCATTTATTTTTAATGGGACATAATTTTTCAATAAGTTAAAAGCATAACTTCCTTCAAATTGAAATATTCCTACATTAGAAGTAATTATATCGTCCCAAACCTTTCTATCCTCCCAATCAATTTCATGTGATAAAGGATAAGGAATATCTAACATAGAACAGGTATCTTTTATAATTTCAATATTTTTTAGTCCTAATATATCATATTTTACTAGAGATACCTCATGTACTTCTTCCATATTAATACATAAAATTCTTTTACCCTCTTTCCAAATAGTTCCATAATTATCTGGTAGAGAAATAGGACTTGCTATCATTCCTGCTGGATGCATTGATTGTGAGATTGATGTATTTAAAAGTCCATCAAAATAATAAAACAAGTCAGGATATTTAACTTTAGCTTCTTCTGGATTTTTTTCATACTCATCTTTTATTAATGACACAGTAGGTAAAGGATAATCTAATGCTCTGCCTATTGTGTCGATAGTACCCTTATCAACCATTGTTCCAATTGCTAAAATATAAGCAGTATAATCAGTTCCAAATCTATTGATAATATAATTATAAACTAATTCTCTTTGAGAAGGACTGAAATCGACATCAATATCCCCAATCTCAACACGACTTTCATTTGCAAATCTTGAAAAAACTGTATTCCATTTAATAGGATTTAAATCTATTATATCAAGGATATATGCAATAGTGCTACCCCCAACACTTCCACGACAATTTCCAAAAGGTATACCATTATCCTTGCACCATGTCATCATCTCTGACATAAATAACATAAATCCAATCATTCCTACCTTTTTTATAACTCTTAGTTCTTCTAAAATATTATCTTTGTAAATTTTATCCTTATTAATTATTCCTTGTTTAATTTTATATTTATATTTTGTATTAATAAGTTTTTTAAAAACACTTTCTTCATTGTCATATAATATAGGATATTTAAAAGATAAATCAAGTTCAAAACTTACAATGGAATCTGACATTATATTAGTATTATTAATTGCTTCTAAATATATAGACTCAGGTAATATATCCTGCTGTTTGAACATTTCTACTACTTCATTATAACTTTTGTATGTAAGGTCATATTTATCTTCATCGCTATATTCAATTTTCTTTGATTTCTGAAGAATATCCCTGCATTCAGATTTATATGAATTAAGAGAATGAGTATCTGTACCAGCAATTAAAGGTTTATTATATTTTAATGATAAATCCCAAAGCTTTTGATTATAAACTTTTTGACTTTCAGAATAAATATGTGGTTGTACTTCATAATAATCGTATTTATTTAATAATTTCTCATAATATATATCATCTATATCCAATCTATTTAAAGGCGAAGCTAAACAAGCTGAGATTCTAATTATATTATCTGATATATTTAAAAATTCATCAAAAGTTATTCTATTTTTATAATAAAAATGGTCTTCTTGAGTAGAAATATCAATTAATTTATTTAATTCCTTTAGTCCTTCATAATTACGACATATCAATATAGTATGAAAGTTATCTCTAATTTTATCATCTAAACTTTTAGTCAAATACATTTCTACGCCATGAATATATTTTATATTATTTTTATCACAATACATTTTTTTATTTATCCAATTATAAATATTCCCATGTTCCGTAAAGCAAATAGAACTTTGACCAAGTTCTATTGCTTTATCTATGTATAATTTATAATTAGTACAACTATCTAAGAGAGACAATTCAGTATGAAGGTGATATGTAACGTAATTTTTCATTTTGCCTCCTTTATTATACTATTAATGTTTTTACCTTTAGACATTTTTCCCCAAGTATTTTTATAACTTAAGTTAAACCTTATACAAATATCTGTAAGTAAAATTTCTTCATTAATATATTTTTGATAACACCAATCATAATATTGATAAATAGCTTTAAATTTTGAATTATATTTATTCAATTATCTACCTCTATTTTTATATTTTTCATTCTAAATATTTTCAAGCCATGACATATCATCTTCAACAATTTTACCATCTTTAACAAAACTATCTTTATTTAACTCTTTCTTCGCATTTAATTTTTCTAAATATTCTCGATAAGGTAAATGAAGTTTTGCTGAATAACCACTTAAATTAGCAAAATAATAACTCTGTCCATCAGTAACTTCTTCCCACCAAATATGTTCATCTTTTGTCTTAAAATATTCTATTTCTTTTTTACCTATCTCAACAATTGTATCTACTATATCTAATTTTAAACTGTCAATTGCTTCTTCAGTAATAGGTATATAAACATAACAATCTGAAATTTTATATTTATCTTTTATATCTTCTGGTAGATTATTTATATCATTTGTACTTTCTAATAAATCCAAATATGATTCTATTTCTTCATTAGTATAACAATTTGCTTTGGTTAACCACATTTTCGCATTTGATTTTAAACTTTCACCAATTTCAGTTCTTATTATGTTTCTTTCAGTAGATTTTCCATTAGCTTGTTGTACTTCAACAATTACATACTTGAGAAAGTTCCATCTAGCCTTGATTTTATCCAACGGAATACCTAATTGTCTAATACCTTCACTATATAAAACTAATTGTCCTATTTCTTTTAGTATCTTTTTTCCTGTGTAAATAGATGATGATTTCCAATCTGAAATTATGTAGTAATCATCTTCTTTATGTATAGCATCAATATATCCCTGAAATATGAAATTATTTATTTTAATTGTTATAAATCTTTCTAACTCTAATTTCTTATTAATTACAGTATGATTTTGAAAAAAATGTCTTATACAAGCCTCATATTTATTTGCTATTGCATCGTTCTTTTCTTTATTACATCTATCATATTTTAATTCTCCTACATTGAATGTAAATAAAGCATCTTCGTATTCTTGTAACATATCTTCATATTTAATTTCTTTTGAATATAGTTTTTCGAGAATTGTATGGCATATATTACCAGAAATTCCATATATCCCATCATCTCTATCTTCTTTTACTTTAGCTATATACTTTAAGTAGAATTCAAAACAACTGTTTTTATATGTATTGTATTTAGACCAACTCCAGAGCTGACTTACTTTGAATTTCTTTTTTATTAATTCTAATTGTTCAGGTGTTTTTCTCATACATCCTCCTTATACTTCAAATATTCTTTATGTTCATTTTCGTCATATTTAACCCTATATTTAAACAAATAATTATATATTTTATTAGTTGCATCCATGGGAGCTTCTTTATCTTTTAATAAATTATATTTATCATATATATAAAACACATTTCTAATGTTATAAAACTTTTCACACATATCTCTTATATGATTTATACTTATTCCAACATCCATTGCAATTACAACTTCCACATTTAATCCAATTATAATTTTAACTTGCTCATCTGAAATATCATGACTTCCTATTGATACAACTGTTTTATCATTCCTACTATGTCTTTTTAAAACAGATTTTTGACTTTCAGCTATTACCACAACGGATGATTCTTGAATACTTTTATAGTTTTCTTGTAATCCGTATAAGTTTGAACTTTTAGGAAATGATTTTATAGGAAAATACTTTGGAATATCAAATAATTCAAAATTAGGTACAATAGTGCGACCCATTATTCCTATAAATTCATTTGGTTCTCCACACCAATATCTTTCTGGGATGATTATTCTTCTATACTTAGGACTATAACCAATTTTAAATTCTTCACAAGTATTAGGCATAATACCTTCTCTCACCCAATCAATATGTGGATAAGGCATATAGTCAGTTAGTTCATTTTCATCTAGTAATTCTATATCGTACACATTGCATATATTGTTTTTATTCTTAACTCTTTTAAATATTTGCAGAGGGTCATTCATTTCTTTTTCTTTTGTATCTTTTAATTTAAATTTATATTCTAATTCTAGTATTTCATGTAAGTATTTAATTGCTTTAACAAATATTATATTCTTAATTGTCATACAAAGTGTTAAGATATCACCTCTAATTATTTTTTCATCAGATTGAAATATCTTAACACCTAATGTATCTTTTTTTATTGCAATGGCTGTTTTATTTTGTCTATCAGGCAACCCTGCTCTAAACTCTTTAAAATGAGATTTGATGTCATGGCAACCCAATTCTTCTAATATAAATTCAATTTTATCATTATCAATTATGTATTGTTTTAACTCCATAACATCCATTACTATTACCTACCAATCCATAGGAACATTAGCTATTCCTATTTCTTTATATACATTTCTACTTAAATCATTCTCAGCTATAATTTGAAATTCATTTGTTGCTCCAAACCTATTCTTAGTTATAAAAATAATACTATAATGTTTATCTCTATCTAATGTAAAAGGAATCTTTGTAAGTCCTCTTTTACCTTCTAGTCTATAACATTTTAATTCATTTTTACCACCTAAATATTCATCATCAAATGGTTTTCTAATCATTATATTAGTAGATGCTACGTCTACAATATTCTTAGCCAAGCCGATATTATCATTAGTATAATATCTTTGTTTTGTACTTCCTTTACCTAACTGATATGTAATCCATATATGAACATTTTTTACTGTAGGTTTGATTGTGTCATAAATTGCAACACTATCTTTTGTCATTTCACTCCATATTTGCTCTGTTTGAGTATCCGTACTGACTTTAAATGTATCTAATATAAATTTTTTACAACCCATACTGGCATATTTCTTAATTATTTTTATTGCTAAAGATGTTTTATATCTTGGTAGAGGTATAATTGTAAGGATTTTACTTTCTTTTTTTTCTTCAATCCAATCTGCACATTTCCATAATACTTCCATATGCTCTTTTGAAAAATTCCCATCTCTTAATATATACTTTTGAATATTCATATTAAATATATTATTTGCTGTCCACATCAACAATTCTGTCTGCCATTTTTCTTTATCTTCTTCATTAATTATTATACAAAGTTTTTCATTATATTTTATTGTCTGTGGGAGTATCCATTCAATAGTTGTGGTGGTCTTACCTGCTCCGCTTAATGCACCCAACATAGTTACATTACCTTCTAAATTACCTCCAATTTCTTTGTTTAATATGGGAGAATTAAATAATGGCATTCCTACATTTCTCCCATTATTTAATTTATCTAATAATGTATGCAATCCTTCGCAGAGGTTATAACTCTTTACATTCCCATCTACACTAACAAACACATGATTAATCTTTGCTTCCCATTCATCATATATTTGGTCTGCTGTCATATCTGCAAATCTACTTAGGTCATCATATACAGGAAACTTCATTTTGAGTAATTGTAAAACTACATTCCATTTTTTTAATTCATTGATATAACCATCCATATTTTCTTCTTTTACATATTCTTTTGCTTTTAGAATGGTATTGTAGCCACCGTAACTTGTATATTTTTCTTGTAATTTAAGATGTTTTTCTAAATACAATCCTATGGTTATATCATCTAAAGACTTTTTATCTTCTTTAATTACAATATCATGAGCAATTGTATAATATACTTTCCATGCATTTTCGCTAAAGTCTTCTAGCTTTAAATTATCATATGTATATATTAATTCTAAATTTGAATAAAATATTGAAACTATATTTGCTTCAGCAGCTAGTTTAAATTCTCTTACTTTTTTTACAGCTTTTACGAGTTCCTCTTCAAACGCTGTAATTTCTTTTTTTGTAGATGATTTTGTTGTTGTTTTTGCCAATATATCACCGTCCTAAAACCATAATTCATCTAAATCTTTATTAACTTGTGTTGTTTTACTTTTATATTCAGAGCCTTCATTAGTTTGATTTTCCATTTTCATTTTTTCTATTTTATCTTCAGAATGTTTTACATTTTTCAATCTTATGGTTACATCATTTATTTCATTTTCTACAAATAACATAATAGTATTTATCTTATGTCTTTCATCTTTAAATTTAGTTTGATTACCTATGAAGTATTGTAATATTTTAGACTTGCATATTTTAAATGTAATTAATATTGTTTTATAATCATAATTTGCTTGAGGTGTTTGCTTTTTATTAGCAATAAACTGTCCACTCTCCAACCCTCTTAATCTTAACGCTAAATATTTAGGAAACTTCATATCATTTGGGTACTCTAATATTTCTTTTTTTACATATTCACATAAATCATTCCACTCATTGTTAGCCATAGTCTCACCTCTAATTTAATATTTAGGAAGAGAAATTAATCTCTCCCCATTATTAAAATCTATAATTTTATAATTTTATAATATTTCTATTAAATCTAATAACTCTTTTGCATGTTCTAAATTGTCAACCTTTGTAGGATTTATGTATCCTAACTCTTTTGATTTAACAAGTAAAGGCTTTAATTTATCTGTATTTGTTTTATTAGCCTTTACAAAATTTGTTATCTTTTTTAATACCTCATCTAATTCCTTTAAATCGAAATCTGCTTTCTTTATAGAAACATTTTTTTCAACAAGTTTTTCTTTCTCTTTTTCTTGCTCTTTTTTAGTATCTTCTGTAGATTTATTTCCAACTTGTTTATCATGCTCTACTTTTATTGCATCTTCAACTGCTTTTATAAACTCATCAGGATTCAAAGCTATAGTATCAATAATTTCTGAGAATCTTGATTTTGAATCTATATTAAAATTGTCATCTCTAAAAGTAATAAGTCTTGTTTCATTTTCAATTGTACCTTTTACTTCATCTTTCTTTTCTTTGCCTTTTCCAACTTTTTTACCAGTTTTAGCCTGAGTAATTTGTCTATCAATAGAAGCTACCCCAAGGACATGTAATTTATTTTTTATAGCATTAAAATATCTATTAGACATATTAGTTGTGAGCATGTCATATTCAATACCAGTAACCACATCAGTTAATGTTCTTTTCTTTGTATGTCCTAGTATAAACATACTTACTCCGACTTTCTTTAATTCCCAAATTCTATCAGTAATAATTTCTATTGCTTTATCTTCTCCACTCATATATCCACCGAAAGCTGCTTTTATTGTTGTAACTGGCTTATCGGGATTTTCACTATTGTGTAGTCTTATAACTTCCGGTTCTGCTATTTCAAATAATTCATCCAGTGTATCATATACAATAACTTTTAAATCTTTATAATCTGTAAGTTTATTTTCCAATATATCATCAGTAATTTCTTCAAATGCATCCCAATCTGGAACGTCTTCATACATTGCACCAGCAATGGCATCTATACCATCTTCTTTACCTATATTTGCTATTATATATCCATTTTCTCCAACTAACTTCTCACAAACCTCTTTTGCAAGAGTAGTCTTTCCAATTCCACTTTCTCCAATTAACCCTAAATTATAAGCTAAAGGGTCTATCTTAATTACATTCTTTTTACCGAATTTCCCCAAAACATATTCCACCTTTCAATTATTTAATTTAATTATTTAAGTTGAGAGGAGAGCGATAAACTCTCCTCGTGTAATTTTACTTAATTTTAATCTTCGCCTAGTGCATCTAACCAAGATGTATCTTCTTCAGGTTCTTTTTTATCTACGTCAAATGGCACTTCTCCATCCTCGTCATCCTCATCATCTTCAAGCATAAAATCAAATATTAAATCTTCATCTTTATATTTTTCTTCTTCTTTTAGTATAATTGGTTTCTTATTATCATCTTCGCCAACCATTTTAATAGTAGGTCTACGAATAATCATTCTTTTTTCTTTAGTACCTCCAACAGCAAGTTTATTAACTGCATCTTCCATTGTGTAAGCACCCATCTCAATTAATTCCATAATATCAGCAGGTATATCTTTTTCAGTGATATTTACTAATGATTGACCTTCTACTATATCACCTTCAAGAGTTATTTCTGTATAACCCTTCTTAACCTTTAGTATTTTGTCAATAAACTTCTTAGTGTTTTCTGGATTCTTTTTATCTACTTCTAGGTCAAAAATCTTACTAAAAGCAATATTCTGTTTAACTAATTTGTCGTTATATTCTTTTATATAATCAACTATTCTAACTTTAATAGGATATAACGCTTTATCCTTATCTAACTTGCCAACACAATCTTTATTAATTAATACAGTTTGTGTAAACGTTGCCTTATACCTAGATGAATCGTCTACTTTTGATAAGAATATACTCTTAATTTCTTTTGATGCTTGAGTAACATCATTATAAGTTTTATATTTAAACTCACCCTTAACATTAATAACCATTCCACTTTCAAGATGCTCTTTTACATATTCAATTGCATCATATGCTGATAAAAATTTCTTAGCATATACTTTATCTTTCTTATCTTTTTCTAATCCAACAGTTATAAAGCATTTTTCACCTAGCGTTTCAAGTATATCTTCATCAAATCTGTCTTCCCAAGCTATTGTAAATCTGTTTTCAAAATCATCTACATCTTTGTCATTGTTATTCTTTTTCTTACCATGAACATATAATACATTCTCTCTATCTGAGCCATATCCACCCATTAAGTCAGCATAGACTACATTACCATTTCCACAATCAACACCTAAGTTTAATTGATTCCAAATCCAATCTGACTTCTTGGAAGTTTCATCAATCTTAAATGTAAAATCTGTAATCTTAGCTTCACCTATAAACTGAAATAGTGATTGACCTTTCTTTAGTGGTTTTTTTACTTCTTGTTTAGCCATTATATATGTATCCTCCTAATATTCTATTATTATTTTTATAGTTATCATTCTTTATATTGCATTGTTCCTTATAATTCAGTATATTTTATTTTAATAGGTGGACTTTTAGCTCTACGGATAACTTTACGTATGCCCTTCTTGAACTTTATACTTATCAACTCCTTATAATTATTTTAAAATTTCAATATTCTATCCTAACACAACTCTAACCATCTAATGCTAAAATTATAATCACTACCTACTAAATAGTAACTAGCATCACTATCAGTACCAAAATACCTATCCACAATAAATTCTTTATCAAACATTTCATTTAACTCATATTGAGGTATTCCAGATTCATACTGTGTTGTAGTTGTTTTAACTTTTACTTTTTCTCCAACTTCGATTAATTCCATAATATCTCCCTCTTAATTAACCATATAATCTTTTATATCACTAGCTCTCCTATGTCTAGCCATTTGAACGTTTACATCAGCCTTAAATCTGCCTTCTTTATTCTGTATTACCTGTCTCATCTTATGTACTGATATAATTGATAAATCCATAATATGTAAATCCTTTAAATCTTTTGCACCAAGTTCTTCACAACACTTCAAATACAATGTCGTATCATTTGCTCTAGTCTCTGGATAATATTCTAATGTGTGTTCTACAAGGTCTTTAATTGTATTTAGGTGATTGGTTATTGAATTTATTGTAGTCGTATTTGTGTTTGTGTTAATGTTTGTAACCTCCTTATTCATTTAGTTTTATATTTCTCTTTTATATTTTTTATAATTTAAAGTGAAATTCTCCGCACTCAATCCCTACAGCCATCTTTCAAACTGAGCTAAGTCATAGATGGATACGATTTTTTCATCACTTAGGGACTTTCCCTATCTATTGTATTAAACTTCAACCACTTCATCAGTAACTAATTGACATTGTAATTTTGTATTCTTTATATTTGTTCTCACTATGTAATATTGATTCAAATGTTTATAATATGGATAACCAAACATATTTGCCTCAATCATTAAATGCTCATTTGTTACTGCTTCATTCTTTAGTATGTAATTGCTATTAATTCTTCTTATCATATGTATCTCCTATATAACGTCAAATCTATATGTAGAATTTTCTGTATACACCCAAATTCCTCCATCTGTCTCTTCAAACTTTTCTACGTATGAAGTTCTCATTGCTTTACCTTTTAATTCTTCTGAATCATACTCAAACCACATTGGAGTATTTATTTCTAAATAGGATATTAAACCAGTTCTACCTATTGTATGTTGAGCAGATTCTTTTGGAGTCTTTGCATCCTTTTCATAAACAGCACCTATTATGTATCTTTGTTGCATGTTTTCCTCCTTACTATTTTTATATTATTTGTTATTACTTATTAAGTATATCACAGATTTGTAGCGTGTCAATATGTAGTTTTATAGTTTTTATTCTTCATCTAACAAATATTTATAACTATATAATTCTTCATTTAATTCATCCGCCCAAGTAATTAAATCATCAATTTTTACATTTTCAGATACAAAAATTGAATATTCATGTATTGCTCTACTTAATTCTTGTATTCTTAATAATTTATGTATTCTTTTAGGGGTTACACCCAATGGTGGTTTATTCATCAAAATAATTTCCTCCTTTTCCTATAAAATCTCCATACTGAAGTTATTTTATAATCAACAATGGGATGATATAGAGAGGAATTACCAGAGTAACCCATTTTCTATAGTCCCATTGTTGTTCTCATTTATTATTCTTCCTCTTCAATATCCTCTTCAACATTCCTATTTAACCAATCACAATACTTCTTACATTCTTCTTTTGAACTAAACAACGTGTCATCAAGGTCTGAAGCCACCGATTCATCAAATACATTAACAAGTTGAGTAAATTCCAGTTTGTTCCATCTATAATCATCGCCACTTCTATCTTGATATTTTGGAGTAATACCAAATTTCTTTTCATAACTGTCTGATTTATATAAGTTTAATATTTGTATTACAGAATGTTTAGGTACATAATAAGCATAATTTTTCAAACATAAACAATCTTTTTGTACAATATCACCTTTTAGAGAAGTATATGTAACCTTTCTATTTTCGTCACAATCTTTACATTTTCTTTTCATTTTATATGTATGTACTGCATAATATCCACTATATTGCTCTTCAAATGGTTTTAATAATTCTGAAAACTTCTTACGGTAGAAGTTACTTTCTAGGCTACTTTCTAATGTCTTTTCTCTAGCATCTAACACCCTTTGTTTTTGCTCTACTTGATTTTGTGAATCTCTTAATTTTTTATTTTCCTCTTTAAGCCTTGTATTCTCAGATTTAGTATTTTCTATACTAGACTTAACACTGTCTAATAAAGCATCCTTCATTTTCTGTTGATACTCTATTAGTATCTCATCGGCTACAGTTGGTTCGTAATATGGTTCATTGTTGTAATCATCTTCGTAAAACATTATTTATCTTTCCTCCCTAATAATATTATTTATTTAATATATCTTATCACTTAACCTATCAACTAATTCATATATTTCTTTTATTTCTGACAGAGCAGTAAGTGGTTCTAGTTTGTCTTTTATCTCATTTAGATAACATTCTATATCATTAATAGTGTCTTTTGCATCTTCTAGTGTTATATAAGTTATTCCATCAAAATCTATACTATCTCGCTCTAAGTCTTTTCTAAATTCACCTTTTGACAATTGATTTCTCCTTTCTTTTTATATGTTTATATTAATTATGTATCAGATAGTAGAGAAGGGAATTAACCCTTTCTCCCTATCATTTCATTAAACTGTTGCTCTGTAATTATAGGTACTCCCACTTCTTTAGCTTTTTGATTTTTACCAGACACAGAAGTAATATCACTATTTATTAAATATGCTGTATTCTTTGATACACTTCCTGATAACTTCCCATTGAGTGAAATTATTAAGTCCCCTAATTCATTCCTATTCTTATAGGTTGTGACTTCACCAGTAACTACAAACGTTTTACCTGTTAAATCTGTTAGTGTATTATTAACTTTCTTTTCTTCTTGAATAATCTCAAGTTCTTCAATTAAATAAATCCACATTCTTGATTCATTTTTATCCTTATACCATTTATTAATTGACTCACTTGTAATACTACCGAAATCCTCTAATTTACTAAAATTAAATCCAAAACTACAAGCTCTTAAAAATTCTTGTAAATTATTATTAAAATATTTCGCAATTGTTTTACTTGACGAAACACCTATATTTGGTATTCCTAAAGCATATATGAAGCTACTTAATTTAGCTTTTCTTGATTTATCTATGGCTTGAATAAGTTTATTATAACTTCTATCTCCCCAGCCTTCTAATTCAAGGATTTCACACTTATAATCTTCGAGACCGTAAATATCATCAAAATATTGTATAAAACCTTTACTGATAAACAATTCAATTCCTGCTTCAGAGAATCCATCTATATTCATTGCATTCTTTGAACAGAAATGCACAACTTTATTAATCAACTTAGCAGGACAATTATCATTTTCACAGAATAAAAATCTTGCTTCTTTAGGTCTTCTAATAATAATATTACTTTCACATGAAGGACAATGCATATCTATTTTATAAGCACCAGAACGAGTTAGGTTATCTTCTATTTGAGGAATTACTGCATTGGCTCGATAAACCGTAACTATATCTCCTACACCTAATTCTAGTTCTTCAAATATATCATAATTGTGTAAACTTGCCCTTGATACTTCTACTCCATCAATATTAGTAGTATCAAATAATCCTGTAATTGAAACCATTCCTGTACGAGTAGTATTTAATTCTACCCCTCTAAATATTGTTTCATTTGTTTCATCAATCCACTTGAGAGCAAACATATTTTTGGTATGATGTCCTGTAAGACCTTGCATTTTACCATATATTATATCATTAAATTCAAATATCAATCCATCTGTCAGATAATCAAGTGTTTCAATTTGTCTTTTAAAATAACCAATTGCATTATTTATATTGTTATTAGTAACATCTACACTTTCAACTACATCAAATCCTAAAGATTTTAAAAATTCAAACTGTAGATTTTTATATAGGATATAATTATCACACTTTACAATTCCAAATGTTATAAATATAAGATTTCTATTCTTCGTAATTGTAGCATCTAATTGTCTTACGCTTCCTGCTGCCAAATTTCTAGGACTTGAATAAGGCTCTTCGCCTTTAGCTATTAATTCAGCATTTATTCTTTCAAAATCTTTAAATGTAACTAATCCTTCTCCACGAATTTCAAGATAGTTTTTATATTCTATTGTTAAAGGAATATTAGTAAAAGTTCTTACGGTGTGTGTTACATCCTCGCCGATATCACCCCCACCACGTGTAATTGCTTGTAGAAACTTACCATCAATGTATTTTAATACCAACGTTAAACCGTCTAACTTCCATGATAATACACAATTTTGATTGCCCATGAATTTAATTACATCAGTTATATCTTTTGATTTCTCTGCTGATAACATAGGTTCTGTATGTTGTACTTTTGTTAGACTATCTATTATTTCACCTTGAACCTTTTGAGTTGGTGATGAAGACATAATATAGTTTGTTTGTTGCTCAAGTGTTTCTAATTCTGAATATAACTTATCATATTCTTTATCTGTAATTTCAGGCTTATCTTGAGTGTAATATAATTTACTATGATAATTACAAAGTTTAATTAACTCTTGAATCCTTTTAATATTTTCCATATATATTCCCTCCTTCTTAATAATTGTCATAGTATCTATATAGACTAGACACACTAATATCTCTTTCTATACTACCATCATATATTACATATGTATTGATTAACTTCCCACCTAGTCTTTCTATTTCATTTTTTATCGCATTTCTAGTCTTACCACTGTAAAAACTATCATCTATGAATATATAATCTTCAGTTTTTATTTTGTATTCTAAGTATGTTAAATCTTTTATTTTTATATTCTTTCTTAGTCCACCACTTACAACTATAATATTGGGATGGCTACTAAACAAATTCTTAAAGAATACACCGAATTTACCAGATACTATTATATTCTTTCTATCATGTTTTATAGAGTCAAATAAATCATATACTACTGGTATTTCTTGTATTGTTTTATCAAGATGGTCAAAGAATTTTTCTCCGCCTTTATGTTGCTCTAAACATTGTCTTACTATTTCGTCTAATAAATTCAAATGTATTCCTCCTTTTATATAAATTATATCATAGATATTTAGCGTGTCAATGCGTAATTTTATATTATTTGTTTATAATACTATATTAATTCCACAAAATCAGATGCTTTTACTATTTCAAGTAACAAATCAAATTTACTATTTCTTAATTCTTCTACTTGCAAAATCACATATTGAGAACTTTCAATCACTCCCATATTTGTATTTGCAAAGTTTGAATCATGATGCACTTTAACTATTTTACTTTTGGGGTGAGACTTTACCATTCTTATGTCTCCTTTCTTATTTAGTCCACAAGTAATCTAAAAAATCTATATACTCATTAAGCTTCTCAATAGTAATTCTTTCAAAAGACTTTTCTTCCATTCTAAACTCATATTCACTACTTCTTATAAAGTCTAAATAATTTTCCACTGGCATTATAACTGAAAGAGTATCAAAATTACATCTTTGGTTTAACTTTTCTTGTACTGCTTTATCCATTTACAATCTCCTTACTCATACTCATTAACACATTCAATATCCTTCAATTCTTCTTTAGTCAAAGGCAATACATGTTGTTCTAATATATCAAAACCTCTGAAACTAAAATTATATTTATGTCCACATAAACGACAATACATATGGAATTCCTGACCATTTCCATCTGATTCATAAAATTCTAAAGTGCCATCATCATTAATATAATATTCAGTATAAGTATTATCTTCAATCTTTAATACTAGCCTATTATCATCTTCATTTTCTTTATAATACTTAATACAGTCTATATTCTTACATTTGAATTTTTTATTTATTTTCATAATTTCCTCCTTTTTCTAACTAATTTCAAACTTATAACGCTCATCGCTATCATCTGAATAGCTTTCAATATCACATATATCTTTACTCATGACCTGTTCAAAACTTACGTCATAATTTTTAATAATAAAGGTTTTAGCTTCTCCTATGTTTTTAAAATCTTGTACGGCTACTTCTTTATCATCATAATCTTTTACAATTAATCTAATACCACTTAAAGTAATGTCTAACAAACTAATAATCTCTTTTACTTCAGCAACATTAGACCATTTTCTCAAAACAATATCAAAATCTTTGTTCTTTTTTAAATCTTGAATTTCTGACTCTTCAAGTAATTTAACACAATTCAAAGCAATATCATGTAAACCGCAATCTAACAACGCTATTATTACTTTAGTTTTATAATAATCATACTGTTTAAAATATTTAACTAAACCATTTTCAAGTAAATATCTTATATTTGTTTTAGATGCTGTACTAGTATCTTTTCTGTTGAAATTACTTTTTATTGTATTGTCATAATCATTGCTAAGTATTATATCTTTTAGTGAAATTTCAAATTCTGTAAATGTTTCTTTTATGTATTTAAAGTAGTCATACAATCTTATGTCATAACCTTCGTTTGCATATGAAAGATTCTCAAACATCTGAGATGAAAAATCCTCAAGTAATCTATCATTATACATTTCTTGAAATACCTCTTCTTTGTTTGCAAATTTCTTGACAACATCAAACTCTGAAACCTCATAAATTACCCTTGTTAAATAACTATAATTATTTCTTACTTCGTTTGAAGCCAATGGTTTAATTTTATATATTATATAATTATCATAATCATATAAATAAGTTGTAAATGAAGAGTTATATATAGTGTCTAATGTAAATTTACAATTATATAAGTTACAATATCCAGAGTCTAATTGTTTAATTGTATCTTGTTGTTGTTTTAAGTTTTTATTTTTTTCTTTTAGTTCATCTGCTGACAACTTTTTCTTATCTTTCTGTGGTTTAAAATGATTTTCTCCATATTTACACAAAGTCAAATAACAATTTTCAAGTGGTACTTTTACATTATATTTTTCTAGTGGTAATGAGTAAAAAGCCATTTATAATAACCTCCCCTGTTTATCATACGTAGTGTACTTATTTTTATTTTCTTCTTTCTTTTGTTCTAAAGTGAATAATTTTATCTTTAGTCTATTATTTAAATATGTAATATAGGCTTCAACCTCTAGTAGTATTAAGAATATTATAAAGAAAGTTAATATTGGATGCTCAAAACACCATTCTTTCATATTTACTTCTCCTTTTTATTATCAGTGCAATAGAAACCGCCACCTGTAAAAATTGTACCGATAGGCGTATATACTCTATCAGATGTAGCACTACAGTTTGGGCATTGTTCCACTTCACTATATTCAGATAGTTTTCTATCTACCTCAAAACAACCACATCTATAGGGACATTTATAACGATATGTAGGCATATATTTATACCTCCTATTTCTCTTTAACTGGAAATGTTTTATCTAATAAGATATTCATTTCTCTATAAATTTTTAAGAATTCATCTAAAGAAACTTCTTCTCTCTTCTTTACCTCATCTTCAACCATTACTTCATGTAGTCTAAAGAATGCCGACTTATAATCAGAACGGAAGCATTTTAATACATTTACCCACTTTTTATATTCCTCTCCTATTTTAACTCCTTTGTTATCTTCATCATCTTTTTCGTCTTTTGTTCTTATTTTAATTATTAACCTTTGAATAATTTTATTGCGACCATCCGATTCATCTATCCTATATGTATCCGTGATATTGATAATTGCTTTTGGTGTTTCGACCGTAAACCCCTTTTCTCTACCTCTTGTTTTCTTAGTTTGTTCTTTTTCAATATCTATATCTTCTTCTTGAACTTCATTATTAACTTTTTCTTTAACAGGTTTGGTATCCTTTTTTATATCTTTCTTTTGTTGTGTAGTATTTTTATTTATTTCAACTTTTGCCTTTGCCATATATTTACCTCCATATAATTTTATATTTATTCTATATTTTATTATCTACTTGCTTTTAACTAGGTTAACATCTGCAATTCTACCTTCAGAAACCTTAATACTGACAATATCTCCAGTTTCAATTTCTAAGAAGTCATATTTGCCGATTGCTCCAAGTGTCATACTCTCTTCATTTATGTATATTGTCTTGGTTGTATTACCTACTGAAGCAGTTACCTTATCACTATCTATTAATATTATTGTTGCTTGATATTCTCCTTTGAGAGATTGTTGTGTGCAGGATGCTAGGGTTAGTGTTGTTAGTATTAAGGTTATTACTAGAATTATCGTTATTAGTTTTTTCATTATTTTTATATTCTCCTTTTTTATTATAATAAAGTTTCTAAATCTTCTATTATTTTAATTGTATTTACTAAATCTTCACTAAATCCAGATGCTCTTAAAAACAATTTAAATTCATCTACTAGCAATTCAAAATCTGAATAATCTTCTATACACGCTGTTGTTAATGTTTTAGTCGTTAATGATTCTTGACCAAATTCATCTGTATATGAAAAACTTATTTTTAACATTTTTTCTTCCATTTTTATATCTCCTTTTCCTGATTATTTCTCACTATCTCAAGTTGATTTTCTACATATTGCAAGTGCCTTTTTATCTCTAATATTTTTTCTTCTCCACAACATTCATCATCAGCTAAAAACTTATCAAGTAAATAACAAGATTCAAATCTATCTGATTCTAAATAATTAGGGCATTTGCTTTTAATACACTTCATATATTACCTCCAAACTTGTCTTTTATTATAAATTAGTCCTCTTCATCTTCATCATCGGTTGAATACTTGCAAAAATCTTCATCTCCTTCTAATATTTCTATAAACGCATTTTCAATAACTGATGCTTCAATAAATTTTACTTTCTTTAAACCATTGCCTCCAGTTAATAAATTTTTTAAATTGGACATCATCTAATTTCTTAATATCCTCAACCCAAAATTCTTTATTGCTAGGTATATGTATATATCTATCTCCTGCGTATTCAAAATTATTTTCTTTGAGAACTTTTATTCTTTTATCCCAATCCATACAAATCTCCCTTCACATAATTACTTGTATGTTGTCATAGTGTTATTTGCTTCGCTATATTCTTGAATTGTGCAACTAAACTATTTTGCTAATTTTTTCATTTGCTATGTTGTAGTAACTTTCGTCTAATTCAATTCCTATAAAGTTTCTATTAATATTTATACAGGTCAACAACGTACTTCTCCCTCTTTTTCTTGCGTAATAACAAAACCTTTTATTTGTTCGAGTGTGAGTTCTCTGCCAAACATTTCAATCATTTTATCACCCCTTATATCGCAATATAATATATTTAGATAAATTAGCAAGTGCCTTTCTGTATTTTTCATTTTCTTCTATACAGGCAATTGCTGTTTCTAGTATGTCTTGCATTAATACACTGTTCATACTCCCATTCAAATCATTTATCTTGTTCTTTCGTAGGTATAATTCTAAATCTTTTTTGGTTTTCATATTACTAACCTCCCGCGTTATATATTCATAGTGTTCTTGATATGTGCATCAAGTATTTGAAAAATAAAATTATATTATATCCAAATACTTGAATACGATTTTTATGTCCTATATATCCAATAACTACTAATCCGTTAATACTGTTACACATATAAGCACCTCCATGTCCGTCTATCTTTTTGGTAATCCATTCATCATCGATATGTTTTTTCATAATTCTCCAACTTTCATTACTTCGCGTTATATATTCATAGTGTTCTTGATATGTGCAACTATTCTATCCATTCCAAATTAAGCAATGCCTTTTTCGCCCTTTCAAGGAACTCCTTGCCAACATACAGATTATGTTTCCCGTTTTCGTCTAACGGTTCAGACTCAAAAGCCTTAATTTGTTTTGATATAAAATCAAATCCTGCTTTACTCTTGATTTTTAATTCTTCATTTCTTCTATCCAATTCTGCTATTGTTGCAATTAAACTTAAAACAGTTGTATTCGCCCAATTGAATTGTGTTTCGGCTCTCGCTTTTATTTCTTGAATTTGTTTGTCTGTAAATATTATTTCACTCATTTTAAACCTCACTTTCTGCAAATTAATGTTACGATTCAACTTTCCCGCTCAAGATAGACAGCCATTCCTCATTAGGATTTAACCACTCGCCCGCATTGACATAAAATTGAATGTGCAATCCAAGGTCTGCGTGCTTATCATAGTGTACTTCACCATCAAATACCCTAAATGTATGTTGTCCTCTAAACTCCCTTGTATCAGTATTAAAATGTAACTCGTAAACCAAACTAATTTCATGTCCTCTTGCTACTTCAATTGCTTTTTTCAATGCATCATCAAATTTGTCATATAAGAAATAATCGAACTCACCATTTAACGTTACTAAGTATTCAAACAATGGTTTTTCTGTCTTTTTCAGCATTGGGTATTTCACATTTTCACCTTCTTTTTATTACGTAGTTTTATTCAGATAGTGACACTATTTTCTTGAAATGTGTAGCATTATTTTAATAAAATTAAATTCTTTAACATAGTTAATCTCCTTTCTATATTTCCTCCAAATACCTATACCAAGGCAATTTTAATAAAAACTATCTTCAAATTGACTACAAATATCATCTGCTAAAGACTTAGCACCTTCCGCAATCTTATCATCTGTCATTATTTCTTTATTTTTATCAATAACCTCAAACCACAACTTATCACCATATCCATATAAAGAACATTCATCACCATAAAAATTTAATATATAAAATCCATATTGGCTATCGGTATAAGAATCACATTTGCAACCAGTTTTATATTTGCCAAACTTAACTTCTCTAGTTACCCAATCTTTCCATATACTTTTTACTTTACTACCTTCTATGACTTTTTATTGTTTTGGTCTAGTAGGTTTGTGTCTCTCATTTATATTCTCCTTTCTTAATTTTCACTCCTTTGATGGTCTTTTTATTTATTTTTATATTTATTCATAAAATAAAACTGTGGTATTACTATTAAAAAGAGTATCCAGAAACGTTGTGTATAGACACTTACTATGAATATCGCCATTAGGATAAAAGCACCTATAAGCATATCTCTTAGAAAAATCCAGTTCTTATTTTTAATATCGGTATACACTATGCTAAATAATATTACAAAAATCATTAGTGTATTTACTATAGGAATAATAGGTATATAATATATTTCTTTCAAAACTTGCTTAAAAGTCTTTTGTTTACTAACTGGCATATACCATGCCATAATACATATCATAAATGATAGTAGATACATGAATAACCACGTTGTTATTAAATTTAACAATATTTTATTCCTCCTATAAATGTCTATTTTTATAAAACTTATAATCTAATCTAAGCATCAGTCTAAGTGTTTTAAAGGCATTTTCTTCAGAACTTCCAATTCTTATCATATATGTAATAAATCTTGAAATTAGTGATTCACAAGTAACTAAACTACCTATAACAACACCTAATAATATCCACCATATAAACAAATTCTTCCTCCTTTATTTCACGACCAAATTGTTCTTCTATCTAAATTGAATTACTGATACCAATAATTAAAAATCCTAAGAATAAATCATTTGACATACCTAATGTTAATCCAATTCTAAATTCATCAGTAGTTCCAATATAAGTAACCCAATTTCTAGTAATCCATTTTTCTAACCAAAACTTTTTCATTATTTATCCTCCTTTAAACAATCATATATGTCCTCATTATGTATTTTCTGACACCCACAACTTTTTGTATGATTATTCTTTAAATCTGCACCACGAACAAAAACTTCTTTATCACTTCCACAATCACACTTGCATAGCCATATACTTTTGCCTAAATATTTCATTGCTGTTAAATGATTAAATTTTAATCCTGTTAAATCAATTAATTTACCCACGTAAATCCTCCTTAATAAGTCTTGAAATAATCTTCCATATTTTTATGTTTAAATCTATCTTTCCAATTAGGTAAATCTTGCATCTCAGGCATATACTTTTCAAAGTGCATTACTGCAAAAGCATTCCATACAACAGCAGCCGAATGGTCTTCGTCATCCCAACCATCTATTAATTTAGTTAAATGTCTCATACCACTATCAACACATCTTGAAATAGGCATCCCTTTTTCCCAATTTCTATCACTGTATTTATATGAGCCTAATTCTCCCCATTTTGCAAGTCTTATCAATCCTTTCGGTGATAGTAAATCATATCTACCTAGTTTATTTATTAATTCATATTTTGTTATTTTTATTGTAGATTCTGTTTCTATAATCTGAATATAGTTTAAAATATTAGCTCCTACACCAGCTATAAAATCCTCTGTGCTATTACCACTTATATATTCAACATAGCAATAGAAAGCTTCATTTAAATAATCTTCTTTACTTTTAGTTGAATATTCTTCAATATGTTTTTCTATGTATTTTGCAGTTCTTCTTAATCCCTCTGTAGCTATTAAATCAAATCTTCCTTTACCTGTGGTAGTGTCTCTAACTGCTCCTGTACCAAATTCTTGTCTCTCTCCTGAGTCATGCATTTGACCATCAATCATTCTGTTCTATTCCTCCTTTAATTTCTTTTTAATATAATAATATTTGCTTTAGTTAAACCGAAATCCATAGCCTTTTGTGAAACTTTTTCACCTGTATCTTCCATAAAGAAGTCTATCTTATTACCTTTGATTAATCTTCCTGTATCTTCGGCGTGATATATTCCTGAAAAGTTTTTATATTCTTCATTAGTAAACTGAATATAAACTTTACTACCTAATGGTATAACACTTGGGTCAACTGCTATTACTCTTGCTGTCTTATATGTATGACCTTTTAAATCAAATCCTGTTCTAGTAATGCCATAACCCCTTGATGTTATTTTCTTTCCACAGCTTTGTACGGATAAATCATAGGCTGACACTGTAAATCCTTCTAATATTTCATATGTATTTTCTTTTACTTGAGCCTTTGGTTTAGGATTATCCATCCACTCTCTCAACTCAACAGGTAAACCATTCCAATTCTCTAAAAACTCATTTTGTTCCTTTGTAAATATGTATATGCTTTTATTACTTTTATATTCTTCGTTCTTTGTATTTTTTAAATTATTCGCATTACCAAACAATATCACAGCTATTAAAATTATTCCTAGTAAACATTCATATAACCTGTATTTATCCACATCATCTTGATACTTTTTCATATGTATAACCTCCGTCAATTTATTATAGTACTTATTGGTGAAAAATCTAATAATTTATATCTCCCATAATTTAATTATAACACCGTTAATTTATATGTCAATACCTAGTTTTATATTTTTTGTTTTGTATTATAAATCGTAACAAATGGATTGCTATATCTCGTATAACATTAATCCAATTGCTACTTTTTTATATGTTCTATTGTTTGCTTAATTGTTTTATGTAACTTATGTTATAGCAGACCAAGCTTTTTAAATTTCTTTTCTGTAAGTAGAAACCGTATATGTCAGAGGCATCTAATCCAATATGTATTAATCCTAAGATTCTATCAAATATATGCTGTTCTATTGGTTCAAGAAATAGCTCTTGCAAAGTCATATGGAGTGCCGAGTGACACTCATATTTAATCATTTTATCCATTACACCTAAATATTCATCTGTACTACCCCTACTATCTAATATGTATCTTCTATATTTCCTAAATTGCTGTGCAATATTTCCATCAGCATCATAAAACTTTTCATAAAACACTTTAAGTCTTTCTGTTGTGTTACAAAGTAAGTTTGCTAACTTGATAAAATAGTAGCTGTGAAGCTCTAGGATGCCTTTAAAGACATTTTGGGGATATATATAGTTATAATAGTATAATACTTTGTTGTTTTTAAGACCTAATATCTCATCATTTAATCCTAATTCAAATATAAACCTATTAACCTCTGCAACCATTTCTTGAGCAGATAACTTAGTGTTTTCCTTCATGTTTTTCTCTCCTTTACATTATAATTTGGTGTTGTAAATTTTTGTCGAAAACTTTTGTTTGTATTATAAAGAGAAAAACATTATAATGATTTGTAGGCAAAAGTCGTGAACTCGGCAAAAGACACACGATTGCTACAGAGGCTAGAGGAAACTCTAGCTTTTTGTTTTTCTCAAACTTTTTTGTTAATTGTTTTTTAATTAAATATGTAGAACATTTTATTTTATATCTCTTATTTTATATCTCTTATTTTATATCTCTTATTTTATTACCTCAACAAGAACACTCGTGACTTCAGTCATGAGATGAATTGTTGACAATCTATAATCCATGATTTTCTAGCCTGTATTCTTTCCATTTTACTAAACTTAGGAATAGGTTTTAAATTAATCTTATTTCCTTGAATATCCATTAAAATTGCATAACCTGTAGACATTCTCCCCTTGATAAAATATTCATTACCCAAATACCTCACCTTATCAAACTTTCTAAAACCTTTAATTTTACCTGTGTTGATTCGTTGCTCACTTCTAATGCCTTTCGTTTGCTGACAATCACCATCGGAAACACACTTTTTTAACAATATTATATTGTTTTTAAATTGAATTTCATTCCCTTGACTTGCAATAACTACAGCATCCATGTAATGCTCTTTAGGCAAGTTCAATAATTGTCTATGTTCTTTGGTTATAAATCCAAAGGTTTCTTCCGCATTGGGTAATAACTTCAATAATTGAGTTCTTATGCTATTCATTTGAGTAGCATGTTTTAATTGCCCTTTGATTTTTCCACCTTTTAAAGTAATATTTCCTTCATGTAAATTATCATGACAGGTTTTACATAAAGTTATCAAATTACTTTCTTCATCTGAACCTCCATTTCTTCTAAAGGTTATATGATGTACTTCAAGTTTACTATTCTTATTTTTATCTTTACAATGTTGACAGGTGTAATTATCTCTATTTAATACATATGCCTTAGTATTAGCAAATCCATAATTAATGCCTTTTTGATATAACCACTTATTCCATAATACACTAGGATTCTTTAAAGCATGTGTATCAAATGTAGCAGTTTCTAATATTACTTTTGTAATAGGCAATATTGATTTTACAAAATTAATTTCCTTTAAATGGCTGTTTATTTTACTATTCATTGTGGGAGAAAATCTGTCCTTTTTAATTGAATTTTTTCTGTTCAACCATCTTGCTTTTCTGTATCTGGTTTTCCTATTACGTCTATTTCTGCGATATTTAGAACGTCTTGTCATCTTGTCTGAAATATCATTTCTAATTTCAACTTGCGACATATAAACAACATTACCATTATCTTTAACTGCCGAACTACCAATTTTACTACTTCCAGTATCAATGCCTAATATAATATTTTGAGTGTAGTTTGTAGTTTGATAAAGAAGTTTAATAGTAAAGGGTATTCTTCTAATACATTTAGCTTTGCATTGTTTGAGCAGTAATCTTGCAATCGCTGATGAACAAGGCATCAATGGTGTGCCATCATAATTAATTACATAAACCATATAATCAACTCCTGATAAATTCTCTACATTACTGTAGGATGTGCGTATCTTATTACTATTACCATAATAAGAATTCGTCTTCATCTCGACAAAGATAATTAGGCTTTTGCACTTATATCACCGAACCTTACCTTAGTTCTACTTAAATATAAGTGATAGAGCAACGGTCTGATGCGTCAACCATAGGTATCATGACCTAACTATCGTAGTATCCGTTTCTGGGTACTGAATCTGGTGAACTTAGCATTAGATGCCTACGACTTTAGTCGTGGGTAGTTCAAATCCGTACAATGTATGTTCGTTTGCTATAATAATAACACTATTATGTTAATTAATATAGTAAAACCATATTGCATAATTCAACATAATTCGACATATTTTTCATATACAAATGTTAGTTATATTCACAATATACTTAATTTATCAATATTATAGAATGTATGTTCGTATTTATAGTATATTACTTATTGTATTTATTCGCAAGGTATTTATGGAAATTAAGGTAATATTTTTTATATCTTTTATCAAATATTATTGACATTATGCATTAATTTGATAATTAAGCCACTTTCCTTTTATTGATTTATAATATAATCTTTTTATGGCTTTCTTTCTAATTCGCCATGATTTAGAATGTATTGATATATTTGTTAATCTTATTTCTTGTTTTACTGTTAAATATGACATGTTTTATTCCTCCGTTGAACTGCCTTCCAAATATCGTTTTTTTCTAAACTTCATCTTTATCCCATATGTCTTTTCTTACAAACAAACTATCCCAATTCAAACCAAAATCTTCAGAGTTACATTCATTTTCAAAATCACTACGAACATTATCAAAATAATCGTCCATATCACTCCAGCTATTACTATACTCAAACATATACTTATATTGTTGACCATCTGTTGTTTCAACTAATCCTGCTACGCTATGAAAGACCCCTATACCATATTCAAATGTGCTTATTGATTTAATCTCCATTTTTGCTTCCTCCTAATATAATTGACTTTCGACAGTATCCCGATTCTATAGACATTTCTGATTGTTACAACCATTGGAAATACTATATCTCCGATTTTTGGTTTTTCATTAATTCAGCAATCCTTTTGGTTTGTTCTTCATTCATAAGCCATAACTTTTTAGGAACTAGATTATTTTGTGAAATACTTTCAATATAATATTTTATTCCCTTGTATTCAGCCATAACGCCATATACATATCCTCCAGTTTCTTTTACAACTTTGGACTTTAGTATATTTACAATTTCTACAGGCTGTTTGGATTTAAGTGTAAAATCCTTATATTGTTCATCATCGGCACTAAAATTCAATATACCTCTCACCCGTTTACCGTTATCAACGTGTGCTATGTCTCCAATATTAAATTCTGAATTCATATATTTTCCACCTCTCAAATTTTATTACGTTCCTCTACAACCTTAAGATGTTTATTTGTCTATATTTATAGCCATGTTTTTAGGATTATACTCCATTACGCAATATGGGTAATAATCGTCTGTATTTGCAGTGCCTATCGCTAATACAAGTTTATTAGTGGTTGTGTCCCACATTTCTAATACATCATTAGTATAGTAGGTTTCACTAGCTTTCATTTTGCAATATACTTCTACGGATGGTAAAGCATTTTTTATTATTTGTTCTGTTTCTTCTAACTCGTTCATATAACTTCTATATCCATCACCAGGATCTTCAATTGCCTTATATTTCTTATTGTCTAACCCAAATATGATAAAATTTCTATCCCCTTCACAATCTTCATATTCTATATAGGCTTCATTTCCTTGTTCCACTCCTGTTAATAAGTGTATTCCTTGTAAATCTGATAATTGCATAATTTATACCCTTCCTTTCAATACTTTTTATTTCTCCTTATATAATACTATAGGTTACACTATAATTTTTAAGTAAACTTCATCTAATATATCATCATCACTTTTCATTTCTGACGGATTACCTTTAAATCTTACTCCTGCTTTTACCAACGCATCGAACTCATTTTCCTTCTGTAGTAAATCATAATACCTTATAGCAGGTATTTTCACCATCTTATCTATCATTACCCCTTACACCCTCCCTTGTTCCTATCCTCTACAGTTGTTTTGGTTGAATGTGAAAAATTTTGTTTGTATTGCACTTTCCATATATAGGTACCTCCTAAATTTAATCTCTTACTTATAATTATATAACACATATTTCCATTGTCAATACCTAAATCAAAATATTTTTATATTAATCATTCTATAATAGACACCGAAAATTATATCTCGATGCCAACTCTTATAAATAATCCTCAATTTTCTGTTTTGTCTGATACCAATAAGTTTCTCCAGTTTCACCATATCTAAAATATTCATTTATTGCGATATAATCTTCTTTCTCTAGTTTATCTTTTCCTAATTCTTCTTTTAATCTCTTAGCATATAAAATTACCCCACTCCACCAAAGATTAGTTATGTTTAAAAATGGTAAATCCATTAATGTAAATATATTACTCATTCTTCTACTTACAAGTTGTCTAGGTATTTTATCCTCTGTGCTTCGTTTTGTGGCTCTGAAAATGTATCCTGTGACTTTGAGTGGGAATGATTTTACACGTGCAGTTGGAGAGGGTTCTCCATTATTAACCTCATATCGTTCTTGATTAATCGCATCAGTAATCAATATAATTGTAGACTCATCTACTTCTAATGTTCTAATGACTTCATCATTTTCATTTCTTAAATCAATCTTTTTAGATATTGTGTGACAATCTTCAATTCTTAAATTTGATAATTCTATCACTGTTAATCCTAGTGTAGTTAATTTGATTAGTAACGCATCTTGAGCATTAGCACAAAACTCTATTATGTCATCTAGGTCTGCTTGATTAGTAATGTGTTTATTGGCTTGCGCTACTTTATTAACATATTTACTATATTGACTTTCTCCACCTCTAAACATTTCAGATACCCAATTAACCTTACTCTTTACATAGCCATTTTCCAAACACCATTGTACATATTGTTCAATTATACTTCTTCGTGTAGCAAATCCAATATCAGATTTTGACCTAAAACCTAAAAACATTCTATCAAAATCTTGAGTATTAAATTCATACATATCTTTTTCAAGTTCAAATTCTGTCTTAGCTGCACTTTGTAAAACATATTTAATATGTTCTTGTGTAGCTTCGGAATCATATGTCTTAACAAATCGTTCTTTTATTTCATTATTATATAAATCAAATGTTCTCATTTTTCTCACTCCTTCCTAAACAAATTTTCTGAAATAGTTAGCTATCTTTTTATAGTTGGTTTTTGATAATTTATGAGTATCAAATTTAAAACTATCAATCCAAATTGAGTTTTCTAAGCTAAAATCTATTTTAGATAATATTTCGTTAAGACGAGTTCGCCAATCTGTGTTATCTTTTAATTCTTTAGACAAGGTAATATAACCAATAAAACTGTATTTATGATTCATAAAACTTTCATTCTTAGTTGTTTTGAAATCTGTAAATATATGAGCTACTTCATTTAAAAATTCTACAATCCATTCGCTTAATACTATTGCATCTCTCTTTGAATTTGTTTTTTCATTCAATTCATATTCATATTTTAAAGAATTAATAAGTGTCTCAAATGTAGTTAAAGAGTCACCATTAATAATATCTGTATTGTGTACTCCAATCTTTCCTCTGAGGTCACTAGAAGGACTTTCATTAACTTTCTTTACTATTATAGTTTCAAGTTGAGTTGTGTCTTTAGATTGAATATAAACCTTACTTATCTCATTATGTTCGTTTTCTTGTTTTATATATTGTATTGCTTTATCAGTATCATAATTTCTAATATAAACACCTGTAATATACTCGACATCAGAATTATCATTGATAGCTGATAACATTCCCATTGAACGATGCATTCCATCAAGTATATCAAGTTCTCCACTATTAATAGTTAAAGTGTGATTCTTAGCATCATAAACAAATTCGTCTGTTCCATCTTGTAATAAATTTAATGTTATATGATTTGTTTCTTGAGTACCATTTAATATATTTTCTTTGATACTTTGTACAGATTCATTGTTAATGTCAATAATCTCTACAAGTTGGTCACGAAATTTAGTTTGTTTAGTTTGTCTTTGTGTTTCTCTATTATAAGTAACTAGATTTCTTGCCCACCAATTATTAACTATCTGACATGGTATTGCTGGAGCATCATATATATCGTCTTTTACCTTAAACACACCTTCAATAACTACAGGGAATCCACCCATTTTTATCTTTTCTCTTCTATATGAGTTTCCATCTGTTATTTCAGTTTCATTATACCAAGTTGTAGGATTAATAGTGCGTTCATCTGTATTGTCATGAAATAATTTAGTGAGTAAATATAAAGTAGGATTATCTATTGTCTCAACTGGAATATGACCATCTACTATTCTTAATACATCTCCACTGTAAAATCCTCTTTCGACAAATCCTTCAGTAACTTTACTTATTACATTTTTATTTGCGTTATACTTTTCAAATATGACCAATAACTCTTTTTCAAGCGTTTTTCTATCCTTTTTCACTTAATTCACACCCTTTTTATATTTATCATAATTAAATTATAGTATAATTATATCCTTCATGTCAAGCAATTATACTATTCATTATGTATTAATAGGTGTAAACTTTATATTTATTGTTGGTGCAAATGGAATTTTATAGGTTTAAGTTGCAATTGTTTTGTTTTTATGTACGTTTTTATTTATTTTATTGTTTAAATTATTATGTATTGATAATTGCTCAAATAACTTATCAATTCTTCTTTCTCCACTTCTACGTCTGTCATAGATTGTTTTAGTATCATGTTTGTTTATGTATTCTATCACTTCATTTACATTGATAAATTTGTGGTTGTGCATATGACACATGTGTTTACAAACACCTTTATTTTTATGTTTCAATCTAAAGTGTGTGTCTTCATCTGAAATTATCCAAGTATTAAGTGCTGTTTCTATGTGGATTTGGTCAGGGTATATTTTATAGTTAATGTTATATCTGTTACATAGGCTTTCGACTCTGTTGATGTCAATCATAATGTTTTCACCTCTGTTTCTTATTTTTTTTAATTAGTTTTATATAGTGTGTATAGAGTTAGAGGGGACTTAAAACCCCTCTAGTTTGATTGGTGTTACCTTACTATTACTACAGTAGTTATTTACTGCCTGTATTCTACTTCGTAAATTAACGACAATATTTTCATCCTTTATTTTTACAATAGTTTCATCAAGTTGTTTTATTTGATTTTTTTCTATGTATATTTCACAGAGGGTTTCATAAGCATTATTAAAAAACCACTCTGCATTATTAAAAGAATCATCTTTTGTACTTATTATATTATGTACTTCTGTTAAAAGTTCTTTTATCTTTTCATCATCTTTTTCAATCTTTGCTATATTAAAGTCCATATGAATACGTTCATCTTGCATCTTATTGTTTGTGAAATAGTCACTGCATTGTTTAAAAAACTTTATTGCTTTTTTATCTAATTTCAAAGAATAATAACAATTACCCATTACCCAATTACATTCCATATGTTCTTTAAAATCATTTGTGTAATTTTTACTTTCAGATACATAACTTAAAGCTTTTTTACATTGACCTTTTTTTCTATAACACATTGCAAGTATTAAATTGAAAAACCATAAATTATGATTGTCTTCGGGATAATCATTTTTTATCATTATTAATATTTCATCACATTTTTTTATTGCTTCGTCATATCTATCCTTATTTTTTAATGTAACAACCTCTTCTTGTTCTCTCACAAAATTATCTTTCATCGTGCAATCCTCCATTCTATAAATTTTACATTGCATTTTGCTTTCTATTATCTGTAGATATTTTTATAAATGTTTTTTCTTTTAAAACTTTACTGTAATCATATCCATACTGATTGCAATATGATTGTAATTCTTTAACTAGTCTTATATGCAATCTTGCATCTTCAGGGTCAAAACCATTTATGTGAGCTTCACACTCTACTTTATTAATCCAATTAACTGTATCCTTTATATATTCTAAATCAATTGTTCCTGCTTGAATTTTAACTGCTGTGTCAATTTGTTCCATAATATAATTTGAACATCTTCCGACTTTAGATATTATAAGTTTTTTGTCAATTGTGAAAACCTGTTCCACTAACACTAATGAATCAAATTTAAGTCCTGAATCCTCTAATACTTTTACATGTGTTGGCAGTTTGTTTTTATTAAGATTGGATGTTAATGTTGCTACCCATATTGTTGGAGAAAACCTATTATTCACATTATTGCTTAAAACTACGGCTGGTCTAGGTTTTGATTGTATACTGTGGTCTCTACCACTCTTTATTAATTGGTCGAAATCTACAAATATTAAATCACCCTTTTTAACTTCTAATAATTTTTGTACTTCATTGATTAGATTCTTGTTTGCTACATTGTATGTAGTATGACTGTTAATATTTTGAATGCATGTTGTCATTTAATTTATTCACTCCTTTGTAATAATTTTATATTTTGTGTTTTTTGTTGAATTGGTCTATCTTTGGTTTGTATTATTCTTGTGTTGTGACTTATTACCTTACTTTTTTCTGTTTACCTTCTTGGACTGCTTAGTCATCTTTTTTTTATTGCTTTTCTTCTTTTGCTTTGCCCAAGCTGTTAAGGGAGTATCTTTGTTCATATCTACAATTGTGCATTCCTTATCCCCTAGCTCAACTTCAGCTTCTTCCTCGTGTTCATTTGGTACAAATTGCAAAGCTTCCCCAAACATTTCTTTTAATTCCATTAACTCCTCAGCTGAATTAATACGATATAATTTACCTGTAGCTACATCCATTATTTTCCCTCGCTTTCAATTATTTAATTACATATAGTGACACTATTTTATTGAATTGTGACTTAGCTAAAAGCCTTAAAGTGTTCTGCTAATGTTTCGTTTGACATTTCAATCCAGCCATTCACATCAGATTCTAGTCTAACTTCTCCACCTATAAATCTATAATTTTCATTATCTGGAAGATGCCAAACTGTGCCTTCTTCCACAATCAGATACTCATTATCTAAAGTAAAGCCATCGTCGTCACGTTTTTCTAAAGAAAATCCTTTAATACATTCAAACATTTTTCAAACCTCCTTTCTTACGACATATTTTATTCAGTAGTTGTATCTACTTCTTGAATTGTGCAACTTATCTGCTCATACCTAGTGCCATAGCTGTTGCCCCTAATATCATACCTATTATTAATATCAAAACACCTTCCATTCAATATCCTCCTTCGCATTTTATTCAGATAGTGACACTATTTTATTGTGATGCGACACTATCCTTCATTTGAAACCCTTATTGCAACTTGCTCTAATGCTTCAACTTTATCAAAAGTATCTGTTTCGTAGAAATTAAATAAGTGTATTTGGTTTTCGCCTTTACTTTCGTATATCTGATAAAGTTTTACCGTATACCCCTTGCGACTTATTTCAAGAGATAGATGCAGTTTCACTTCTTTTGCAAGGTCTTTATTTTTAATTGTATTTGTTTCAATCCAAACCCATAAACCACAAAATGTTAATTTATTAAAGTCCAATTTATCCCTCCTATCGTTTTGTTGCCCTTAACAATACGTCGCATTTTATTCAGATAGCGACACTATTTAATTGAAATGTGTATCAATCTTTCATATCTTTGTGGTCATTGCATGATTCGTCTGATTCTGTTTTCTCTTTCAAAACCGGGCAATATCCATATCCATCATCTTTGTCTTGCCAATGTTCACAACTACTACACGTTGTAAATTCATACCTGTATCTTTTCCTTTTCATCCCTTCACTTCCTTATGGCACAGTTTATTCAGATAGTGTCCTTAAAACTGTTTTTGCATATTTAGGAAATACATAAAATGTATCTGGTAAATGATTTTTCATATTAACTCGCCTTCCCTTTCTTAACATTCTTATTCTTATCGACCACAAATTCTAACACTTTTTCAGTATTAATATCTATAAATTTTTCTATCAATGTATCTGATGGTAATTTACCATAATGTTCTTTGTACCATGCTTTGTAGTCTTGTATAGTCATTGTCATATAATTTTTCACTACCTCCTTATTATATTGGCTTAAACTTTAATATATGACCTTGCAGAGCCATCTAGTGACTCATTTGGAGTGTTTACATTAAACTTTTGCTGATAACTTTCCAATGAGTTTTCATCTTTTTGATATTGTAGCCAGTCAGCACTTTCTGATTTGAATGTTCTCATTTTTATTTATTCCTCCTTCTATTTTTATATATTTGATATTATACTACTTAATGGATTTGAATTAGCAACTTTTCTTTGTTGTTCTTTGTCGATATGTGTATAAATTTGCGTAGTTGAAATATTACCATGCCCCAATGCTTCTTTTACTGCAATAATATCCCCACCATATTTATACATTAGCGTAGCTGCTACGTGCCTGAGGGAATGTGTAGAATATTTTTCTGTATCTAATCCTGCTTTCCCTATATAATTTTTAACAAGTGTATAAACTGATTTATCACTAATTCTTTCTTTTATTTCACTTAAAAATAATGCTTTCTCATTTACTTGCGGTCTTACTTTTAAATACTTTTCTATTGCCGATAAACAAGCAGGAGTTAATATTACAGTTCTCTCCTTATTCCCCTTACCTATAACTGTCAATAAATCACCTTTAATATGGTCTATATCAATTAAGGTCATTTCCTTACGTCTTAAACCACAATTAAGAAATATAGTTAATATGGCATAATCACGTTCTTTGTTTCTATTGTGATTATTTTTCTTGTTAACACTATTTAATAACTTTATAGATTCTTCTAAATCAAAATATACAGGTTTTCTTTCAGGTATCTTCGGAGTTTCCATATCCAAAGCAGGATTAACTATAATAACTTTAATCTTTGTTATATACTTAAAAAACTCTCTTATACTTGTTGTCTTTCTTGCTCTAGTGCTTTCAGCTTCTTCTTTGCCTGTTAGATAGTTCATGTAAAATTCTAAGTCTTGATATTCTATTGAATTAAAAAACTCCTTATCAAATGTATTTATGGATGCTGTCAGATTCTTGTTTTCTCGTATATAGTTAAGTAATTGAACATTATCTATCTCATAGCTGTTAATCGTGTTCTGTGACCTTCCTTTTGATTTTAAGGCTAGAAGGAAATTATTGAGTAGACGGTTATTAGTTTTCATTTATTATTCACACCTTTTTATTTTATTATTTTTATAGTTTGTGTCCTTATTATATCATATGATGGATTTATCTGTATAATACTATTTTAGAAACTATTTTGATAATCTTTCAATTGTATTTTTACAAGATTCCTTTTCTCCTTCAGTAGATGCACTATCATTTATTAGTGCCTGAAGCTTTCTAATTTTTCTTTCATTGTTTAATTGTTGTTCTGCTTTAATTAGTCTTTCATAAAGCATTGCACCTTCTATTTCATTGCTCATTATTTTATCTGCTTTAATTATCATTTTTATAGTCTCCTTTCTTATAATTAATTAATGATGGTCATAATATCCTAGTACCCAATTTAGTGTCTGCATCTGTTCTATACAAGCACGTTTAGCCTTATCTTGTAAATTTATATCTGTTATATTTTTTGAATCCTCTAGTTGCCATTTAATCCAATCAATTTCTTTTTTAATTTCTTCTTGGGTTTTCATTGTTGCACTTCCTTTCACCATTTTGTTGAAACTCTTATTTTGACTTACATTACACTTTTATATTTTTTCTGTGTGCTTAATCCACCCCTGATATGTTTTTCCTCAGAATTCATTTCCATTACAATTCCTACTTCTTCAGCCAGTCCACGATTGATTTCTAAAAGTTTTTGTGTTATATCCTTATGAACTGTACTTTTTGATATTCCAAATTTTTTAGCTGTTTCTCTTACTGTTGTTATATTATTGATTATGTACTGAGCTTCTTGTATAATTCTGTTTTCTAAGTATTGTTGATTTCTTGTCATTTGATTTACACTTCCTTTTTATTTTTTTATTTTGCTTTTTAAGGCTTCTATTTACCCTCTACAAAGAAATAACTACCTTGCCTATACTCTAGTATTATACCTGATTTTTCTATTGTTAAGATGCTCTCTAGCGTGTTGTAAGCATCTGTATTCATATTCAAATTTCTCATTACCTTCTGTTATTTCTAATATGAATAATGATTCTGTCATGGCTTTTCACTTCCTTAAATTTATTATCTTATCTAAATACTAACACTCGCTTTCCGTTGTGTCAATACTTTTATAGTTTACTTTCCTTGTATTTTATATAGTATTTTTATATACTTCTATGTATCTATTTAAGTAACTGTCACTATACCAAAATAATTCTTTCCAATAAGTTGTTATATCTGCTGTTACTTTGGCTTTTGAGTAATCAAATGTATCTATGCCTATTACTTTGATTGCGTTCACTGTTATTGCTCCTTTCAGCATTATGGTGTAATTGCTGTTATATGTATTTTAACGTTTATACTGCTTTTGTTTATAATAGCAGTATATTTGTCAAATTGTTATAGAAAGAATTTTATAGCTAGAAACATCATCAATGCCATAGTGACGGCTGTTATAATTATATGTGTTAATTTGCTAAACTCCATCGACTTCATATTGTTAAATGGTTTTATATTGTTTGTCTTTGGTGTTTCAAAATCAATTTGTCTACTGTTTGATGATTGCATGGCTGTTATACTGTTCTGCTATGTTTTGTAATTTATTCCAGTTTATTTTTCTTTTTATTTTTGTTTCTACAGCATCTTTAAACTCATTCAAACTACTATAATTTATGTCTGTATCCAATCTATCTAATACATAATTTATTTCCATATTTGCATCGTATATGGCTGTATACCCATCTATGTCTTTTCTTGAAGTGTCTAATAATGTAATAACTAAACCACCTGTATAATTAATGTAATTTAAAACATATTTATTGTTATATTTCATTTCTTTCCATCCTTTCATATTTACATTATTTTACATGACTTTGAATCTACTGTTTTATAGGCTGTTTACAAAAGGGACATTTTTCTAATTCCCCTTCATAGAATATACTAACAGTTTCACCACAAGAACAGGTTTTGTAAATAAAAAGATTTTCAACTACTTCATTTTTATTATCCATGTTTCACTTCACTCCTAATTATTTATTTCAGTTTCCTGTTTCCTGCTTATCAAATTACTTTAATAATGCAATAATCTCTTCTATTTTTAATATCAATACCTCTTTCTTATCAGGAGTAACATCCACATCTTCAGTTAAATTAATTAACATTCTTTCAATTGTGTTAAGATACTCTGTTTCAGGAGTATATTTCTTATAGCAAACCATATCATTATGAATAACTATCTCAAATGGGTCTCCTTCTCTAATACTCAATGTTCTTCTAATTTCTTTAGGAATAACCACTCTTCCTAAATCGTCAATTCTTCTTATAATTCCAGTTGCTTTCATTTTATATTTCCACCTTTCAATATTTATTTATTTCCGTTTGATTCGTTACACTCATATTACCATATGTTGTTATTTGCTGTCAAGTGGTTTTTGTAATTATTTTTATAGTTTGTTTTCTTTATATTATTATATAAATTCCGTCAACTATTTATACCTTGCTGTTATAGGAAATTTTGAAAAGTCCTTCAACCATTTCAGGCTCGCTGTTATAGTAACTTTTCAAAATCTCAGGGTCTACCACACATCGGCTGTTATAGTGATTTTACCTTTTCTAAACTAAATACCCTATAATATTCTTTGGCTGTCTTGTCTGTAATGCTGTACTTCTTACAGACTTCTGTTATAGACATTTTGTTAAAATCCTTGATGTAATTTTCCTTCGCTGTTATAGTCCATTTTGTGTCCTGCTCTGGTTGTTCTAGTTGCATCGGTTGTATTAGTTCTGTTATATTAATATTTAGAATGTCGGAAATTAGTAAAGCTGGTATAAAGTCAACTTTATATGAATTATAAACTTTTCGTATTTGGTAAATAGTTTGAATTGATAGTTTTGACTGTTCTGCTATATACTGATTTTTAAGTCCAGAGGCATCTATAAAGCGTTTTATATTGGCTTTGATGATATCTTTATCAGTTGAATTATATTGGCTTATAAGGTGAATTAATTGCTTTTGTTGTAGTATATCCATTATTATATATACCCTCCGAATTGCTGTGATTAGTTGTAGTGAGTTTAATTGATTTATGCTATTATGTATAATGTTATTAACTATAATTGCTTAGAATTGATTTAAACGCTTTGTATATTGCTGTATATGGTTATGTAATAAAAATAGCTGATACAATAACCCTATAAAGGCTATCATATCAGCTACAAAGATTTACACTAATTAAAGTAACTTTTGGTTTATGCTGTTTATTAAGTTTTGTATTATCCTGCTATTTCTGATAATTCATTGACTAAATCGTAAATATCACCAGTGTATATTTTGTTTAACTTCTCAAGCTGCTTTTTACACTTTTTATAAATCTTTTCTGCTGTTCGGCTGTCTGAATCGTATCCAAATTCACTACAAAAGTTTTCAAAATTTTCTTTTGCTGATACTGCATCACCTACAAAACAATAAAAAGCATTTAATATGTCATACTCTGAGTTTAATACTGGATTCACTATTGATGCCCAAAATTCAAAAGTTATTTTTTGTTCTGTCTCTGTGTTTGTTACTGTTACCATGTGATTATTAAAATTATCACTTGACCAGTCGGCTTTTTTAGTTCCTTTATAACTTGCTTTGACTTCAAATTGCTTATATGTTGCTTTGTTTGTTTTCTGTTCTGTATGCTCAACTTTGTTATACTTTTCAAATATTGAGGTAATTTCTGTTATTACTTCTTCTGGTAGTGGATTAACTAACCATGCATGACCGTATTTATAATTATTATCTTCATATAATTCAGCTTTTTTTAATGCTTCACATACTGCCGAATATTCGTATTTGTTATTTTGTTCCCACTCTTTTATAAAAGCTTGTTGTTTTTCTGTTCCTGCTTTTAAATCGTTTAGATGCCATTTTTCCCAGATATTTATTATAGTTTGTAAATCTTCCTGAGAAACAAATAACTCTTTATAATTATTAATATCGGCTGTCTCTTCTCTGTTTTGTCCGTTTGTTCCTGTTATTGATAAGCTTTTATATGCTGTTATTGTTTCCAATGTTGTCGTTTGTTTTTCTCTGGTTTCTGATTCTTGATTGATTGTTAATTCTACATACATCTTTTTACTTTTGTTTGAAATTCCTGTGTAAAGCTTTTTGTTGAAAAGTGTTTTTGTGTCATTAAACATATAAACTCCTTAAAATCTACCTGCTATTTCTAGTTCAGGATTTATGATTTTTCCTCTGCTCTGTATTTTCAAGGGCTTGCAACCTTATAACATTGCTGTTATGCTACATTAGAGGAAGGGCAAAAGTCCTTTACTCCTCTATAAATTCCTTCATCATATCATTTAATTCTTCATAACATATTCTAGTTGATATATATTTTATATTGTCTGGTGTTCTGTCTTCCTGCATATAATTAGCTTTTATAAATGCTACATATGGCTTTTTGCCTTTGTATGTTTTCATAAATTCTACTGCTGCTCTATATAGTGGTTCATCGTTATTAATCCACAAACTAATATTCCAAGTCTGTCTGTTTTTCCATCCGTTGTATGTTGTGTCTGCTTTTGTGTTTATGTTTGTATTTGTCATTTTTAAAACTCCTTTTAAAAACAGCGTGCCTGTTAAGGTTCACGGCTTATGTTTTATTAACTATCTTTAGTATAAACCTTTTTATTTAGTATGTCAATACTATTATATGAAGTATTTTAAAAAATATTCAAGTATTTTTATTTACTTTTAGATGCTCCAATACTGATATATAATATTTAAAAATCATCAATAGTAAACCAATTCATAATAGCATTATATACCTTTAGGTTAACGCTAAGATAATTCAAAATAGAATTGTTGATAATTAATATTATATTTTGGTGCTGGCTGCATCCTCCTGTAAATTTAAAACGCTGTAATTGATTGTAATCGATTGTTTAATGATTGTTTAATTTTGAATTTGGATTTTATAGACTGTTATATCACTTCTATTACTTCAAATATTTCTGCATTCCTCAGCATACTAACAAAACAATGTGCATATTCTTTTGTTCTTTGATTTAATGCTATATACTCATTATAGTCATTTTTAGATATATGCACTATATCCTCTTTTTTGGTCATATTGGTATCAATTAACATTTTCCCTATTATTTGATTAAATTTTCTTGGTATTTTGTTATTCATTTTTATACTCTCCTTTTAATATTTATTTTGATAAAATACTTTATTTATTCAATTATTATATAATAACATTGTTTAACTTTACTGTAATAAATTTTATTATCATTTATACTTTGTTGTCTATACTCTGCATCTTTTGGAAGATTTTTAACAGTATGTTTACGAAATGGATTTTGCGATATTTTTTTTATTATCATTTATATATCACTCCTTAATATTTTATTAAAGCTTTGAAAGAGGTATTTCTACCTCTTATTTTAAAATGCTTGATTATGATTTATATAAGCGTGTGCCATACTGTGAAGTTTTGTTCTTGTCGTATAGTCAAATTGCTCTATGTATTGTCTTGTTTGTTCGCTCCAGTATCCTGTGTTATCTAATATTTGTTTTAAGTCTGCTTTAACTTGTTTTGTGATTCTGTTTTTCATGTTTTCGTCTCCTGAATTTTTATATCTTATGTCTATTATATTATAGTATGTTTGGTTTAATGTCAATATATATTTTTATATCATATGTCCTTTAAATTGTCATAAAATAAAAACCTCTTGAATATCTACAAAAGGTTTAAAATGTTTTGACCAAATTGTTATTTCATGGGAACAAAGAAAAAAGGCTTCCCAGCCTTTTAACTATTTATTGCAATATCTTTTTAATCCTTCTTCTCTTGCTTCATCGTTATAAGGTTTTAATAATTCCATTGCTTGTTTATTTGATATTCCCGTGAATTCATTTTCTGATATTTGTTTATTATATTCAACTCCATCTATTATTAAATGTACTCCGCAACCTTGTGTTACAAATAATTTAACTTCATGTTTGGTTAAATAATTAATGTTAGATATAACAGTTTCTAAATATTTTATTGATATTCTATGTTGTTTCATTTTTATTCAGCTCCTTTTAATATGTATTAATTATCTTAATTATAAATCTTAATATAGTATATGTCAACAATTATTTTTATATACATTGTACTTTAAATTAATATTTCAATAAAATACAGATTTTGAGATAAATTTTAGTAAATAAAAAAGGCTTTACGCCTTAATTATTTATTTTTGCATATTCTTCAGATTCCCTTAATTTTTTAATTACAAATTGTTTAATGTCATGTTCATCATTTAAATCATTTGTAATATAGTCGTTAATCATATTATAAATTTCTGATTCTTCAAGTTCAATTTCTTCTGCTAGTTTTATTATTTCTTCTGCATCATTTTCGTAGTTTGTAATATATTCTTTCCACCAGTCAAAATCTTCTTCTACCATTTCATAATTTTCGGTTTCATCATTCCAAAAATCTGATGCTGTTATTAGGTCTGCTGTATATTCTATTCCATTTATACCTATAATAGTCAAATCTTTAATTTCAGAACAAACCGTATTACCCCTTTTACCAATTGTTTTTACTCTAATTTTCATTTTTATTCCTTCTTTCATTTTTTATTTATTTGTTGATTTTACTAATTATAACATATCAATAATTTTATTGTCAATAGTATTTTATGTAGTTTTATATTATTTATGCATGTTTTTAAAATATATTTTTATATAGTTTTTTTGTGTAGATATTATAGATATTTTATATCAATATTAATAGATAAATTATAATTAATTTTATATAATGTATTATATGCCTTTGTAACGTCATAGGATTGATTTTAAGCGTGTTTGGTGATAGTATTTGTGTATAAGGTTTAAAATAAGCTGGTAGAATAAATTATGATGCTTTGTTTTTGTTGTTGTTATACTCTGTTATATGTATTTTTCGCTGATATAGAATAACGTGGCTGTTATAGCGTGGCTGTTATACTGATATTTTAGGAAATAAAAACAGACTCAACTATTTTGTCAAGTCTGTTATAGTGATTCTGTTTATATTTTGCTTATTGTTTTATATATTGGTGTTATTGATATTATTAAATCCTCATAGCTGTTAATGGCTTTTGTTATATATTCTTTTGTTTGTTTCCACGTTTCCATTTTATCAATTTTAAAAGATTGTCTATAATCAGAGCCGTCAAAACTTATATGACTTTTTATAGTTGTATTAAAATTTTCTATAAACCAGTTTATTTTGTTTATGTTTTTTGATGTGCATCTTATAATAAAATATTCTAGTTCATTTTTATATAGATATTTATTCATTTTATACACTCCTTTATATATTATAGTGATTCTGTTATACTATTATTTCACGCTACAATCTTTTTTAAGCTTCTGTTATTGTTATAATACATTTTTTTTATATTATTTTAGAATAATACTTTTATTTTCAAGTTTTGCTATAAATGTTTTGATTATTTCAATTCTAGCATTAATCATATTTTGACTTTCAGAGGTGAATTGTACTTCATCCCTTATATATTCTATCATATCATTGTTTAAAGGTAATATTTTATTGATACTAATATAATTGCATATATCCTTCCAAGTATTTATTAAATAGCTGTTATTATCCAGTATAACGTTATTTTCTGCATCTACTATTATGTCATTGCTTAATACTGATTTTAATATTGTTTTGATTCTGGTTATTGTATTTGAATCTATGAAGTTGTAATGATAGTAATTAGCGTACTCGATTTTATAGGCATCTAAAATGTTTTTTATTTCTGTTTTTGTCAATGTGATTCACTCCTTTATATTTGATATCTAAATACTATTATACTCCTATTATATTCAATTGCAATAGTATTATTCAAATATTTTTATATTATTTGTGATTTATTTTTTTGTACTATATATAGGTAGAGATTTATTAATTAGCTCTTAACTACTGATATTAGATTGATATTAGATATATTTTATGCATTATATTAGCTAATTACTAATATTTGATTATATACGCTGTAAGTATTGCAATATAAGGATTCCTTTTATTTTTGTGAATTAGTGTTAGTATACTAGATAATAGGTTTAATCGGTTTAAAGGCATCCTGGAGCGTTATGGAGGTATGTTGGAGTTTGTAATTTTATAGTTATTGTTGGTGATTGTTTATGCAGTGGATGTATAAAATTGTGAGATGCATTATAATTTTAGGCAAAGAAAAAAGCCCTAATTTAAAGGCTTTTCAAATTCTAAATAATAATCATTCATATCTTTTACTATCAATGGGTTTTTATATACTTCTGAAAATGTCTGATTTAAAAAATCATATGAATCAATTTCACCGATAAAATCATTATAATAGTCTATGCATTCTTCTCCGCTGGAAAAGTGTATATTAACTATATTATTCAAATTTGGTTTTTTACCTTCATATTCATAATTAAATCTTATAATTGTATTATCTGCATATTTGATTAAAAAAGTTTCATCTTCACTCATCTCATTTGTTAGCCAATTTTCAATGCTATATTTCAAACATTGTTTTAAATCACTTTTATAAATTTGTGTTTTATCTTGCTTTGATTGTCTTATATATTGTTTACACCAGCTTTGCTTGTCTAGTTTACTATTCATGTATTTTGGTTCTATTTGGTTTGTGTAATCTTCATGGGTTGTTGTTAGGTTTGTAAGGTTTAAAAACTCTTGATATAACATTGTTAACAACTCCTTATTAATTTTTATAGTTATTATCTAATATACTACTACTACTATATGTAAGAGTCAATAGCATTATACTATTTATTTTTATAGTCTTTATTCCTTATTATATGAAGTGTTTTATTAGTTGGTGTATTAATTGTGTAGTTGATATATAAGATAGTTTATAATCAATTGTAGTAGCTTGCAGAGGTATTGTAAAAGGTGATTGTATTGGTATAGATTGTATTGTCAACTGCTTTATATTATATAGTTAACAATAGTATTGAGTTTGATTAGTTTGATTGTCAACTTTGATATTGTAGTTAGTTAACAATATGTATAATTAATATATGAACATTATATGCCTTTAATGGTTTAATGTTCGTGTTTATTATGTGATATGTTTGATTGATATTAATTGAGTATTGAATAATAAAACACGAACATTATTATTATATTAGTGTTTAATGTTCGGATATTATAATATGAATTGTATCGCTACAATTATAGTATATATTGTTTAATAGTGTATTAGTACATTGGTTAATTAGTGTAGTAACTAACCTTAATACTTCAGTGAGTTGTTCGCTGTTATTACTGCCGAATTTTAGGCATATTTATGCATTATATTGTAAGTCTATACAATTACATTGGCATCCTGCAAAGCTCCAATAAACAACATCAATATACTCTTATTATTCCCTATTTTTATTAACATAATACATAACATATCTTATAATAATCATTATAGGATATGTTTTTAATATATAATAAATGACTGTAAAGCCTTATATATCAACGTTTACAAGGCTTTTACTGATATACAATCAACAAATCAGCTTATGTAGTGGGGCATAGTTTACATTGATAATCATTATCATTTAGCAGGATGGAGCATGAGTACATCAACAAACACACCCACTTTAAAATACGAAATCGACTCTCCAAAATTACATAAAAATACAAAACAAAAAACCCAAAAACCCTTCCTCACACTCGACTAAATTATCGTACACCCTTTTCCACTCCTATTCCATAAGGGGGCGTACATTAACAACCAACACACTAAAAACACCCTATACACCACCATACCCTTACAAAACACTAACATATTACGACTGTAATCCATAAACTCAATATCCAATAATCCACTAAACCTATAAATACCAATACTTCAACTATATTTCTAATACTATATCTAAACCATAACCGAACACCATTTCACATACCCTCTCTCCAAATACCACATTAATCCTAAACAAAACTTCCCACCCTTCCCATATAAATCTACCACTAAAATATAAACTATCTTAAAACTCATTACAATACCCAACTCCAAACCACCTCACTCCCAAATTCAAACCCCACTTCACGACAATAAAAAAGTAGGGCATTAAACCTTACTAAAAATTACACTATAATCCTTATCTTTTCCTTCAAACCATTCATGTTGTCTAACAAATCTTCTGGAAATATATAAATAGCACGATGTTTAATTGTTTCACAAGTTTCTATCTTTGCAATCGCATAAAAGTAAGTTATAAATAGAGGAATTTGTGAAAAAATATAGAAGTAATATAAGAAATTTGCAAAAGGGGGAAACAAAATGAAAAAATCAATTTTTAAACGTTGGTGGTTTTGGGTAATTATTGTTGTAGTTTTAATAGGTGCGATTAGTTCGCAAGGGGGAAATGATGTAACTCCAACACAAAGCACAGCTGCACCAGCTCCGGTAAAAGAGGTAATGCCAGAAGTTGTTGTTACTGCAGCAGACCTTTCTGCAGCTTTTGAAGCTAATGAAGTAAAAGCAAATAAGGATTATAAAGATAAATTAGCTGAAATTACAGGAACAGTTGACAGTGTCGGTGAAATGCTAGGTCAGACATTTGTAGTGTTATCATCTGGTAAAGATTTTTCAATTGTGAATGTTCAATGTTTTTTTGATGATAAAGCAGAAATAGATAAAATTGCTGAACTTAATAAAGGAGATACAGTTACTATTATGGGAAATATTGATGGAATGTCGATGAACGTAGGAGTAAATGGTTGCATTCTTAAATAAATATTAAAATATAAAAACTGTCTACAACTTTAAGTAGTCAGTTTTTTCTTTGGAATATATTCAATTAAATCTGTAAGACAAGCTATTTAACAATCATTATAGTAAAAAAGCCAGAGCTTTCGCCCTGACTCCTTAATATATCTATTGTAAGTTTTTTCAATTACCTTAATAATTGAAGTACACCTTGTGGAGCTTGGTTTGCTTGAGCTAACATAGCTGTTGCTGCTTGATTAAGGATGTTATTCTTGCTGAACTCCATCATTTCCTTTGCCATGTCTACGTCACGGATTCTAGATTCAGAAGCCGATAAGTTTTCTGATGATGTATCTAGATTCTTAATAGTATGTTCAAGTCTATTTTGCAATGCACCTAATTGTGATCTTTGTGTAGAAACTTGACTGATAGCTTCGTCGATAGCACCCAATTGATTGTCAAAAGATGTAAGGGTGCCGGATGCTCCAAAAGTTTCAACATCTATAGTATCCATTGTTAAAGACGAAGCAGGGGTGGCACCAATTGTACCTAATGCATCAGAGCCCATATCTGCCACGTTTATTTTTAACGTTTGACCCGCGTTAGCGCCAATTTGTAAATCAATACTAACAGCTGAATAAGCTCCATTCAACAAAGTTTTTCCATTGAATTCTGTTCTGTCTGAAATTCCTGTAATTTCATCTGATAAAGCAGTTATCTCAGTTTGAATTGCTGCTAAATCTTCATCTGCGTTTGTTCCGTTACCAGCTTGAACAACTAGCTCACGCATACGTTGCAAAATTGCATGTGATTCGTTTAATGCACCTTCTGCCGTTTGTATCAATGAAATACCATCTTGTGAGTTTCTTGAAGCTTGATTTAACCCTCTGATTTGACCTCTCATTTTTTCTGAGATAGAAAGACCAGCAGCGTCATCTCCTGCTCTATTGATTCTTGAACCTGATGATAACTTCTCCATTGACTTGGCATTGGCATTTGCATTGATACCTAATTGTCTGCTTGTGTTCATTGCCATTATGTTCGTGTTTATTCTCATAAAATTTCCTCCTTAGACGCGTTAATTTACACATCCATGTGATTTATTTACAAACTGATATTATCAGTCTATATCGATATTAAAGGTTTGACTAATTCTGTTCTCAAAATTTGTATACTCTTTGGAGCATCTATTGCTACTCTAAACAAGTCACCACTTGTTTTTAGAAAGAATATAGAAATTACTCCATCTGAGGTTTGAAACTTGATTGACTCACCAACTTTTCTACCTAAAACCAACCCTCCTATGTTGTTTACTTTTGATGATTTCTTTATTATATTGCTCATTTGTTTTCCTCCTTGATTGATTCGGTAGTTTATTTAGTAGTTCCATCTACAAAATTTGTTGTTTTGTTGTCCTTAGTTATTATATCGGAATATTTTAATAATACATTAGTGATTTTTTTAGATTTTTTTAATATAAGTGGAATGTTCGTTTTTACTTATTTATCTCAACCTCAACCGTAACCTTCTTGCCCTTTTCCCCCGACCTTATAATCCCCACGATATAGCAGTGTTACTGTCTCCACGTTCCTCCGTTTTTAATACCATTTTATCACATCTACAATTTAAAAACCGTTCTCTGTAGCAAAACTAATTTGTCAGCGTACAAACTGCGGGGAATTAAACCCGTCTTTGATTAAAGCAACCCCCATTATGTCAATTATATAGCATCAACTGTACAATGTAAGCATTGATAAAAACGACACAGAATTGATTGTAGATTAATTCAATTTTAAATTGTCACCTTTCAATATCATTTAAACATGACCTATATTTTAATATTTTTTTACTCTGCATTATTTGTTAAATTCCTGCCTGATTTCTTGTATAGTTGAAACTAATGCTAACATTTCCTCATAGTTCTCATGTATATAATTAGATATCTCCCTATCTAACTCTGCAAAAAATTCATATAGCTTAGCATCATACTTGTATTTATCAAATAAAATTAGTGCGCCATCACTTCCCATTAAATACTTTTTAGTAATGAATCGTTTTGCATATCCTAATGCTAAAACTGCGTATCCATAAGTGATACTTCCTGTTCCTCTATACTTCAGCCTTGCTTTAGACCATTTCTCAAGTCTTGAAAATAAATACTTATATTGTCTTTTATCTAACATATATGTTGATAATCTGCAAATATATCCAAATGCTATGGCTGAAAGCTCATAAGAATAATTTACTTTATCTTGGTGTTTTATATCTATTTGAAGAAGTCTTTTATCATCCATAAAATCATTCAGAATTTTGTCTATAACATACAAAGACATATCAACAGCAATTGAATTAATTTTACTACTGTCTTTAACTGTAATCCTAATATATATTGTTTGTAATACCTTCCAAGTTATTAATATTGTCAGTGCATATGTAACATATTTAATAAACATTTTCATTTCTCCCTTTACACATTTTTTGAGGCTTCTCTAATTTATGCCATCATCTCTTCTTACTATAATTCGCAATTTTCAAGTTTCTCCTTTTAATTTTATTTATTAAAAGTTATATAATAAATGAGCCTCTACGGTCATTGTAGAAGCTCTAGAAAGTTATCCCGTTAAAGGTAGACAGAAATATTAATACAGCCAATTTCCATTACTATCTACTCTACCTTTTAATTTTGGTAGTATACCTAGCTTTTCCAAAATAATTCCCGTTAGGCTTCTTCCATTTTGATAAAAATATCCGTTTTGTTTATCTCCTTCATCCATTATGTACCCAAGTGTTTTTGCATTTCTTAATGTGTTTTCTTTCAAATCTAATGCTGTTACTTTCTCTTGTGTTAAGCTTAATGGCGAATAAAAAACATTTGTATTAGTGTCGACATAAACAATGGCATTGTCTGGAATTGTTCCCATAGAACCAATTGTAAGTCCCAAACCCAACAAAGCCACGATTGCAATTATTAGATTTAGCGTATATTTTTTTATCTTTTCCAATAAAAACACCCTTTCATATAATACAATGAACATAAGTAATACAAATTCGAGAGTAATATACCAAATTTTCTTCTATGTTTATTTATTCAAATCATCTAAGCTCTTTTTAGTTGGTGGGCGACATACTTTACATGCTTCTAATCCATCATATAAAGCCCTAGAGAGATTTATATCTATCGCTTTACCTTTTACATATCTACAATTCATACGGTGATATTTTGCCCCTGCTGATGTTTTATAGACTGATATATCATTCTTTGGGGCTTGATAACATGATGTGAGTGATAAACACAATATAACTAATAATAACATTAGCAATTTTCTTTTCATATAATTTCATCCTTTGGTATACATATAGCTATTAGAACTTTCAGAATAATTCCCCCTATTATATATGTAAATACAATAATAGAATATTTAGTTAAAAGTGTATGGCTAATTTCGTAGCCTAGTATGATTAAGTATATTTGTGATACAAACGGAAAACATAAACTTGCTAATCCCCATAAAACCCCGTTTATAGTATAAATAATATAAGCAGTCCACAAATGAATCCCTCCACCAACTAATCCTAATAAAATATTAACAATAAAACTTACATAGAATATGCTTTTTCTCATAATATTACCTCCCTTATTTTTACAACCACATTAATCCCTCTTTCAAATTAATAACATATATATCAACATTGAACACATACCTTTTTAATGAATAGAACCACAAATTGTTCGCTTGCACCCAATCCATCCTATAGATATCAAATGTTCCCCTTTAGTATAAAAATAAACAGCGTAACCTTCAGCATCATAACTTTTTTTATAATATTCCCACCCGCAAGAATTTAATAATATTATGCCTTTTCCCATTGAAGCAGTTTAAGCACGATTACACATAACCATCATAAATTAGTCCTCCTTCATTAATATTGTTATATATAGACTTTCTCGATGAGCATTTGTCGACTTTTAATAATAAAAATCTATCCTAATTTTAAGCTGTTTAGATCAACCTTTTATTGAGATATATCTTTATTCTTTTGTTTCAGTAACATCTTTAGAGACTCTACAGTACTATATTCCCCTTGGCCAGCAGGTACTAATAATACATAATTTTCTATGCAATTGAGATTTTCTATATCAGTTGTTTTCTGATCCTCATAATAATCTTCTACTATGGAATCTACACAGTCTTGCTTCTCTTCTCTGTATTGTATTTCATATGTTGCAACCTTAACTCCACACTTACTACAATATTTCTCGTTATCTATGATAACATTACCACATTGTGTGCAATACTTTGCTAATTTACTAACTTCTATTGAATCACTCTCATCATTATTTTGTATAACATCATAGTTATTTTGTCTTTGATCGATTCCATAATTATTTAATCCGCTGTAACTTCCCTTAACTAGTAAAAATATATAAAATACTAGGTTAACTATAGGAATATAGCCGATTATAAAATACCCCCTGGCAAATTTATATCATGTAATCTCCTTATAAAGTTAACAATAGATATCCAGACTATTAATAATGTAGCTGGAAGAAAAATCTGACGGGCAAATTGATATGTATATTTAAATGTTTTAAAAGCCTCTCTATTATTTGTTCTGCCTATCTCTATCATTGTCTTATTTACATTACTAAGCCACACGCTTAATATAACAAAGGCAAAAATTGTGACAATGAAAGTAATAGCATATCTTATTCTTGTATTCCGCCCCTTATAAAAAAAAACTTTATTTAAGAACTTTTTCATTAATATTACCTCCTTATATTTTCTTTTCAGAGTGTATCTTATCGATTTCTTAATTATAAAACTTTACATTTGATTATACGTTTTAGTTATTATTATAGTCATCAATAAATCTTTCTCTTCTGCTATTAAATTCTCTCCCTTTTCTTTTGTATATTGCTTCTTAAAATTCGCATTATCTCATAGAAGATAAAAATAAGTTCTCTTGCCTATAGTAGCTATGGGAAATATCCTCTTACGTATTAACTTATACATGAGTTTATTAAATTCTTAGCTCATTATTTAATTATGTACTAAACATTTGAATGTCATTTCTGGGATAAGAATCAATGAAGGTTCACCAATTACTGCTACTATTGCATTTCCCTCCAATCACTTAACACCAATAATTACTATTTAAAAGCTTTCCACATTTCAGCTTCAGCTTCAGTTACCGCATTATTAATTTTAACATAATTAGAAAAGCTCCGAACCGCCTGAATACCTCCAAATAATATAGCACCCCAAGTAACGACGTATGTTCCGCCACCACTATTTACCGCAGCCATATAGCTTCCAAAAGTAACCACTAATCCACCGATCAACCACGCCATGCCAACCGCAACTGATCTTTTAGCCTCTTCTTTATATGGCTTGACCTCCTCATACAGTGCATGAATATACCGTTCAATGTCTGCCGCAGTAGCACGAACACTACTATAATATGACGACGATCTTTTATCAGTAGTTTGTTGCTGAGACGCTCCCTCTTGATAAAATGCATCCCAGTAATTCTTTTGTGCAGGATCTGCTAATATTGCGTACGCTTCCGCAACGTCCCTGAATTGAGCAGTCATTTGTTGGCTCCCGCCGTTTAAGTCAGGATGTGTCTCCTTTGCCAAGCGACGAAAAGCGGATTTAATCTCGTCAGTTGGCGCATTGGTTGGAACACCCAAAACTTCGTAAGGATTTTTCATTTTTTTACCCTCCCTTTTCTTTGTACCATTAATTCCTAAGTTCTGCATTATCAATTAAAGTCCTTTAATAATTATGAACTGGATTGACTTATTTTCTAATTTAATAGTTACCATTAAAACTCATTATAATTTATCTAACCAATTAAAACAATCTTAACCAATAAAAAACCATTCCCCATACTAAAACAAAATCCCACCCATAACAATCCCTCACCATATCCTCTCCGAATTACAATCTATTCCCACAGCCACTTTTACCCACTTTACCTATAAACACCTTACTCACTATATAAATGTCTCAAACTTACTTTAAATTAACCATATCAAACTAAATATAAAAAACATTTAAACACCCACTGTTTACACCTCACACTTAACACACTATACTGTTTAGTCTATAACCTTAACACGCAAATTAACCGCAATTCAAACACAAATCTATCCACAAAACAAAAGGATGCTCTCAAACACCCTCACAAATCACATCACATTTATACCCTTAATTTTAATTCCAAGGTAACTTATCAACAAAACCCATAACCTTATCTAACCAAATCCCAAACCCAAACAATACACTAATAATACTTTCCACATTATAATTACTTAAATACACCATTATAAATCTTCTATTTTTCTTTAAATTTCTCATATTTTACCTCACTTTTAAAGAATTTTTACATATAATTAAAGTATTTTACTAAAATCTAACCAATACCATTTTATTAACATTTTGGTATATTATTGTTTTTTAGGAATTTTTTTATTAGATATTTATTTTTTATTCTCTTTAGCATATAATGTATTTGAGGTGAATATTTATGTTAAGTCAGAGAAGATAAATAATTCAAAATATAAGTAGCAAAATTATTATTTGTCATTTATTATTTGAGGATTTGGTTGTGGATAACTTTGTCAATATTTGTGACAGTTTTATATTTTAATCGAATTTTAAAACATTAAACAAATAATATAAAAATAATTTATTGACAAGGTAGAAATGCGTGATATACTTAATTTAGGATTGAAAAATATATTTAGAAAGGAGGAAAATAATGGTTAAAATAATAGAAACAAATTTATCATTAGATGCTTGTAATGAAATAAAAGACCATCAATCAAGAGTAATAGAAGTTTTTGATTGGAATTCTTACATAAATGAAATTAAAGAATGCAAGTCTATAAACAGAAGTAGTGTAATAGGAAGTTTATACGGTTATTCTATACCTAAAGAATCTACAGTTGTAAACCTTACATATGATGATAAACATTTAGATTGTGATGTTATTAATAGATTCGGAATTAAAACTAAAAAATTAGTTTATTTGGTTTAGTAGAATAAACAATATAAAATAGTAAAAAGAAAGGAGGAAAAGATGTTTAATTTATTTAAAAAGTATTATATTAAAGAGTTTACAATAAGTGATTTTAGCGAAGGTAGACATGGTTACAACAACTCATATACTCATACTTGTGCTAATGTATCATATACAGGCATATATAAAGGTGAAAGTTATTCTTATACTTATAATTTACATTCTAGTAAAGATGGTTATTATTTTTGGAGTAAAGTAGGAGAAGATAGTATTAGTAAGGAATATGCTTATAAGTTTGCCACAGATATTAAAAAGGGAAAATATAAAAATATTATTAAGAATTTACTAGAGAATGATTTTAAGAAATGTATGATTAAAATGGAATATGAAAAATTAAGTTTAGTAAATTAGAAAGGAGAAAAATATGGAAAGTAAAATAGATATTAGAACAGAAGTATATATGATTAAAAATAATAAAGACAAATATATACTTCCTGTAGCATATGAAACTAAGGGATTTGCAGAATTTATCATGGAAGTAAAATTTAATTCTCTGTGGATACATAATAATTGGGTTGAGGTTATAGTTATTCCAGTAAAGTTTTTAAAAGAAACGTACTAACAAATAATATAAAAATAAATATAATTTAGAAAGGAGGCACTTATATGAGAGATATAAAATTTAGAGCATGGGTGAAAGAAGTTTATGAAAATGGAGAATTTCAATATGGAGGGTATATGATAGATAATATTCACTCTTTGAATTTCAGTAAAGTTACAAACTTAATGCTCGGTGTGACCCCTGTAGGAATTAGTTATTATCAACCAATGATGTATTTTGGGTCAATTGAAAATCTAAAGCAAGAGGAAATTGAGTTAATGCAATATACAGGATTAAAAGATAAGAACGGCAAAGAGATATATGAAGGTGATATAGTTGGATTTAAAGGCATAAGAGCAAAAATAATTTATGGATTTTGCGGATTTGAGTTTGAATGGATTGATGGCAACACTGATAAAATAAGACAACGCAAAACGGAAGAAATGTTTGAAAACACATCTATAATTTTTGAAGTAATCGGCAACATATACGAGGTGAAATAATGAAATACATCTATGTAATCTTATGTGGAGACACTGTATCAGGACTAGGTTTTGATTCATTTGAGAAAGCTGAACAGTGGTTAATTACAGAAAGGGATTGTGAGAGAGTGGGTAATGATTGGATTTATAAGGATAAGAGTGCTGATAGATGTAATTGTTTTTATTATAAGATAAAAGAAGTTAAGATTGTTTAGTGTTGTGAGGTTATGAATAAAATATATAAAAATAATAAATAAAATCAAACTAACAATACATCAATAAATAAATATACAATACGAAACCACAAATGTGAATTGGAGGATTATTAATATGGTATATGTAATAAAAAATGAAAGGCTAAGAGATTATTTATATTGTCTAGGTTTTAATTATAAACAAACAACAGATAAAAACCAAATACAAGAATACATATATTTATTTAAGAAAACAGAAAAATTATTAGAAGCAATTACTTACTACACAAACTTTAAACAAGACCAAAAACATAATTAAAAAACAAAACTTAATAACGAACAAAACAATCATAAAATAAAACAAGTTTTAAGCGAAGAAGAGATTATTATTTTCTCTTATTATATCTTTAATTACTATTACTACACCTTAATGAGGTACACGATTTATGTACCTGAGATTTGGCTTCTACTTGTTTTGAGGTACATGAATTATGTACCTGAGATTTTTTACTTGTTTTTGATAAGTTTTTAAGTGTTTGATTTATAAGGGTTATGTAGGTTTTAAATGTAAATATCATGTTGATTTAGGAGGAAATTATATCGTGACAAAAAACAAGTATTTTTCAAAAATACCAAACAACTTATTTTATCTAAAAAGTAAAAAAAGTATATTTAAAATAACAAATGATTATAATGTTTTGTTTGTATTGGATTATCTCTATACTAATACAAATAGGAGAAATCAAACTTTATTTACAATAGAAGATATTGTTAGGTATTGTGGACTTAAACCAGATGCTCACAGAGGTAAGAGTAATAATAGAATAAAAAGTATTGTAATAATGTTAAAGGAACTAAATTTAATTAATGATGATACAGATTATAGTCTGTTGGGAACTAAAGGTTATAAAAATGATAAAGATATATTATATACAAATCTAAACCTATTCAAGAAAAATAAAGAAGGTAATGATGTAGAGTTTGTATTATTAGAAGATAATGAAAGAAATAAGATTGTAAATACAGATACAAATCTTGATAAAACAAAACTACTATTCTATTATTTGTATTTAAAATCAAGAATATATAAAAGAAATGCTGAAACAGAGGGAGATTTAATTATGAATGGTGGAAAATCTGAGTCAGCATATATAAGTTTTGAAAAAATAAATGAGGATACTCTCCTTACAGCAGATACAATTAATAAATATAATGAAGTATTAGTGGATTTACATTTAATTAAATATGATAGAGCTGAACACTGGTATTATAAAAGTGACCCTAATAAAACCACTTATGAAAGTTGTAATGTTTATGTTTTATATAATAATGGTAATTTTAAAACCAATTTAAAAGAAGGTATAAAACAATATAAATTATTCTATTCAGAGAAAAGAGTGTTTACTAAAAATGAATATACTAACAATAATAGAAGAATTAATGGTAAAATAGGTAGATTATCTTATCTTGAGAGAATCGGTAAGGCTACTGAACAACAAATATTAGAGAAAAATGATTTAATTAAGTTGGTAGAATCTGAAAAGGAAAAGTATCTAACAAAATAATTTAACAAAAACTATAAAATTATTATTCAAACCCTATTGACATACTCCAAACACGTGCTATAATTAGTATATGGAGGTGATGATGATAACGGAAACTTAGTGATTGCAACAAATGATTTATAGAAGTGTAAAGAACAAATAATATAAAAATAAACCAAACAACATAAAAGGAGAATTATAAATGAAATTATATAGTAATGAGATAGTTTTTAGAGGACATCCTGATAAGACTTGTGACCAAATAAGTGATGCATTATTGGATGCTTATTTAAAAGGGGATAAATATACAAGAGCAGGAATTGAAGTAATGGGTGGTAAGGGTAAAATATTTGTCACAGGTGAGGTTACATCAAAAACAGAAGTAAATGTAGAAGAAGTAGTAAAAAGAGTTGTAAAAGAAATAGGTTACAATCCAGATAATTATGAAGTAATAGACAATATAGGTAAACAAAGTCCAGATATAGCACAAGGAGTAGACTTAGGTGGTGCTGGTGATAATGGTATGATGTTTGGTTATGCTTGTAATGAAACTATAGAATTATTACCTAAAGCTATGATAATACTTCAAAAATTAAGTCAATCATATAATAATTTAACACATCTTTATATGTTTTTACCAGATGGTAAGGCTCAAATAACAGGTTATTATGATGATGATTTTAGATTAAAAAAGATAAAGACATTTACTATATGTTATCAAAACACAGAAGACAATAGAGAATATACAGATAAGATAATTAAAAAATTAGCTTTGAGTATATGCAAAGAATATGAGATAGAAGTAGAAGAGTTTTTAATTAATCCTACTGGTAAGTTTTTAATTGGATTTTTTGAAGGAGATGCAGGTTTAACAGGTAGAAAAATAGTAGTAGATGCATATCAAAGTTTTGCAAATGTTGGCGGAGGAGCTTATTCAGGGAAAGATGGTACGAAAGTAGATAGAAGTGGAGCATATAAATCAAGACAAATAGCAAAGAGATATTTAATAAAACATAACCTTAAATGGTGTGAAGTACAATTAAGTTATGCAATAGGCAAGGCAGAACCATTGGCAATTTATATAGATAGTGATATAGGTAATTTAGATGCAGAAGATGGTTTATACCAAGAATGTATACCATCAAATATTATAAGAGAATTAGATTTAAGAGAACCGAAATTTGAGAAAACAGCTATGTATGGACATTATGGTAATTCAGATTTTAGTTGGGAAATGTAAAACAAATAATATAAAAATAAAATAATAAAGGAGAATAATTATTGAGGTATTTTGGCGGAAAAGCAAAGATTGCTAAAGATATAGCAAATTTTATTAATGGGAGGTTTCTATGCAATATTTCGGAGGAAAACAAAGGATTGCAAAACATATTGCAGAATGGCTTAACTCTACACACACACACACACACACTATGTAGAACCTTTTTGCGGAGCGTGTAATGTTGCATCTAAAATACATATTAAAAATAAGATATTAAATGATAAAAATCCATATTTAATTGAAATGTTTAAAGCAATTCAAAAAGGATGGATACCACCTACTTATGTATCTGAAGAAGATTATGCCAATGCAAAAAAGAATCAAGATAATGAACCGCATATAGCAGGATTTGTTGGATTTGCTTGTAGCTTTGCAGGAAAGTTTTGGGGAGGATATGCTAGAGATAGTAAAGATGGTAGTGGAACTGGAAATTATGCTTTGAGAGGTCATAATAGTATTTTAAAGAAGATGGAAATATTGATGGATGCACAATTTACATGTAAAGATTTTATGGAATTAGATTATGAAAATTGTTTAATTTATTGCGACCCTCCATATAAGGGAACTACACCTTATTATAAAAAGATATTAGGAGAATTTCCATATGATAAGTTTTTAGAATGGGTTAAAGAACAAAGTAAGAATAATACAATAATAATTAGTGAATATAAACATAATGTTCCTAATGATGCATACATAGTTTTGGAAATACCATCAAAAACAAGTATAAGAGATAAAACTGGCAATGTAATTGAAACAATTGAGGTTTTATGGACTTATAATAATTTTTAATACATAAAACAAATAATATAAAAATAAAATAACAAAACGGAGGTAACAAAATAAATGACAAACAACACAAACAATTCCACTTCCCCAGATTCCGACTCCCAAATAGAAGGTTTTAACCACACAGGTATACTACTACTAAAGCCTATGCAAAACAAAATAGAATATAGACTATATGACACAAAGATACCTTATCCTATATGTGTAGAGAATTGGGATGTAAATGAGAGTCTTGAATTACATACATATAAAAACACATCACAAGAAACATATATACATATTTCAAGCGGTAATGAATTAATATGTGAAGGTATAGGTAAATTGAATAAGTATGTTGAAAATGGAGTAGATAAATATTATTTAATTACAGGAAAATATGTAGATTATATAGACCTTGAAAGAATCTTATTTAACTCAACAGAAAAAACAATTAATATAAAAATAAACACATTCCACAACGAAGAAGTAATCGTAGATGAGAAAGGAAGTCAAGCAGATGAGTCAAGAGAAGAACAACAAAGTTAATACGGCTAAAAATGAAGGATACAGTGATGTTTATGAAAGTTGTAGTATTTGTGGTAGAGATATGAGCAATCCAAAATACATATTTGTAGAAGTAGATTCAGATTTATATATTTGTGCTATTTGTAAGAAAAAACATAATATTCATGCTGTACAATGTGCAGAGATATAGAAATCTCAACCAATTGCGAAATTGATTAAAAGTGAATAATGAGTTTTATATGGCGTGAACACTCGTGATTTCAGTCGTGTGAGGTTCAGGCTAGAGAAATAAAAAATCCATTTTCAAAAATGAAGAGATATTGCAAAGCTGAGTTCTGTGAAATTTTATTGAAGGATTATGAGGTTTAGAAAGGAGATAAATATAAATGACATGTATTATAGGTGTATTTGATAAAGAACAAAATTGTGTTTATATAGGAGCGGATAGTTTAGGTTCAAATGGATATAGTCAACAATTATTTAGAAATAAGAAAGTATTCAAAGCAACAGATAATTCAAATATAGTAATGGCTATTAGTGGAGATTATAAACTCTCTAATATATTGTCTATAGAGGATAAATTAGTTGAAGAGTTGAAAGAATTGAAAAACGAAGTTAATATTTCACATATTATTCAATATACAGTTCCTAAAATAATTGACTCTGCTATGAAATATAGATGTTATAAGAATAGAGATGGGTATGTAAGTATTGAAGGAGATATTATATTTGCATATAAAAATCAATTATATATAATAGAAAGTAATTTACAGGTTTTAGAGTCTGATGATGATTACTTAGCTAGTGGTTCGGGGAAACAATTCGCTATGGCAGTACTTTCACAGAATAAAGATAAAAGTACCATAGATAGAATTAAAGAAGGTTTAGAGGCATCTGAGAAGCATGGTATTGGTATTAAAAGACCTTTTTATATTATGAATACTAAAGATGATAAAGTTATTAAGATTGATTAAGATAAAATGCGAAATTGGTAGAAATATAAAAGAGGAAATTATGAATAAATCTAACAACATTATATATATAGTCGATATAGAAACATTTATAAAAGACTTCAGAAATTATGAAACAGGTAAAGAAATAATAGAACGTTTTACTCAAGGGTATTGCTATTGGTTTGCATACATATTAATTAATAGATTTCCAGACGGAGAAATTTATTATAATACCATGAACCATTTTGTTTTTAAATATAACAATAGACTTTATGATATTACAGGTGATTGCACTGATAAATGGGATAATGAGTATTTATATGATTGGAATGAATATCAGAAAAAGGAAAAAGATTCAGAGCATATTAAACTTTTAGAACATTGCTGTATTAATAAAAATTATTATTATCCATATGGCTCTTTGGAGTTGGAAAATAAATATCAAAAAACATATATATAAAATTACGACCAATGCTCAATTTTGTAAAAATAAGAAAGGAGAAAATTTAATATGAAATCGAAATGACATTTGTATATCTCGCTTACCAAATCAATAATCAGAATTCTAGCCTGTATTGTTGCTATAAAAACAAATAATGTATGGGATTTAGCAATAGGTTTAGCGGTAGCTGAGGTTTTGGGGATTTTGGAAGAAGTTAGGGATGAGAGATAGGGAAATATGAGATATATAAAATTATAAGGAGGATACTAAAATAGAATTTGAAAAATATAAATTAATAAAGAGTCCACTTAATTATGTGGGTGGCAAATATAAACTACTTCCGCAGATACTCCCTTTATTTCCTGAAAATATAAATAGGTTTGTTGATTTATTCTGTGGAGGAGGAAATATAGGGGTTAATGTAAAGGCAAAACAAATTATTTGTAATGACTTTCAAAAAGAAGTAATAGAATTTTTAGATGCATGTAATAACACAGATAGTGAAGAAATGTTGTTAAAAATATTAGATATTGTTAATACATATAAGTTATCCAAAACTAATGCAGAAGGGTATTTAAAACTAAGAGAAGATTACAATAATGGACATAAATCTTGGCTGACTTTTTATTCTTTAATATGTCACGCTTTTAACAACCAGATAAGATTTAATTCTAAGGGTAATTACAATATGCCTTTTGGGAAAGATAGAAGTAGTTTTAATCCAACACTACAAAAGAAGTTCATTAATTTTGTTGATGAATTAAAAAAGAAAAATATAAAATTTATAAATAAAGACTTTAGAAAATTACCTTTTGATAAATTAAATTCCAATGATTTTGTATACGCAGACCCTCCGTATTTGATTACTTGTGCAAGTTATAATGAAAATGATGGTTGGAATGAGAAACACGAAAGAGATTTAATTAGTTTACTAGATAAATTAAATAAGCAGGGAGTTAAATTTGCTTTAAGCAATGTGTTAGAAGATAAAGGTAAATCTAATGATATATTAAAAGAATGGGTAATTAAATATAATATTAATCATTTAAATCATACATATGGGAATTGTAATTATCAAGCAAAAGATAAAAGCAAAGATGGAACGGTTGAAGTTTTAATTACAAATTATAAATATTGAAACTATAAAAAATGTCCTCAAAAGTTCAATTTGATGGAAAGGAGAGAATAAATGATAGATAAGAGTAATCATAAAAAAGTAGGTAGAGGGTTATATTTAAAATTCACACCAGAAAATTTTATAAACACATTTAAGTAATATGAAATTAATGAAAAAGATATTGAAGTTGGAGATACTTATGATTTAGAAGAATGTACAATACCTATATATATTGCAGAAAATGTTCAAGGTGATTATGAATGTGTTTGTGAATTTGGAACTGAAATACATGAAATTGGAGATTAGAAAAAATATAAAATTAGATGAAGGAGGAATATAAAAATAATATGATAAAAACAGAACATGATGTAATAAGATTCATAAAGAGATTTCCAGATAAAATAATAACTTCTGAAAACATTTCCGAAAGAATGATTGCTAAAACATGGAAATGCTCAAGTTGTAAGACAAAATATTATAGTGAACTTGGTAGGATAATACCGAGTCCGTGTGAGATGTGTGGTGGGATTGGGTTTGAGAAGGTTGAGTAGGGGATAGGATTTGATAGTAGATAGGAGGATAATATGAGCATAAAATATATAAAACAATTTAGTATTCCTTATTGGATAAATAGAAAATTAGATTTAGACTTGTTTTGGAGATTTAGTAATATTGAAAATATTAAAGAATTAATTCTAACAATATGGAAAGTTAAAAGATTAACTGATTATAAATGTCATGAAAATGAATGGGGTAGTAATTGGTGGAAACATATTGTGATTTGGAAGAGTAAGGGAAGGCTTAGACAGGAGGAATAGATTGAAGAAAGAAAATGCATACATAATGAATTTAGAATCTGCTTATATATATAAAGATATTCAAGAAAATAAAAAGATAACCATTAAAAATAGAGATTTAACAAAATTATTTTCAGCCACAATACCTTATAGTTTGGAAACTATTAGAATGAATAATATGTTTTCTGATACTTTTTATACAATAAAAAACAGTGGAAAACAATATACTACAAAAATTATAAATGTCACTTTTGATAAAAACTATACTATATGGGATGACATAAATAAAAAAAGAATTACTTTAACTAATAAGAAAAAAATTAGAAAACATCTATATGACAATGGATTTGTGATGGATGATGTGAAATATATTTTTTATAAAAGGGGAGCAGGAAAAGCTAAAAATGGTTACGCTTTCTATATTCAAGAAGATATGAGGGATAAATTAATCAATAGAAGTAGGTTAAATTTAAAATTTGAGAAAGATGAACTTCTTGATTTAACTTCACTTTTAGCTTATGAATCTTTAATTTCATCAAGTATAGATTTTACAATTAACTTAAATCCCTTAACAGAAATCCTATTAATAGATGATATATATGGGTTAGAGTTTGAAAGTCTTGCTAGTGTCACCAGAGAGCAAAATAAACACGTATCTACTCAGAATGAAACTTTAATTTTACAGAACTACTTAACAGATGGGCAGGGACTTCTTGATGAGTCAGTTTTTAAACAATATGATAAATCAGATAAAGGATTTATGCTTTTAAGAAGTGATATGTTTAAAGATTGTGGATTTAATACTAAGTTACAAGTATGGTTTAAGTATAATAATATAGATACTCTAACAGATATGTTTGGAAATATATATGAAGCAAATAAAATAAAATTAGTAATTACCCCTAATTCATTAAAGTTCTTAAAGTTTGCTTATAAATTTACAAAAACAAAGACAATGGAAGAATATAATAATTTAAATAAAGAAGAACAAATAAAAGTAAAAAAAGAATGCTATGACTATTGGAAAAACAATATTGATGATATGTTTGGTGTAGTTAAATGTGACAAAGAAGGTAATTATGGTAATTATAATAGAACTACATATCAAGTTTTAAATAGTATACCTAATTTAACGTATGCAGAATTAATGGAAATTACGGAAATTGAAAGAGAATATGTAATGCTATTGAAGAACGATTTTGCTGTATTTAGAAACTATTTAGGCTGTGATGCTAAAACAAGTTTAAAATTAGAAAAGAAGTTAGAAGAAGGGGATATTAGTTTATATGAAAATACAGACTTAATAAATGCACTACTGTTGGTTAATTCAGATATTCAATATACCACAAAGTTTAAAAAGATAAAAAGTGATTTGATTGCTAATTATATTACTCATTTAAAAGAAGGCAAGATAAGAATGAAAGATTCTAAATATGTAACGTTAGTTTCTAATCCTTATGAGATGCTTTTAGCTTCAATAGGTAAATATAATAATAAGTCAATTATGAGTGGTAGGGAGGTATATTGTAAATATTATCAAGATGGTCAAAACTTTTGTGCCACAAGAAATCCTCATATTAATTCAGGAAATTTGATGCACACCACAAATAGATATCATGAAGAATATGAGGATTGGTTTAATTTAACTGATAATATTTGTGCAATAAACTTTTTTGATAATGATGCTCCAGATAGACTTCAGGGGTGTGACACCGATTCTGACACAATTCTGCTAAATTCGAGTACCATATTGTCGAATAAAGCCAAATATTGTGAAGAGAACTTTCCTACTCCTATAAATAGAGTCGAAGGTAATTCAAAACCTAGAAAAAATAATATGACTGAATTACATAAATTAGATATTATATTGAGTGATAATTACATAGGTAGAATAGTTAATATGTCTCAAATAATTAATTCGTATTTAAATGATGCTATTTCAAAAAGTAAGTCTAATGAGATAATAGATGAATTATATCAAGCAAGTAGTAAGCTATCAAGTATGAGTCAAATTGAAATAGATAAAAGTAAAAAGGTTTTTGATAATATTAAAATGAATAAAGAATTAGGAAAAATGAGAAATATTAGTTCTATAAGGTATGTTGAAGAAAAAGATAAGTTTGAAAATATGGTTAAGAAAATGGTAGTTCCTAATTTTTTTAATATGATTTCAGACTCTAATGATTACAGGGTGTTTGAGAAGTTTAATACCCCTTTAGATATATTACAAGATATATTAGTGTTTAAGCACTCTGATTATAAGAAAGGAACAAAGAATATAGAATTAGTTGATTTATTAGTTAAGTCAAAAGAATTAGATGGAATATATCAAATAAATAGTGCATTAGCTATATGTAAAATAATTGAGGATTGTGGAAAAAAGATAAATGGATTAAAGCTTAAAACATGTACATTGAATGATAAAGCTAAAAAAACCGTTGAGAGAAAATCTAAAAAAGAAGCTATTGAAAAATTAAAAAAATTAACCCCAAATGATGCAACGATTTTATCAATATTAAAACAAAGTTTTGGTAAAAAAGAAGATGATAGACTTGGATTTAAAAAATATAGTATGTTAACTTTAAATTTATTATTTATTTCTAAAAAAATTCAAGTGCTAAAATGTTTTAAAAACAATAATATGGCTATGGATGAAGTGTTGATAAAAATAAAAGATGAATATGATTTTAATATCTTTGGAGAAAATTATCAAAAGATGTTAAGAAAAGAAATTTTATAATTATTTCTAAAAACAAGTGATTGCAAGGTGAAAATATTTTTATACCCCTCAAACCTTGTAGTACCAATGGTTCTACGATTGTCTATCTTCCTTGTATATGATATAGAACAACAAATATAAAAATAAATAATATAAGTGAGGCTTGTTGTGATAATAACCCTTTATATTATGTTTTTAAAAATACAGACAGATAAACAATAAATAAGTAAGGGGATAGGACTTATGAATAATTCCTGTAAAAATTGCATTATGGATTGTGACCAATATACAGAAAATGAATTATGTAACAACTTCAAGAAAGCGAAGCCTGTTTCCGAATATAATAAAATTGTTAGAGAAGAAAATAGAAATCTACATAAATTCTGCGATAAAAATAATCTCAAATACAGTGAACTAATGAAAATGCTAAGATATAAGATTAGGTTTAAATATAAATATCGTGTTTTACTAGAAAATTTCTTGTATATGAAAGATGAGTGGAGTCAATGGATTGAGGATGGCGAAAAAACATATGGGGAATAAAAAGAAAAGTGAAGATAAGATAAAGATACAGTTTATCGGAGCTACAGATGAAGTTACAGGTTCATGTACATATATTCAAGTAGATGGAATAAATATATTAGTTGATTTTGGTTTGATACAAAACAATGAATTAACAATAGACCAACTATATAGATTAAATTCAAAAGAATTACCACTTCCAATGAGTAAAATCGACTATGTAATAATATTACATTCTCATTATGACCATTGTTCGAGACTCCCTATATTATCAAATTCTGAATTTACAGGTAAGATTATTACCACAACTTTAACAGCAAAGCTAATGAATCTTATACTGAATGATTCAGCTCACATAATGAATAGAGAAGTAACAAGGGTGAATAAAAAGAGAACAGTAAAAAAGTTATCACCTTTATATACAAAATCAGATGTTGAATACATTATGACCTTTGTACAAGGTTATGATTTTAATAAAGAAATAATATTAAATAATAGAACCAAAATAACTCTACTTCCTGCATCTCATATTAGTGGTGCAGCAATGTTGTATTTAGAATTTCAAGAATCTGAATATGTAAAGAAAAGAATCCTAGTTACATCAGATACAAGTGGAATAGATAGAGATGTTCCTTTTACTATGAAGCCTGATATAGAAAAATTAAAAGTAGATTTAATAGTTTCAGAATCGACTTATGGTGATAGAGAACATGATGATATTAATCCTGAAGAACAGTTAGAAAAATGTATTAGGGATACTATTTTAGATAAAAAGAAAACTTTAATAATCCCTTCGTTTGCGATGTCCAGATGCACGAATATAATATTAATGCTTTATAATTTATTTAATAAATATAAGGAATTTCAAGATATAGAGTTATATTTAGCAAGTCCTATGAGTATTAATGCACATAAGATTATTGGAGAAGATGAAAGTTTTGATTTCTATGATAAGCAATGGAGTCAATATAAGGACTTATTTAAATGGGATAAAATACAAATGATTGATGATTTTGAAATAGTTCAAACAAAATTAATTAATGACACTCCAAAACTGATAATCTCGGCTAGTGGAATGTGCGATAATGGCTTTGTGAAATACATAATTAGTAAGTATTTACACATTAAAGATAATAAGATTTTAATTTCTGGCTATCAATCAAATGGAAGCCTTGGTAGGAAATTAATTGACGGAATTACTAAAACAGTTACTATAGATGGAATAGCCGTACCTATAAAAGCAGATATAGAAATGCTTAAAAAAATGAGTAGTCACGCAAGTAAAAGTGAACTTGTGAATTTACTAAAGACAGTAGAAAAAAAGAAAGTAAAAAAGATTGCTTTGGTACACGGGCAAAAAGAAGCAAAAGAAAGTCTTAGAGAAGCACTAAAGAAGGAATTTGATTGTGAGATTATTATACCGTATGAGAACATGATAATTAAAATATAAATAATTAATATAAAATAAAAGGAATAAAAGGAGAAATAAAATTGGCAAATAAAAAGAATTCGGTTAGTTTCAAAAAAGGATTTATACATTTTGAAGATGATAAAATAACTTTTGAAGAAATAACTAAAGACGGTAGTTTCTTTTATGATTTAATAGCTACTTTAAAGGAATTTGATGGTATTGAAAATGTAAGTATCACAATAGGAAATGATAAAGATATCGCTCCTATAAAAGAGTAATAACAAATTTAAAAAACGTGGTGGCGGAATAGATTTCTATTAGCATGAGTGCGAGTAGAGAGGTCTAGGAATGACCAGTAGACGCAAGCAAATTACAGGTTCGATGTGCTGAACGCACGTGGGTATAGCCAATATCCCACAACATGGCGCTGTCAAAAACTGTATGATATGTAGAGTGCAAATCTTTACCCACGTTTAACAAATTAATATAAGCCGAAGGGCATTATAAATAAATAGAATATGTGGAAGGGCATCGAAAGAGTAAGTCCAGCCACAATAGAATGAATAGGGTATAGAATCCCAACAAAGAAGATTTAACTATCCAGTGTGAGAAATCACACACCTGCCTATAACACAAATAACAGTTTACAAGTTTATATTTTGTGTGAAGAAAAACTTGTCTGAAACATATATAGTTACCTGTCGTATATGTGAATGGTTTACTGCTTGATAAAAGCAACAGGCAAAACTATTATTTATTTAATAGTCGGTACAATATCACCGAATAGTCCTCATGATAGAGGTTTGTCAGAAGCCTACCAAATATCTGCATGGTAAAGCATGTAAAAACTTAGAGTGCGAGGTTTAGAGGAAAAGCCTTCCAAGATATTGTTTGAGGCAATGCACTTAAAAAACCCTGCTTTTATTACTTACTTGCTTTAGAGCAAGAGATTTTATCACATATTCTACATGTAGAACACGAGAGGATATTGGACGTTCTGACATCTTCTCAACCCCTTAATTTTTACTATTTTGAGGATAGAACAGGCAGCTATCACACCATGAAAATGGTCTTATAAGAGATGCAGGAGCTATATCAATAAGGATATAGAGTTTATAGATTAGAAATACATTTATAAACTGATTGTCGCCCTGCCAAATAGTTTAATAATCCTACAGGGCATGTAATTTTGCTTGTGGAATAACATACATTTTAATGGTGTATCACAAGTTGGTAATATACTTTGTCAGAAGTACAAACTGACCATGTCCGAATTTGCCTTATATATAATTTTTTATTATACTCCCTCTAAAATACAGGTGCTTACTTGCTAATGGGTGGGCATCTGTATTGATTTAAACTAAAATAAGTAAATAACGAAAGGTGTTTGTTTAATAGAAAATGAACAATTTTGAAGATAATTTTATTGATGAACTGGATGAAGCAGAGCAATCATACAATATCGACCTAAAAGTAATAAAACAATTTAAACGAGAAAGTAAGCAGAAAAAGATAGATGGTAAGAAGAAGAAAAAAATTAATAAAATTAAATTAGAGAATGAGGAAAAGGAGTAAAGAATGAATAATTTAATTAGGTTATCTAATGAATGTATTAAAGATTTTAAAATTAGACTTTGTAAAAATAGAGAATTATATAATCTTACATGGGATGACCTTGCCGAAATTATTAATATAGAAACTGGTGATAAGTTTGGTGAATCTAAATATAGAAAATGGTGGTATGCATATTCAGAAGGTTTAAATGATGCAATTGATAGTAATATAACTGAAGATAAATTTTTAATAGAATTGGATTTAAAACGTAGAGAATTAGAAAAAGAAAAACAGAGATTCTTTGACCAAAGGTCAGCATATAACAAAATAGTAAGAGAAGATGCGAGACGTGATGAATTAAAAGACATTATAACAAATACTATAAAATATATTGAACCTTATAAAAATAATAATATTTTGAAAGTAGATTATTTACCTAATGATTTATTAGTTGGATTAAATGACCTGCATTTTGGAATTGAGATTGAAAACTATTGGAATAAATATAATTCAGAAATAGCAAAGCAAAGACTTGAAAAATATTTACAAGAAATTATATCTGTGCAACAATTACATAAATCTGAAAATTGTTATGTTTGTGCAAACGGAGATTTAATTTCTGGGGCAATTCATTATACAATTGCTCTAGCAAATAGAGAAAATGTTGTTGAGCAAGTAATGGGAGTATCAGAATTAATTTCGTGGTTTTTAAGTGAATTAAGTAATCATTTTAAAAATATTTATTTCTCTGTAGTGGCAGGAAATCATAGCAGATTAACAGTAAATAAAGATATGAGTCCTAAGAATGAGAGACTTGATGATTTAATACCTTTTTATGTAAAAGCGAGATTGCAGAATTTAAAGAACATATTCATTATAGAAGATAAGGTTGATAATACAATGTCTTTGGTCGAGATAAGAGGATTGAACTATTTAGGAGTCCACGGAGATATGGATACTGTAAATGGTATTTTAAAACTTATTGAAATGTTACCACAGAAGATTTATGCAATAGTTTTTGGACATTTACATCACAATGCCACTAACTTTACTCAAGGATATAAAACATTAATGTCAGGAAGCCTCATGGGAGTCGATGACTATTGTATTGAAAAACGTATTTTCGGTAAAGCACAACAATTAATAAGTGTTTGTGATAAAAATGGTGTTAAATGTAGTTATGATATAATGTTTCAATAAACAAATAATATAAAATTAATATACTCCTTTAGAATGTTTATCTATATGGAGTTTTGAGGTAGAATGTTTTTCTACCCTCTTTTAATTTATAGATATGAAAACAATTGATATTAGGCAATCAATAATATAAAAATAAGCGAGGATAGTTTATGAATAATACATTTGTCAAAGTAGAAGATGGAATAAGTATCTATGAAAAAATGTATAATGAATTACTTGATAATAGAATTTTATACTTGAATAGTGATATAGATGACAACACCGTAGATATGATAACTATGCAAATAATAATAGCAAATGAAAGAGAAAAATCAATACAAGAAAGCGAATTGAAACCTATATGGATTTATTTAAATAGTTACGGTGGTTCAGCCGATGTATGTCTTCATTTAATTCAAGTAATTGAAGAATCTCGTATTCCTATAAATGTAAAGGTTTTAGCAATGGCTGCTTCAGCAGGTTTATATCTAGCAGTGGCTTGTAAACATAGAGTTAGTTCTAAAAACTCTATCTTCCTACTTCATAAAGGAAGTATTCAGATTGCAGGAAATATGAGCGAGGCAGAAGAAATTATGGATTTCTATAAGAATGAAGTACAAGAGAAAATGGATGATTTACTTATAAGAAGAACTAAGATTACCAAAGAAGAATTAAAGAAAATTAGACGAAATGAAACATATTGTTTAGGGGAAAAGGCTTTAGAACAATATGGGTTTATTGATGAATTAATATAAAACTATAATTAGAATTAAAAGGAGAAACAAAAGGAACGAACATAATACACAAAATTAATTTCAACGATGAAGGCATTTACGAAGAAAAATACCTGTACAATGGTCAAGAAATTACAGAGACACAATTTGTGGGATTGGCTGAAGATTTAAAAGATTATGACAACGTTGAGGATTTTGAAGATGAATGTGATGATTGTTGTGGCTGTGGTGGATGTGGAAAAGAAGATGATTTAGAAAATAAAGGCATATCTGTAAAACTAAATGTTAGTTTAAATCCAGATGATTTAGAGGATATACTTGATACCGTAGATTATTTAGAAGAAAAATTAAGTAATATTAAGGTTAAATTTAGTTTATAAAACCTAATCAATAATCCCTACCTTCCTTTTCTTTATGAGCTGGACTTAGTCCGATAGCAAGGAGTTGACTGTAGGGTTTATTATATATTATAAAGAATTTTAGAGTGAATATTGATAACTGCTCTTATTTAGATAAGGGCAGGATTGAGTATTTATTTTTACATTAAAATTTAAAAGGGAGATGAAAATCGGATGCCTAGAGCAAATAAAAACAGTAAACAACTAAAAGCGGTGTCTGGTGAAGGATATTGCAGAAAATGTACCAATACATTGCCACTAGACAAATTCTACGAAACAACAAACAGGGATTTAGATACAAATGGAAAAACATCTATTTGCAAAGAATGTTGTAATTCTATTTATGATGTATATGCTGATAAATATAAAAGTATGGAAAAGGCTTTATATTTGACTTGTCAAGATTTAGATATGATGTTCAGTAAAGAAACTTTATTGCAAACACAATCTCATATAAATGGAATGGTGGAAAAAGGAAAAAATATAACTAAAGTTTTTGGTATTTACAAAAGTAAATTAAGCTCTACTGGTAAAAACAATTCAAAATTAGAGTCTATTAGATTTAAAGATAGTAATGAATTAGTAGATGAACAAAATAACGATGTAACAAGTGATAGTTTTGATGAAGATATAGAAGATGATTTAATATTATTTTGGGGTAGAGGATTTGATTTAGATGACATAATATTTTTAGAAACGGAATTGTCAAGTTGGAAACAAACTCATAAATGTGACAATCAGGCAGAATTAACATTATTGAAAGAAATATGTATAAAAATTTTAGATATAAGAAAATCAAGGGAAAAAAAAGAAAATGTAGGGACTCTTCAAAAAGAGCTACAAGACCTGTTTAAAACTTGTTCTGTTGACCCTGCAAAAGCAAATTCTGCAAGTGCAGGTAAGTCTCATGAGGCATTTGGTATTTGGGTTAAGGATATAGAACAACTTCGTCCTGCTGAATGGTTTGAACAACAAGAAAAATATAAAGATATGGATGGTTTCGTTCCGTATATAAAGAATTATATAGTTCGTCCCATAGAAAATTTCTTAACAGGTGTGAGAAATTTCTTTGTAGACGATAATATTGATGCGGATTTGGATAGTGTTGATGTTACTTCAAATGACGGTGAAACAAATGGGTAAATCGTATAGTAAATATGAAAATGACTTTAAGAAATACTCAGGTCATAGCAATCAATTTAAAGCACCTAAATCAATGATAAAAGAAAAAGATAGAAATGAATTATGGCAAGAAAATCTAATTGATTGGATTACATTCTATCGCCGTAATATTCATAGATTTATACAACATTATTTTGGAGTACAATTATATTGGTATCAAATTATATGGATATATTTTATGAGTATAAGTGAAAGTTTTGTTACAATAGCATCGAGAGCCTCTGCGAAATCGTGGCTAATCGCCCTATTAGCATATGCTCGTGGGTCGCTTTACCCCAACAGCGAAATTGTAATCGTGGCAAATTCTATGAAACAGGCTGCGGTTATTTTTGGAAAGATGGCAAGATTAAAAGATGATTATTCAAATATTGCAAGAGAAGTAAAAGATTTTTCTGATACTCAAAATAACTGTAGTTGCCTATTACATAATGGTACAACAATTAAGGTTGTAGCGTGTCAGGAAAGTGGTCGTGGAGAACGTTCAACTTTCACAATTGGAGAAGAATTTCGGATTATGGATAAACAGAAATTCGATAGTATAGTAAAACCTTTTGCCTATGCTAGACAAACTCCTTATTTAAAAAATCCGAAATATTCAAATATAAAAGTATTAATAGAAGAACCAAGACAAATTCTTATATCTTCTGCATATCATAAAGGTTTGTGGTGGTATAAAGAAACATTAGATACAATAAAAATGATGTTAGAAGGTAAAGATGCTGGTTTTATAGCTTTTGATTATTTAATTGCTATAAAACATAATATAAAAACTAAAAAGGCGATAGCAAGAGACCGTTCTACTATGGATGAAATCACTTTTCTTGAAGAATATGAAAATATTCCTTGGGGAGAAAACAGTAATGCTTATTTTAAATTAGAGATGTTTAATAAAAATAGAAGCATTAAAAAAGCTTTTTATCCTTTAAGAAAAGATATTTTAGATAGTAAAAAAAATCCATATGACATAAAAAGAGTAGATGATGAAATTAGACTTGTATCTGTGGATATAGCTACAAGAAAAAATGAAAAAAATGATAATAGTATAATAACATGCATTAGACTTATACCAACTTCTAAAGGCTATGTAAGAGAATATGTTTATATGGAAAGTCATCAAGGTGAACATACTGGAAAACAAGCATTAAGGATAAAGCAAATATATCATGATTTTAGTGGTGATTATATTGTACTTGATTTACAGCAAGCTGGGATGAACTTACTTGTCCTCCTTATAAGAAATTATAGGGTAATAAATTGCGGAACTAAGCGGGAAGGCTGAAATGCTAATCCGAACCGAAGGCTATAATATAAAAGGTGTAGTCAGGGGCAGAGCATAGGTGATGAGGAAACAATAATTCACCCAAGAGTCCGCAACATCTAAAATTGAATAAATTACTTCTAAACATCTCTAAAGGAGGTGTTTTTATTTGCTAATTTCAGAAACCGTTGAAACAAAATGGAATTCAAGAACTAAAAAATATTATGAATTACTAGGCTATATTTATACAAAAATGAAAGATTCTTTTATTGTAGATGTTTATGATTTAAAAGATAATAGTATGATTTATGTAGATGTACGATGTGAATATTGCGGAGAAAAATATTCAATATTATGGCTACATAGAACTAAAATGGTTTCAAAAAATATAAAGCATAAAGATTGTTGTCTAGCTTGTACTCCTAAAAAAGCTTCTGAAACGATGTTGTTAAAATATAATAGTAAAAATGCTATGTATATTAACGAATTTAAAGAAAAACAAAAACAAACTGTTTTAAATAATTATGGTTGTGAAAATGTTTTTCAAAGTGAAGAAGTTAAAAATAATATAAGACAGGGAAATTACCAAAAATATGGAGTAGAAAGTTACACTCAAACTGAAGAATGTCAAAATAAAAGAAAAGAAACATGCTTATTAATATATGGTGAAACAAGTCATATGAAAACTAAAAAATACAAATTAATGTTTACTGGGAAAAATAATCCTGTATGGAAGGGTGGAATTAGGACAAAAAGAACAGAAAGAATAACTAACGAATATAAAGAATGGAGATTATCTGTTTTTGAAAGAGATAGTTATGAGTGTTCTAAATGTCATCAAAACTCCCATGATTTACAGGCACATCATATTTTATCTTGGAGAGACAACGAAGATAAAAGATATGACGTTGATAACGGTATTACATTATGTTTGACTTGTCACCAAGAATTTCATAAAATTTATGGGAAAACCATAGCAAATAGAGATGATTTATTAGAATTTATTCAAAAATGATGAAAATATATGCCGAACTATTAGGAATTATAACTAATAGAACTATAGAATAAAAAGTCTGTAGGATAACAAATTTGAAGTGTATTTGAACAATTAGCAGTTGTAACTAAAGATGATGAAAGAGGTATTGAATATGATGCTTTAACTGTTTATGAACATAAAACTATAGATAAATCTTTAATTGCTGAATTAAAAGAAAAAACATTAGGTATAAAAGCAAAACCTGTTATTTATCCAATAATGGCAAGTGCAAAATTAAATAGTGAAATTGCTGTTGATTTTAGAGATAAATTACAAAGAGGTTTAATTAATTTTCTTGTGAATGAAAATGATGCAGAAAGTTATTTAACTAAAAATAATAAAGAATATTCAAATTCAAAAGATATAAATTTAAGAGTGTGGTATACGTTGCCTTATATTGAAATAGAATTACTTGCAAACGAGACAATTAATCTTGAATATTCTGTTGTAAGTGGAAATATTAAATTAGAGACTTCGGGAACGGCAAGGAAAGATAGGTATACAAGTTGCAGTTACGGTAACTTCGTAGCTTCGTTGTTAGAACTTGATTTTTTAAAAAATGGTGATTCAGACTATGATTTTGTTTTTACCTATAGCTAATACATTAATACAATAACTATAAAATTATATATAAATATAAAATTATATATAAATATAAAATTATATATAAATATAAAATTATATATAAATATAAAATATATAAAACTAAAATTAAATAAAAAAGAAAGGAGGATTTCAATTGGAAGAAAATACTCAAAACACTTCTCAATCTCAACCACTTGAAGCTTCCCATATGATTGAATTAAATGCGATGTCTTTATCAAGTTATTTTTTTAGTGAAGCATTAACAACTGGAATATCATTAGAACAATTAAGATTATATTGTAGATATCCTATGAAATATAATATTCAATTGCGAAAAATTAGTCGTGAAATGTATGGATTAAATGGAGTCTTTGCTAATGTATGTGATTATTATGTATCTATGCCTTCATTAGATAAAATTACTACATGTTATGATAATACACCACAAAATCAAAAGAAAAGAAAATTATATGATTTAATGTTAGATAAAATTAATCATAAATTATCTTCAAGAGATATTTTATTAAAAGTATGTATAGATGGTATGTACATTGGTTATTTACGTGATTCTATAGCTACAAACAAAGATGCACAAATTCAAGAAGGATTAGTTGACAGTATGACAATTCTTGAAGGTTTAGCTATAGATGATTCTTTTATGATAAATCCGTTAAATCTTGATTTTTGTAAAATATTAGGTTTTCAAAATAATGATTATGTTGTTGGTTTTGATATGATGTATTTCAATCAATTCGTAGGAAATGATTTATTGGGAGAAATTAAGAATTTTCCCTCTGAATTGATTAAAGGCTATTTATCATATAAAAAAGATAATTCTAAAAGATGGTTAAAATTAGACCAATCTAAAACGGTTGTATTAAAAATCAAAAGTAATATTGATGAACCTTTTGGTAGAGGATTGGCTATATCGGCATTATCAGATATGTTCTTTTCAGACCAATATACTGAAAGTCAAAGAGCAAACATTATTGAAAATGCTGGTACTATTAGATGGTTAAAACAACCTTCTGGTGAAAAAAAAGGGACTTCCGCTTTAACTAAAGAACAACAGCAATCACAATATGAAAATTTTAAATCGGCAGTTTTATCTAATGCAAGTGGGTCGGATAGAAGAATTGGAAAAACAACTACTTTAGTTTTAGCACCAGATACAGAAGTTGGAAAACTTGAAACAAATACTAATGACACATCAAAAACATTAACAGATGAAAATATTAAAAGAATATCTACAGATTTAGGATTTGCTTCAGGAGCATTAAATGGAGAAGGAAATTCCACATATAGTAGTTTACAAATTAATATAGAATTAATTTTAACACAAGTTTATCAATGGTTAGAACAAATTTCATGGCAATATACAAAAGTATTTAATAATGTTATTAATTCTAAAGGTAAAGACATTATTAAATTTATATATTTAAAAACTTCTTCATTGAATAAAGATAATGAATATAATATTGCAAAAGAAATGTTTACTTTAGGTTCTGGCTCTAGACTATGGTTATATGCAGTTGGTTCTGGAGATATTGATACTTATATGTCATTGATGGAGTATGAAAAATCAATGGATATGGATACACTGTATCCTCCACACCCTATTTCATTCACTACTAGTGGAGATAATGGAGATGAAGGTGGAACACCTACTAAAAATTCTAGCAATCCGAATACAGTAAAATCAAAAACAAATAACTCAAATAAAACACCTAAACCATCGACTAAATAAGGAGGTGAAATATGAAAAACAAAATAATTGAAATATCAAAAATGAATGAAGTCACAGGGCGTTCGTCAATAAAAATAGCAATGCACGAAATTTATGATTCTAATGAAGTTTATAATAAAAATGGAATATCATGGAGTGAAACTTATACTGAAAATAATTTAGATTCATGTATTGGAATGCCTATATGTGTTTCATTTATTGATGATGCAAATACAATACCTTCTGGACATGGAGAATTTGAGGTTTTAGATGATGGTACGGTAACTTTTGGTACTTCTTCTGTAGTGGTAGGTTCAATAGAAAAAGCATATATAGGAAATATTGAAATTGATGGAACAATAAAAAAGGTTGCAATTGCAGAAGGATATTTATTTTCGCAACGCTACACTTCCTTCGTTGATTGGCTGAAAGAAACAATAAATTCTGAGCAAATTACAACGTCTATAGAAATTGGTGCAAAAGCACCAAATACTGAAATTATATATGATGGTGGATATAAAACAAAAGGGCGTGTACCTCAAGATTATTGTTACACAGCAACAGCTATACTTTATATAGTTGAACCTGCTGATGATTCTGCTATAGTAATTGAAGTAAATAAAAATATTAATAACGAGGTGAATGTTGAATTGAAAAATAAAAAGAGAACAATCAAAGGACAAACTTTTGAAATGAATGCTTTAAATTATTATGATATTTGTTCAATTATAACAAAAGCATTTAATAAGATTATGAATCCTACTTGCAGTAATTGGTGTTGGGATTATTGTATTCATAAATTTTACCCTACAGAATCATATGTAATTATGTGTAAATATGATGATGCAGGAGAATATTGGAAAACGCCATATACAATAACAAATGGAGATATCACACTTGGCGATATAACAGAAGTTGAAGAGGATTGGAAACCTACTAATGAAGTTCAAGAAATGCAGATTGATTTATCTTCTCTAAAGGAAGATTTTATTAATAAAGAAGAAAATGTTTGTAAACAACAAGAAAACAATTCTAATAAAGGAGGTAATAATGAGATGGATGAAACTAAAATTCAAGAACTTAATTCTAAAATTGACGAGTTATCTAATAAAGTTACCGAGTTAAATTCAACTGTTGTTGAAGCTAATAAGGCTTTGGAAACTGAAAAAAATGAGAAGATAGCTATGGTTGAAGAATTAAATTCTTTAAAGGTATTTAAGGAAGAGAAGGATTTAGAAGCCAAGAAGGCAGAAATTAATTCATATTTTACAACTGAGGTTTTAAAAAATGGTTTTACAGAAATTGAAATTAATTCTCTTAAAACAGATTATGTAGATAAAATGGATTTGGATGGTTTGAAGAAAATTGAAGCAGAATTATGTGTGAAGAAAGTAAAAGAACTTAATTCTATACAAAAAAATGTGGAAGTTAATTCAAAAGACAATTCCGATTTATTTATGGCAATTCACAACACTGAAAAATCAGACGAAGATATGTCTGATTTATTTTAATTAAAAATTAAGGAGGAAATAATAATGAGTTTATTTAAATTTAATTCAATTCAAGCTTTAGTTAACGCAAAAAATAATCCTAGAGTTAGAGCAACAGCTGAAATAAAAAATGGTTACATTCTTACAGTAGAGGAAAAACATGTTGGAACTGGTACAAAATCGTTGGCTGATATTACTGTAGGTGGAACACCTGCTGCTGGTACTTTAAAAATTAGTGTTGGTGGCTATAGAGCTGATGTAACAACAACTGCTACAACTGCTGCTGCTACTGCTACAGTTATATATAATACATTATTAACTATATTAACACCATATGGTTATATATTGGATAATACTACATCAGCACATGTAAAAATTACTGCACCTACAAATAGTTCTGATACAAGTTCTATTGCTGTAGTCGTAATAGATGCAGGTGTAAGTGGAGTTACATTTAGTACTGCTACAACCGCTGGTACTTTAACTGCGTCTTATGATGAAGCTACAAAAACTATTACAACTCTTACTGCTACAGATAGATATTATATAGCAATGAATATAATTGATACACCTGAATTATGGAAACAAAGTGATTTTGCTATATCTGAAGGTGGTTATGTTAATACGTTTGAACTTAATCAATTAATTGGTTATCCTGTGGAAATATCAAGTGATTTGGTTACTACAGCATTTGTATCAGTAGATGCAGATGGAACTGATTTCCTTGTACCTGATACTTCCAATGCATATAAATGGGTTAAGGCAGATTCAAAGGGTAATGCAGCAGTAGCAATAAAAGTACTTGAAAAAACTACTTTCGGTGGAACTGGTTTCTACGGAAAATTAGTTTAATATTATAATATAAAAGGAGGAAAATTTAATGAGTAAAATATATGAATTAAATAATTTTCAGGCAAAACCTGAAATTAATAGCATTGTATCAGAGCATACATATAATGAAAAATCACCAGTAATTGAAATCTTTTCTGCAATGATAAAAGGCGAGGACACAAGCAAGTATGGAGAAAAGGCAAATAAAGCATATAATTATATAAAAACATTGGCAGCAAATGCACTTGCTGGAGATGGAAAAGCTAAAGTAGAATTAAATACTATTACATCAGTAATGATTCAAGCACCTCTTTTAAAGAGATTACAGTTACTTTCATTTATGGGTAATGTAACTAATGTAGCTTATAATGAAAGATTGCTTTATAAAGTATATAAATTACAAGGTAAAATGTCTAATTTCCAAGCTAGTCAAGGCGATGTTACTTTTGCAACTGAAACTTGGGATTACAGAGAAATGTCCACACAAACTATTTCTGGTGGTACTGCTGTAAACTATAGAGAACTTGCTACAGGTAATTTTGATAATCAAGGAGTATTAACTGAACAAGTTATTACAGATATGATGAACAAAGTTTTCTACAAAATAATGGTAGACCTTTATAGTGGAGTTAAAAATGCTACAGGTATTAAACATTTCGTAGAAGCATCAGGTATTACATCACAATCTGTAAAAGATATGGTAAAAGTAATACGTAGATGGGGTAATGTAGGTCTTTCTGGAGATTTTTCAGTAGTTTCTCAATTAAATGATTTTGTTGGATTTAAAGCATCATCTGGAGTAGGTACTAATTTACAATTACCAACAACAGTAGTTGAAGAAATTATGAAAACAGGATTGTTAAATACTTTCTTTGGTTCTTCTGTAGTTGAAATACCTAACACTTACAATTTAACTAAACTTAATTCTGCTGGTGATAATTATGAAACATACTTACCAGAAGGTTTATTATTTGCTATGGTTAATGGTGAGAAATCACCTTTACAAGTTGGTTATAGAGGTGGTTTAACTTCTAAAGCAGGTTTTGACGTAGTTACAGGTAATGAAATTACAAGATTTGATATGGAAGTAGGTTCAGTTGTTATTCCAGAATACGTCCCAACTATGGGTATTATTTCAGATTCAAACTTTGCTGTAGATAAAACATAATTAGTATAAATATAAAAATATAATATAAGGGAGTAAATTAGTAAATATTTACTCCCTTATTAAAATTAAAGGATATTTTATGGAGGTTATTTTATGGAAAAAAAAATTATAGAAAAAGAAATTATAGAAAAAGAAAACAAAGGTTATATAAAACCGAATATGGATTCATTCACTACTTGTAGAAATTTATGCAATTGGAGTTTATACTTTTCACTTCCATCTGTTTTAGGTGGAGAAAAAACAATAAAGTCTAATGGTACAATTGATTTACTCAATAGAGAAATTAAATTATTATGTGATAATAATGATATATTTTTTATTGGAACTGGTGAGGGTAATCATGCTAGAATTTTCGTAGATGACGAAAATATGAGAGTTTATTTAGGTTTTGAATCTGAGGATGGTAAAAGAAAACAAAATATAATATCAGATGAAAAATGCCAAAAACTCTTTGATTATAAAACGCATAGTACTTTTGAAAAACATATAAACGAAGATATTATCACAGAACATGAAAAAGATTTTATAATGAGTTACGCACGTAAAAATAAAATTAATGATTTTGAGAAGATTGACTTTTTAGAAAATTTTTGTAATAAAAAATTTAAAATATAAGGAGGAATTTTTATGACTCCTTTGCAACAAATTTATGATGCTTTTCTTGGAAAAATAGATGAAAATATGTTTGGCAAAGAAGCTCAAATATTTCAATGGTTAAATTCTGCAAGAGCTAAGTGTAAAAAATATGTTATTCATTCTTTAGATTATGTATTAGATTCTCCAGTTTTACCTGAAACAGTTTCTTATGATGGAAATTTTCTTGTTAATTTAGATGATGATGAAATTGATTTAATAGCTATGCAGATGAAATATGAATATTATGACAAAAAGAATGCTTATTTAATTGGACTTAAAAGAGAAATAGGAACAAAAGATTTTAATTCGTTACCAAATAAAAAGCAAGAATTAGATGGAATATGTAATGTAATGAAAATAATTAAAGAAGACATTAAAGAATTACAACAACAATTTAACACTTATAAATATAATTAGGAGGGATATTTTGAAAGAGATTTTAATAAAAACATCACAGGGAGAAATGTCCCTTCAATTCCTATGTGATAAAGAATATAGGCGAATTTGTGCAATTTTAAATATGATTGAAACGGAATTTAATACTTCTATGTCTCAACACTTAGAATTAAGAAAATATTTATTAGATACAGGTAATTTCATTCAAAAAATACCCGAAATGATTTCAGAAATAATTGAAGTTAAGGGTGATAAAAATGAATACAAGAAATGAATGGATGACTGATAATGAACATTTTGGTAGTGAGTATCCTAATAATATGCTATTAGAAAAAACCATTGAGAGATTTGAAATTCAAAAAAATTCTCTTGAAGGAAAAGATGCAGTTATTGATGGAGTGAGCGAACGTGTTGTTTCTCAAAATCATACAAATCCTTTAAATCAAAGTAAATATGATTTAAAAATTCATTGTGATATGAGTAGTTTAGTACATACAGGTTCAATAATTGAGATGGAAAATAAAACTTGGTTAGTTACAAGTAACGTATTTGATACTCAAGCATACAAAACCGTAAGTGTTGTTAAATCCAACAACACCCTAACTTTCTATTCCTCCCAAATTCTATATACGCTCCCCTGTATCTTTTCAGATATAAGCATAGATATGGAAGAAAGCAAATTTATGAATCTTCCTATCGGACATTACTTAATTTATATTTCTAGTGGATATATTACTAAATCTGATTTAAACTTACGTTTTATATTAAATGATTCAGCTTATAAGATTGAAGGGATAAGTAATGCTACAAATGGATTAGTGAAGATTGAGTTAGTGGATGATGAAATAACTCCTGATGATAATCTTGAATTAGGTATTGCTAATTATTATAGTAATCAAATACAATATGAAGTTACTATATTAAATGGGGAATTTGCTTCTTTACTCTATACAAATTCCACACTACAATTAAATGTACAATGTAAAGAAAATGGAGCAATCGTTAGTAATCCATTAGTTGTTTATACAACTAATAATAACTTAATTGCAACAGTTTCCAACGCAGGTTTAGTTACAGTAATTGGAACAGGGGATTGTATTATTACTGCTACTTATAATGGTATAACGGATACAATGAATATTCATGGAGATATTTCATCTTCAAATAATTATTCTCTTACTTTAACACCTACAGATACGACTTTAAATCTAGGTGGAACATTAAAATTTACGGCACACGCATTTAATAATGGAATTGAAGATTTAACAAGGCAATTTAATTTTATTGTATCCAATCTCGATGGAACTACTAATAAATATGTAACCGTGATATCGGATTTTAATATTTGTACACTTAATGCAAGTATATCATCAAGTCTTGCTATGAATAAATATATAAAAGTAAGAGCTGAATTAACATATGATTCGGCTATTTTTGTTGAGAAACAAATTAAAATTATTGGATTAATATAGGAGGTGTATATATTGAAAATTGGTCAATCAATAACTGAATTACAAAATAAAGTAATAGATAAAATATTAAAAAATCAAGAAATAGTTAAGGCATTAATTATTGATAATGAAGATTTTCTCAATATAACACCTACTGCTGAACAGAATGCTATATTGGAAAAACCAAATGTTTTAATTAGAAAACAGATAATGCCTTATAAAAATATTACATCTGTAACCAATATTGATAAACCTTATATTACTTCTGCTTGGGTAAATTTTAAAAGAACAAGTAATAACTATAAAAGTGGTAGAGTTTATTTTTATATAATAATGCCTAATAGCTTAGAAAAAACAGCAGAAGGTATTAGATATCTTTTTATAGCAGATAGACTTGATGAATTATTATCTGAAAGTGGTATAGGTAGATTTGTTTTTGATGAACGAGGAGATTTTCCGATAGATAAAGAAACTTTAGGTCATTACATAGTTTTTAATATAGAAGATTTTTATGGTGTATAAATATGGATATTAAATTAAATTTGATTTTACAAGAGCCTATTGATTTTTATGGAATACCTATTCAACTTATAACTTTTGAAGAAATATTTAAATATGGAATAGATAAATTTAATCAACTATTAATACCGTTTAGTATTACCATTGATTTATTGGAAAACGAGTTATCTGAGGAAGATAAATTAAAAATTAAAAACTTTGATTTAGTTGTTTCTGATAAAAGCATTTTCCAATTATTAATACAGGCATTGCAACTATTTTGTAAAACAGATGACATTCAATTTGTTGAAGAAGGTATTAAAATTAAAGATGGTATTCTAAATAGAGATAATTTTGATGAATTTGCTATAATCATTCTTCAAATATGTGCAAGAGAGAGACAAACAAAAGAAAGAGTGCCTATATTTAAAAATGATTTACAAAGAGATATTTGGACAAAACTTCAAGAAGGTAGAAAACGTGAGGCTAAAAAAAATGAATTGAAATTAGAAGATGTAATTAATATTGTTCAATATGGTGGGAAATCGTTTATACCCAAAGAAGAAATTAAAAAATTTACTTTATGGGAAATGATGAACGCTTATAAAACAATATTAGGTATTTCTAATTACCAAGATAGTTTTAGTATTTATTTAATTAGTGGTGAAAAATCATTAGTTGAAGGAAAACATTGGACTGAATTAATTAAAATTGATAATAAATCAAAAGAGTAATAAGCCGAAAGGCTTTTTATTTTATATAAAACCAAAACAAAAAAATATTTAAGGAGGCAAAAAAATTATGTTATATGGTATTAAGGATTGAATGCAGTCCCCTGTGTTAGTGATAGCATATGGAAAACTCCGAATATGCTGGAAACCCCTTAGAGTCTTTAATAGTAATTTATATAAGAAATTATATAAATATCTGAAAATTTAAAGAATTGGGCAATCAGCAGAGATAGACCTAACCCTATTAATAGGTATGGTAAGCTCTCAGAGACTACCAAGGAGTGTCTTGTAAGGACTTATTCACAAGACAATGGTATAGTCCATTCCCCTAATAAGTACGAAAGGAATGATAGTAGATGGTAAAGTTACCGTCAAAGGTTAATATAGAAGCATTAATAATAGGATTAGTAATAGGTGATGGATACATGCGGATACAAGAAAAATCACATCACGCCTATTTAGAAATATCACACTCTTTAAAACAAAAACAATATTTAGATTTTAAAATATCTTTAGTTAAAAAATACCTTAAAATAGACCATTCTATATACAATAGAATAATAAAAAAAGATAACAAAGAATATCCAGTTATTAAAGCAACTTTTAAGTCCGATTCAAGATTTACTCATATTTATAAATTGGTGTATGAAGATAAAATTAAAACACTTAGAAATATATATGATAAATTTGACAAATTATCATTGGCTTTAATGTATATGGACGATGGTTCTTGTAAGGTAAAAAAAAGATTAAAACAAAAAAATGGAGATATATTATTATCTGATATTGGTTATATAGATGCTTTTATGATAGCAACTAATTGTTTTAGTTTTGGTGAGTGTAAATTATTTTGTAATATGCTTAAAAATAAATTTGATATTGATGCGACAGTTCAAAAAGATAGAGAATTACCAAGGATAGCAATATCGAATATAAAAAGTAAACAAATATTTATTGAATTAATAAAACCTTTCGTAGAATTAGTGCCAGATATGTTATATAAAATTAATAAACCAATTAGAATGTCTGATGCTAATTTTTTAAAAATATCGGGATAACCGAGGGTATAAAAGGCTGCAAATTTGCAGATTATTTCACAAGTAACTGGAAAACCTGTATTGTATTGTAACTATGCTCAAACAAGTTCTATAGATTTTACTGCTGATAGTGTTTATGCAATGAATAAATCTACAAAGGCGATTCGTTGGGATAAACAGAGAGAAGGTACTTTCAAAACAGAAATGGAAGTATTTGAAACTAAATGGTTGTCACTTTTATTCGGCACTTCAATGTCTTCTTCAACAAAATCAATAGCTAAAAGAGAAGTATTAGATGTTCAATCAGGGGGTCTAGGTGCTTCATTGGCAGTTGCTCCAAAACCAGGTAGTCTTGTTATTTTCATATTAAATGCAGATTCTGTATCTCATGGAATTGAACAAACAGCAGGAACTCCAGCTACCGCACCAGACACTTATAGCGTCTCAACATTAGCTCTTACTTTTAACGCAACTACTTTTGCATCTGCTGGAAAAATAGTTGCTTACTATTTAATAGATTCGGCTGTATCTGGCTTTACAGTTGATAATATTTCATTCCCATCGGGATATAAAATTTATGCAGATTCAGCTATTAGAGGTACTGACCAAGTTGATAAATTTGTACAGTATCAGTTACTTAATGTTAAACCGAAATCTAATGTAAGTTTAACTATGGATGATAATAATGTAGCCAAACTGTCGATTGAATGGGATATTTTGTCAGATTCCGCAGGTAATATGATGCACTACATAGAAGTATAATAGGAGAAGTTATTTATGATTAAATATAATGAAGTAAAATTGACTTACACTTGTCCTGCGTTCCCACCAGAAGGAATTTTTATGAATAGAAGTTATAGAATTGTTAAAAAAGATAATATATTATTTGTAACTGATGGAAATAAAGATACTTTAATGGAAGAGTTATTAATAAAAATGTTGTTTTCTCCTCAAGAGAAAGATATTACTTGGATAAACGTAGATTTCAAAGAAGAAATAGTACCAAAGAAAAAATAATAAGTAATATAAAACTAATAGGAGTTGGGAAAAATGGCTCAAAAGGCTTGATAGCCTAACTCCTATTTTTTATTTTTGTAAATATAATAATTACGTTTTATTTAATGTTTAAGCCAAAATATCCCTCACCAATAACATTACACCAAACCACTATAAACATTTCTCAAACTTTAATTAAATCACTTGTAGACGTATCTCAATATCCCAACAATACCAAAACATAACTTTGAAAATAAATAATATTAACATAGATAAATTAAAATTAGGAGTGAGAATATGATAGGTAGTTGTTTCTCTTTTAGTTTGGAAATAAACAGAGATGTTTTAGATAGATATAATATAAAACTATTGACAAGCAACATAAATAGTATATAATAAACTTATACACATAAACTAAATTATGGAATAAAGGGTGGGTGTAGTAACCCTATGCTCACTCTTTTAAAAATCTATTGTAATTATAATATAATAAACAATATAAAATTATTTTACTAACACATGAATAAATCATACACATTAGTAATATACTTATAATAATACTCAATCCCATATTAACAAATACATATTTAATATAGTATAATATGAATATAGATATGAAATGAGAGGATTGAGAATATGGGAGTTAAAAACAAATTAAAATATTTATTAGATGCAAGGGGTTATACCCAAGCAACCTTAGCATCAATGTTAGATATTTCTTTAGTAGCATTAAATAACATAATCAATAATAAATCTTATCCAAGCGTAGTTATTTCAATGAATATGGCGAAAGTATTTAATGTATCAGTTGAAGATATATTCTATGAAGAATCCGATAGTCTACTAACAGAAGAGTTAAATGAAATAATTTATAACTTTGACCATGCTAATATTGATGAAAAAGAAGATTTATTAAAAAGGATTTTATATTTAGATATTCAAAATGTGGTTACAATTTTAAAAGATAAAAATCAAAAGATTTATAAAATGTTAGAATTTGAATATGAAGAAAAAGAAGATATGGGTTTATATGAGAGATTTGATTTTCATATTAATTTTCAATTGAGACATATAATTAAACTTATGGATGATACATTAAATGATAATAGAGAACTAAAAAATTCCTTAGAAAAGTTATTAGAATCGGTTATAAGGTATAATCAAAAGATGATAGATAAGAATATAAAGTTTAATTTATAAATTATTATTTATTTTTATAAAGAATAGTTGACATTTTAAATTTCCCAGCATATAATATAATTAGGAAAGGGAAATAAATCCCAAACTAACCAAAATATATTATATGAAGGGGTGTTATTAAAATGGATGTAATAACAAGTAAGAGAATGGAACAAAAACAGTATCGTGAGGCAGAAAGTGATTATGGAATCGGTTTAGCAGAATATAACTATGGTGACAAAATGAAGTTGAGTTGGTTGGATATAATAAATTACGTATATGAGCAAACTCGAAAAGGAATTGGTAAAGTAATAATAAAAGAAAATTTCCTAAGAGACATAATAGACCCAAAGATTAGTGAAATGAATATTGATTTAAGTGTAATGGAAGTTAATATAGAAATGGAGCTTGAACTTGAAAGATATAACTATAAATAAAAAAAATAAGTATCCTGTCAGATACTTAGTAAAATAAATAATTGTTCGGTTGAGTTAATTATATACTTAATATTAGATAAAATCAATAAATAGAATAAATAGATAATAGTTTTCACAAGGGATAGATTAGCATGAGTTTGCAAAATCCTCCCCATACATAAACAATCTACATAATTGTAAATATTCCCAACATATAATATAATATATATAATTGTGTAGATTGTTCAAATTTAAAGGAGGATTAATTTATGAAAAAATTCTTTATTCCATTGATTCTAGTATTGGTTTTAATATTATCATCATGCACGAGTACATTATCAGACGAACAGAAAGATAAAATAATAATAAGTGCTTATACAAAAGGTGATGTAGAGACTGCAAAACGGAAAGCAGTAGAATTATATAAAGATGATGAAAGCAAAGCTATTACTTGGCTTATGGTTTTTAATGAAACAGAAAATAAAGATTACAAAGATAAGTTAATAATACAAGATGGTTGGACTTGGAAAGTTGATAAAAATTATTCTTATGTAAAGGGTAGGGTAAAAAATACAAGTGATAAAGATATTAGATACTTTGAAGTGACAGTAGAGTATTTAGATAGTGCAGGAAAAGTTTTAGATTCTGATTATACCAATAGCGGAGAAACATTGAGAATTGGCAATCAGAAGGAATTTGAAATAATGCATAAGAATAATAGTGATTATGAAAAAGTTAGAGTGTTTGTAAATGAAGTGAGAACTGAATAAAACAAAATTATTAAAAGAAGCAAGTAATTCTTGTTTCTTTTAATTTGAATAAATAAAATATATAAAATTAATTGGAGGTAAAGGAATGGAAGTAAATTTAGTAACTATAGAACAGGTGAAAGAAAATATAGAATTATTAATAGTAAAACAATACATACCTTTTGCATTTAAAAAGAAGATGGTAGAAGATATAATAGAAACCTGCACATCTACAAATGAAAGTGGATTTTATATTGATAGTTTATTCAAGCAGATGGCTTTTGAATATTCAATAGTTAATCAGTATAGTAATATTGAATTATCTGATAATAATATAATTGAAACCTATGACACAATTAAAGAATTTGGAATAGTAAACCATGTATTTAAATCAGTAGAAATAGAAGAAATTAAGTTTATAGAAAAATGTTTAAATGAACAATTAGAATATTTACTTAAAATAAACAATAGTATTGAAAGCGTTATTGCAAAGGGTATTTCTAAGATAGTAGAAAAAATACCAAATAGCAAAGAAATAAATAAAATGATTCCAAAATTAACTAAAGAGTTGAGTAAAATTTCGCCAGAAACAATGGAAATAATAAAAGGTTTTAATAAAACAAAATAAATTTAAAAAACAAAATATATAAAAATAAACCTCTCTATTAATTTAGGGAGGTTTTTATTATTGGTGGTGATATTTAGTGTTAATATCCGACAAAGATATACAAAATGAAATGAATTTATATATAAAAAACATTCAGAAACGTTGTGAGCAGATATTAAGGGAAGAAATTGGAAGGTTAGTATACGATTCCTATAACAGTGTGCAATATGAACGCACCTTTTCTCTACTTGAGTCTGTAGATTCTAAAATAACAGAGGATGGAAGTTTATTAGTTTATATCAATGAAGGATTATTGGATTATTTTTCTGTAGTAGATGGAAGTGACCAATCCAAGAATGTTCCTTTTTACTTAAACTATGGACATACAGATAATACGGGTATTGATAATATGTATCACAATTATCCTGCTCGTAACTTTATTGAGAGTAGTGCTGAAAGAATGAGTAAGGAATTTGGAATGAAAGTTGAAATAATTAATGATAGAAATATTGGATATTTGGATAATTATAGATAATTCACATTCACAGAAAGCGAGGTGTAAACATGGCTTTAGGTATTAAAATGCAACTGATAAATAAACAAGAATTAGAAAAAGAATATTCTAGTTATCTTGATAGTTTATCTAAAAAATATAATCTTAATGTAAAAATCAATTCTACAATTAATGAACAAATGAAACAAACAGAACAAATTACAAAGAATACTACACAAGCACAAAATACTCAAAATAAATCCTTACAAGAACTGATACAATTAAGAAAAACATTACAAATAGATGCTCAACAATTTACTCAACTTGCTTCAAAATATAGGCAAGAAGAAGAATTTGTAAATTTAACTAAAAAAGAACAAGTTCAATTAGTAAGTATGCTAACTAAAGCTGAAAAAGAACATTCTGCGGTTTTAAATAGTAGAACTAATACTTTGAAAACCATGAATAATCAAGAAGAACAATTAGCAAAATTAATGGCTAAAGGAAGAGAGGCATCTCAATTAAAATCCAAAACAAATGACAGAAGTGCAGAATTGTTACAAACCAAAGCAATTAATCAATCTTTAGAAAAAACAAAACAATTAGAAATAGATATAGCATTATATAAACAAAAAATGCTTGGTGGAAATGGTTTTTCAGGAGAATTGGATATATTTGCAGGAAAACAAAAGGGTAGATATGATACAGATGCATTAGCTAAAATTAAAACAGATATACAAGGTTTAAATACAGCTACTCCTGAATTAAATTCTAAAATAAAACAAACTGGTATAGAATTTTCTTCATTAAAACAACAAGCAGGTCAATCAGGTAGTGTAATGGCTAATGCATTAGAAAATGCAGGTAAATTCTTACGTTTTTATTTAGTAGGAGGATTATTAGTTGGTGCAGTAAATGTATTAAAAGGAAGTTTAACTACCATAAGAGAAATGGATACGGCATTAACAAATTTAAAAAAAGTTTCAGATGAACTAGGTAAGAGTGTGGGAATTACTCAGTTTTTAACTGATGTAAATAATTTAGCTATTGAAGTAGGACATAGTACAAAAGCAGCGATAGAAGCAATTACTGATTTTAAAAAATTAGGTTATTCTTTATTGGATTCTCAAGAATTAGCAAAAAATGCTTTAATATATAGTAATGTTGGGGATTTACCTATTGAAGATTCAACAAAATCTTTAATTTCTACTATGCAAGGTTTTAAAATAGAAGCAAAAGATACTATGGAAATAATTGACAAATTTAATAATATTGGAAATAAATTTGCAGTTACATCCGAAGGAATAGGAAATGCATTACAAAAAAGTGCAGCTTCTTTACAAATTTCAGGAAATACTTTAGATGAATCAATTGCATTAATAGCTAGTGCTAATCGTTCTGTTCAAGACCCTGAGAAAATAGGAAATTCCCTAAAAACTGTTTCTATGCGATTAAGAGGGATATCTGAAGAAACAGGAGAAGCTATTCCTAAATTAGATAGATTTGTAAAATCTTTAACAGGTGTTGATATTATGAAAGATAAAAATACTTTCAAATCAACATATGAAATATTATTGCAGATTGGACAAGAATTTGACAATCTTACAGATAAAAGTAAAGCTAATTTAGTTGAAAAATTATTTGGATTAAGACAAGGAAACGTTGGTACGGCTATACTTACCAATACTAAAGATTTAATTAATGTCTTAGAAGAATCTTCTAATTCCGCAGGTTCGGCTTTACAAGAACAAGAGGCTTTTATGACATCTTTAGATGCAAAAACAAATAGATTTAGCGAAACAGTTGTAAAATTTTGGAACAATTTAATTAGTACCGATTTAGTTAAATGGTTTGTTGATTTAGGTACAGGTATTATTAATGTTGCCGATAATGGTTTTGTAAGATTTATAGCTTCTATAATCCTTACAACAGTTGCTATTGCAGGATTAACAGTAGGATTAGGTGTAATGAAAGCAGGATTTTTAAAGACAGCAATGGGAATAGCCGTATTAAAAATGGCTGAAGATGGTTTAATAGTAACAACACAAAAATTAACGGCAACATTACTGGCTTCTCCCTTATTTTGGTTAGCAGCAGGAGTTACTACTATTTATGCAGTAGTAAAAGCTGTGGATTTTTTTACTGTATCAATTGAAGAACAACAAACAAAAGTAGCAGATTTAACATCAAAATATAATGCACTATTAGATAAAATAAAAGAACTTAAACAGGTAAAGTCTCTAACTGAAGACCAAAAACAATATATAGATATTTTAGATAGAGAATTATTAATTCAAGAAAAAATACTTGCAATAGAAAAAGAACGTTTGATTTTAAAGGAAATTTTTGGAAAAGGTGTTTTAGGTAAGGGAATAGCAGGAGATATAGCAAAAGAAGCAATTCAAGCAACGGACTTAGCTGAAACTATAAAAGAAATACAAGATAGAATTTCTGAAACACCCAAGGGAACAGATACAAGTGCATGGACTAAAGTATTACAGGGTTTAAGAGAAGATGCACTAGCATTAGAAGATACCTTAACTCAACAAAAGAAAATAATTAAAGATGATATTGATTCTTATAAGATAATAGGGGAAGTGGCACCTCAAGCTTTAAAAGACCAATTAGTTGCTATTGATGATACTTTAGTTGGCTTACAACAGTTGAATAACTCTTTAAATGATATACCAACAAACGCCACAGAAGCAGGAGATGCCCTCGAATCAGCATTTGACTTCACTTCCGCAGAAGAATCTATAAAAACATTACAAAAAGTTAAAGAAGAGACAAAAGATTTAACTGATGCAATGGCTGAATATAATGATGCTGGAAAATTTAATAATAAAACTTTACTAGAATTAGTTGCAAAATATCCAGACCTTATAAAGTACCTCGGAAATGAGAAAGAATTATACGAACAAATATCAAAGAAAGTCAATCAAAAAACCACAGATGTACAAACAGCATATAACACAGAATTAACAGCATTAGAAACTAGTATAAATCAGAAAGCTAAAGGTTATGTCACAGACCTTAAAAATTGGCATAGCATAGAAGAAGCTAAATTAGCAATCAGTAAAGATATGCTTAACCAAGTAAATGATTTGTATAATAAAACATTAACAGCCACTGGTGACACAGGTACGGCAGAAATAAGTGCTATGAAATTTGCGAGGAGATTAAAGGAAAACTTAAATGCTGTATTGCCTGACATTGGTAAATATATAGATTTAAGTAATTTTAATATTGGTAAATTACTAAAACCTGATAGTAAATCTTCTAAATCATCTTCAACTTCAGCAGAAAAAGAAATATCAGATACTATATTAAAAGCAGAAAGATATTCAGAACTTAATACTCAAATTGAGATTACCAATAGTCTTTTAGAGAAAAACAAAGCAATTCAGGAAAATCTATCTGGTGATGCATTAATTTCATCTTTAAGAGAAGAGCAAGAATTATACGAGCAAAAACAAAAGAATCTATCAGCTATAAATGACGAAAGAAGAAAAGAACGTGCTGAATTAACTTCTTATTTAAAAACTCAAGGAGCAGTATTTAAAGGAGAAGGAGATTTATTACAAGTTAAAAATGCCCAAGTTATTCTTCAAAATAAATTAGACGAAGTTAATGCACATAGGTCAGATAAAGATAAAACTTTATATAATCAATTAAAATCTCAATATGATAATTTAAATGACTCATTAAAAAGATTTATTGATTTACAGACTAAAGATATTCCAAATGCTTCTGCTGAATGGTGGAAATTAGAAGGTGCAATAAAAGATAATACATCTACAATTGAAGATAATATTAAGGCTCAACTAAAAACACAAATAGAAACTCAACAAAAAATAGATGAATTAGTTCTTAAAGATAAACATGACCGTGAACAAACCGCATTTGACACACAAAAGAAAATTGATGACGAGGCTTTTTCGGTTAAACAACAAGGCGAAAAAGATAATTTTGAAGCTATTAAGAAAATTAGAGACGATGCTTTTTCAGATCAATTGCAACAACAACAAGATGCATTTGATACACAAAAAGCAATTGAAGATAAAGCATTTGAAGATAGTCAACAAAGCCAAAAGACTAATCTTTCTGCACAAACTTATGGAGTTACAGAATCAGATTATAATATTTATAAAGCAAATAAAATAACTCAATTAAATCAGGGTATAGCAGGTTTGCAAGGTGTAACAGGGGCAGATTCTGAAATTCAAGCAAAACAAACAGAAATAGATAATTTAAATGCACAAAGTTTTTCTGATTTAACAGATTATCAACAACTTTATACTGACATTCATCAGGTTAGAATTGACGCTTTAGATGCGGAACTTACAGCCTTACAAGCTACAAATGAAGCACAAGCAGAAACAGAAACACGTTTAAAGAATCAAAATGATTTGATTGAAAAACAAACTGCTTTAAAAAATGCTTTAGATAATAAAAATGTTCAACAATTAAAAAAGCAAAGTGATGGAAGTTGGCAATATGAATATGTTGCTGATGACGATGCAGTAAAATCTGCACAAAAAGCATTTGATGACCAAATTACATCTAATCAAGACTGGGAATCTCAAACCACATTAAAGCATAAAGAAGATTTATTAAATCAAAAAAAACAATATGAGCAAGATTTAATAAATGCTAAAAATAATTTATCAGATACCTTGCAATTAAATTTAGATAAGTCTTTAGCAGCGGAAAAAATTATTTATGATAATGCTTATGCTTTAAGACAAAAAGCATTAGACATTTCATTAAAAGTTCAACAAGATGCTTACGATTTAGCAGAAAGAAATATACAAAGAGGAATTGATAATGCATTAAAAGCAGAACAACTTGCTTACGATACAGCGGAAGCTATTAAACAAACTACTTTAACTAACGCACAAAATGTAGAGAATCTTAATTTAACTACTCATTATGCAGATATGAATACTTTAGTTGACATAGGTTTAAAAGAATTAGAAAAGACATATGGTAATGATTGGGATAAAATAAATGAAACTATAAAATCTAAACTAGATATTGCAAAAGAATTGTATGCGGAATTAGCACTAATACAAGCTGAAACAGGAAGTTTAGAAAGTGCAGATATTAATAATGGTGGAAACTCCCCTACTAATGTAAAAACCCCTCAACAATTGTATGCAGAAGCTAGAGCGAATGGCGATTGGCAAGGCATGGAAGATGCTAATAAATCTGCAAACAATGGTAAAATAACAGCTTCAGTAGATATAGAATATATAAAGAAAAAATATGGTCATGTAACTGGTGGAGAGGTTAGTGGAACAGGTTTTCAATGGCTTGATGGTAGTTTGCAAAAACCAGAAAGAGTTTTATCAGCAGAACAAACATTATCATTTAATAAACTAGTTGCAAATTTACCTAATCTTATGAATCTTATAAAATTACCTAGTTTACTTGATTTTAGTAGTTTTAAATTAGGTAATAATTCTAAAACAGAACAGATATTTAATATTGATAAATTAGAATTTCCAAATGTAACAAATCACACAGAAATTGTACAGGCATTGGATACTATTAGTTTAAGAGCTAAACAATATTCAACAACTAAAACATATGGACTAAATCAGTAAAATGGTTTAGTCCTTTAAAATGAGGTAATTATATGAACGAAAATATTAATAAAAATAAGATTCAGCAGCAAGATGAGATATTGAAAGCAATAGAAATAATGATAACAGCATATAATAAAGATTCAAAATATGATAAAACTCAATGGGGAACAATCACAACCATTAATGTTAATGGGACATATGCGGTGACTCATAACGGTGAAGTGTTTGATTTAACAGCAGTAAGCGGATTAACTCTTGCTATAAATGACGTTGTGCTAGTATTTATTCCTAATGGAAATTTTTCTCAAAGGTTTATTTTGTGTAAACGTCCATTTTAATACAATTAAACGGTAAATAAAGGCGGTGATTAATTTTGCTAATAACACCACAGATTCCATCATTCCTACCCTTTGATGCAACAAAAGATTATGAATTAAACTTTAACATACCTTCATATTCAGACCAATGTGTCAAAAATCAAATTCAAATATTTAAACAATCAGATAGTACTTTAGTATATAACAGCATAACTACAAGTTTTCAACTTTTTTGCCCTATTCCTATGAATACTCTTATGAATGGTATAAATTATCAATGCCAAATTAGAACTTATAATATAAATAATGATATTTCTGATTGGTCTGTTATGACTTTCTTTTTGGTATTGTCTCCTGTGACATTGACATTATTTATTCCAAATATTATTTTAAGCCAAAGTTTAATTTTAAATGCCACTTATTCACAATTGGAATTTGAATCAATTTTAAGTTCTAAATTTATATTATATGATAGTCAAAAAAATCAAATATCAATTTCTGAAGAAATATTTGGACTTCCAATACAATATCAATTTGATTTATTAGAAAATAATACTAACTATTTTGTAACTTGTGAATCAATCTCTCAAAATGGATTATTAGGAGATACGGGATATATTGGGTTTATGACACAGTTCCAAACTCCTAGAATAAATAATGTACTACAGTTAACTAATCAACACCAAGATGCTGCCGTGCTTGCCTCTTGTGAAATAGTTAGAGTATTGGGGCATGGAGTAGGCAGTTACTTTTATGAAGATAGTGAATGGATAAATTTAACTGTAGCTGATTCAATGGTGTATTTTGATGATGCTAATGGTTTTAAAATGGATAGTGATTTTATCTTAAAAGTGTGGTGCAAAGGTGTCGTAGAAGACAAAGTAATTATATCTATATATGGATATAATTCTTTAGATAAAATAGAAGTACAATATTACAATAATAGGTTTCATGCATTTAAAAAATCATGTGGCTTAGTTAATCATTATGCTAGTAATGAGTTGATAGTATTGCCAACAGACAATGTATTTATGTTTTTAAAACAAACCAATATAGGGATAGATGTTAAAACTGAGATAATAAGTGGTTTAGTATTATAACGTGAAATTAAGAAGGGAGATGATAGCATATGGGTTATAATAGGTCAAATTTTCCAAACCAATACGACCTCTTTCCAGAACTTTATGATGTTTCGCCATCAGATAGTCAAGATTTAGATATTTTATTTACTTTGCAAAAAATTATAAATAGAACCCCAACTGAAGAGATACAATACCAAAGTTTATTAACAACATATAATAATAAAATAATAAATGCTGAGAAATTAAATTATTTTCAAGATAGTGTAACAGCTACCCAGAAATTTTTTAAAGATTCTGTAGATAGTTATATTAATTATTCAGGAGTCTATAATATTAATGCTCAGTATGTAATTTACAATACAGTAAAGTCAGCAACAGGAGATATATATTTAGCATTAAAAAATAATATTGGAATGCCATTGACTGATAGTATAGCATGGACAAGGATTTCATCAAAGGGAGATAAAGGAGATAAGGGAGATTCAATAAAAGGAGATGCGGGAATTGGATTAGCATTCGTTGGAGCATACGACCCATCAGCAACATATATGCTAAACCAAGCTGTCGAATACAACGGTAGTTTATATGGTTGTATATCCGCAATACCTGTAACTGGAATATCTCCAAGTAATATAATTAATTGGAGTATGGTAGTTTCTAAAGGTAGCTCAACTTTCTTAGCCGTTTTGCGAAATTCAGTTACAGTAAATACGAATATATCTAGTTTACCTATAGGTATTGTAGGTTTCAATATGAATACTGACCAAATTTTTGTATATAAAAACAAAGAGTATATTGAACAAAATCAAGAATATGTATTGAGTAGTAATGGAACGAACATTGAAAAAACAAGTGACACTTGGAATGGATTAACTGTGCCAATTTATTTTAACTTTGTAGTATTTAAAAATATAGTGCAAGGAGTAACTTTAAGTGATGGAAGCTTAATTCAGATTAATAGTATTACATTAGATAAATTAAATGTGGGTATACAAAGTCAGATTAATAAAGTCGGCGATTCCTTTTTACAAACTACTGCTCAAAATTTGAGTGGAGGTCTAAACGAATTAAAAATAGTAGTTGATAGTAGTGCAATAGCCGTTGCTAAGAAAATTGAAAATAAAGGCAATACCCCTGCTATTCAATCTGGACTAGATGCGTCAAAACCCAACCCTATTACAAATATCAATGAAATATATGTAGCTACAGATTCTAAGAAAATTTATAGAAGCAATGGTGTTGCTTATGATATGATAGGCGGTTCATCTACAGTTACAGATAATTTTGTGAGCAAAACTCAATTAGAAATTGATGCAAGCGATTTAAAATTTACAGGTACTAAAAAAGTAGATTTATTATGTTGGGATGGACAATCCGTTTATAAAAGTACATTGACAACAGGGAGTATTGGTCTAACAAGTCTGACAATCAACAATTTAAGATTTGGTAATTATGTTCTAATGATTAGGTTTAAATCTGCTAATAATGCTTTAGCTACAAACGCAATTAACGCAAGTGTGTTGAAGAATATTAGTGGTGTATTTACAAGTATTTTAAATGCAAGTAGAAATATAAAAGCAAATGAATTTACTAATATAACAGACTACCAATGTTTTTATATTAATTTTAAATATTCAGGTATAAAAGCAACTAACAACGAATTAAAAATTAATATAGATTTATTAATACAAACTGTAGCTTATGAAGTAAGTTTAGATTGTATTCAAATTATGCCTGTTGGAATGGGTGTATTTACTTTTTAATTTATAAATATTATAACAAAAGGGTGTGATTTAATGTCATTAAAAAGAGATAATTTCCCTTCTTCTACAGATTTTAGAAATTTAAAATCAAGAGTAAAAGCAGAAATGCTAAGAAGAAGTGGATATGGAACTTTAGTTGCATTCGGCGGAGCAACTTATGATTATACAGTAGTGCCTAAAGTTGATGACCTACCTAAGATTGAACATTATTCTAAAATTAGAGATGTAATGACAAATATAAATATAGCTTCTGTCGGTATGACTGTTAAAAAAGCTGATGATTTAGTAGCTGAAATGGTAGTATTAGAGGCTAATATGACAGTATTTGAAGCAAAGCCAAGAGGTGAGAGAAGTACTAGTGATTGTAGTTCTTTATGTACGGGTACTTGTATATCAGCTTGTACTACTACATGTACGGGAACTTGTTCAGGATATTGTACTGGTTGCACGGGAACTTGTTCAGGAGGTTGTACTAGTTGTACGGGAACTTGTTCAGGAGGTTGTACTAGTTGCACAAGCTGTACTGGTTGCACGGGAACTTGTTCAGGAAGCTGTAGTGGTTGCACGGGCTGTACTAGTTGCACGGGAACTTGTTTAGGATATTGTACTAGTTGCACAAACTGTACTGGTTGTACGGGAACTTGTTCAGGAGGTTGTAGTGGTTGCACGGGCTGTACTAGTTGCACAAACTGTACTGGTTGCACGGGAACTTGTTCAGGAGGTTGTAATGCCTGTCCTAGTGGTTGTGGAAGCTCTTGTTTTGGGGGTTGTTCCACTGGTTGTGGGGACTGTACTGGTACTTGTGTTGGTTGTACTGGTGGTTGTACTGGTGGTTGTTGGAATGGGTGTGACGGGAGTTGTGGTACAGGATGTTCTATATGTACTAGTTGCACAGGTTGTTCTGGTGCTTGTGGTTTAAGTTGTACTTGTTAAAAAAAAGGGAGGGTTATTATGAGAATATTAAATGATGTGGAGTTAACATTACTTAGAGGTGAGATGTACGCTTCGATAGCTAAAAATGGTATTGTAACTGTAGAGTTGGTTAAGGATTATAGAGATTCTATTCTAGATATTTCAGAATATAATAAAAAACCAAGTATGATAGTAAGAAATATTTTAAATGCTTTAAGTTGGAATATATCAAATTATTCTAATGACTTAGAAGTGGTTTCCGATAATTATAGAGCATTATTACAAATGGTAAATGATAATATAGAAGAGATAAATATAGATTTCTTTTATAATACGTATAAAATCTCCTGTGCTAAATATAATATAAATCTTATGAATAAAATAAATCTTGTTACTAGAATAGAGATACTTGAATTATGTGATAGTATGATAATACCTATGGATTATATTAATGAGAGTGTAGATATGAAGAATTTACTATTACGTTCTTACTTAGAAAAGTATGAAGTTTATAGTAGTAAAATACCAGCATTCTCAGATAAATTAAAAGAGTTGATAGTTATAAGAAATGATGTTGTTAATGCTCAATATCAGTATGAATTATTTAATTAAAAGATAGGAGAAGGATTATGGAAATTAAGAGAGTAATAATAGGCGAGGATATTTCTGATTATCTTCAACGATTGAATTATGAATTGTTAGGCTACAGAAATCTTATAAGTAGCTTAGTGACTAATACAAATTCAGAATTAAAATATACAGATAATCATTATAGACAGCTAATGCAAGAATATAGGAAATTAAATATAGAGTATATGTTGTCTATGGATGAATTGAAACAAGAATATATTCCAGATGTTGAGATGAAAGAGAGCGTAGTATCAATAAGCATAAACTTTGATAAATGTGAAGTTCTATTTTATACAGGTGGGGGTTGTTCTATACATGAATAAATCAAGTATGTTTCAAGATATCTTCCCTAACTTGTACCCTGAATTAAGAAGTGGAGAGTTAATGGTAAAGACAATAACTCTGGTAAATACACAAGATTGTAATTTAAGATGTACTTATTGTTATGAGCATGGAAAAGGAGAGGGGAAAGTAATGCCAATATCAATAGCTAAAAAGACTATTGATATGTTATTTAAGAGTGATATTGAGAATTCTAAATACTTAAATAATAAAAATGCAACTGCACTTATTCTTGAGTTTATAGGTGGTGAGCCTTTCCTAGAGATAGATCTCTTAGATGAAATAGTAGAATATTTTAAATATAAAGCAATTACTTTAAATCATAGATGGAAGACATATTATATGATAAGTATAAGCACTAATGGAATTTTATATCTGGATTCAAAAGTACAGAGGTTTCTTAAAAAGAATGATGGAAGAATTAGTGTTACAATAACTATAGACGGAAATAAAGAGTTACACGATTCTTGTAGAGTATTCCCAAATGGAGAAGGAAGTTATGATATTGTTGAGAAGGCTTATAAGAAATATTTATCTCAAGATTTGAATGATAGAAAAGCGACTAAATTAACATTGGCTCCTGCTAATGTTAGTTATCTTTTTGAAGCAACAAAACATTTATATAATATGGGTTTAACTCATGTTTTTGCTAATTGTGTGTTTGAAGAAGGGTGGACTAAAGAACATGCATTAATATTATATAATGAGATGAAAAAACTTGCAGATTATCTTATTGAGGATGAAAAAATAAATAAGTATACATGTACTTTATTTGAACCCACTTTGGGTAAATCTATGTTAGAGACTGATAATGAAAATTGGTGTGGAGGAACTGGTAAGATGTTAGCTATTGATTGTGATGGTATAGTATATCCATGTTTAAGATATCTTCCCTTTTCCCTTAAAGAGGGTTTAGAACCTATTGTAGTAGGAGATGTTAATAATGGAGTAGCCATTCTTCCTGAACATAAAGAAAAAATGGAAGAACTTAATTTAATAACAAGACGTAGTCAATCTACAGATGAGTGTTTTAATTGTCCCATAGCTTCTGGATGTGCTTGGTGTTCAGCTTATAATTATGAAGTGTTTGGAACTCCTAATAAGAGAGCGACTTTCATATGTGTGATGCATAAAGCAAGGGTTTTAGCTAATAATTATTTATGGAATAAATTGTTTATAGCTAGAGGGATGAAAACTAGAGAACCTTTGAATATTCCTAAGGAGTGGGCGTTGGAAATTATATCTGAAGAGGAATATAATATGTTAGAAGATTTATCTAAATAAGTAGTGAATTAAAATAAAAAGAGGTGGATATCAATGTACTTATCCACCTCTTATATAGTAAAGGAGGTTAAAATATATGGGATTAATTTTAGGGTATAATGCATGTCTATTTACATGTTCTGATATTTCCTTACCTTCTAATAATTATTATAGATTAGAATTGCAGAATGCAATATTTGATACTATTAATGGGTTTGAAGATTTATCTAAAGTTTATTCATCAGATAAAGATGAATGGAGTTACGATTGCATAATAAATGGAGAATTTAGAGATGATTTAGAAGCGGGGAATATTGATGTCAATGGTCAAGATGTAAAGTATATTTTATTTCAAAAACGTAAAATAGATGAATTACAATGGAATACTATAGCAAAACTTGATTATGACAAAGCTATTAAATTATATCGGATAATGGATTATTATATTGAAAATGCTCAACCATATGAGTATTGTATAATTCCATTAGCAGCAACAGTTCAAGGTGATAGAAATAATGTAGCAGTAATAATTCCAGATTATGATGGAATATGGCTTACAGACAGTCAAAATAATGTTCAGTTATTATACAACCTTGAACAAGGAGATATTGAATTTACAAAATCTTGTAGTTCCACTGAAACTTTGGGTGGAAGATATCCTATAACAAATTACTCTGGTAATTTGGATTATAAAAAAGGAACAATGAAGGCTATGGTTGTGTCAGATGCATCAGCGAGTGGAAAAATAGATATATATAATGAAAAAATCAATAGGAATAATATTATTAATTTCCTTAAAAGTTGGAAGCCAAAGCTATATAGAAATTCATCAACAGGAGAAATGATGATGATTGCTACAACAAGCAATCCTAAGTTTTCACCTAATAATGATTTATCAGGACAAATAGGAACTATTTCTTTCGATTTTCAAGAAGCTGGAGATACTACAAATGATACAGATATGAGGAATAATGGATTTATTGAGTAATGATATTTCAGTATAGGAGGAGGAATATAAAATGGTAACTCAGGCAGAATATGATCTAATGTTTCAATCTGTAAGAGAATTGTATATAAGAATGGCTGTATTGGATATGAATGATAATATAGTCGATAGAATAGAAGGATTTTTAATTGATGGAAATATCACGATTGATAATTCTTCCTCTATAAGAAGAACAGCAGACAGTATAAAACTATATTTAAAAAATAATTTTATTCCTGCTCCTGATAGTCCAATATGGTTAAATAAAAGATTTAAATTAGAAGTGGGAATAAAATCTATAAAAAATGACCAAATATATTACTTTAATTTAGGCATATTTAGTTATGACCAACCTCAAACAAACATAAGTCTTGCTGAACATACTATTACCATTAAAGGTGTAGATAAAATGGCTTTCCATGATGGAACTTATAATGGGAAATTAGATGTCCCTAAAACAATTTGTAATGTAGATGCACCTATAAGTCAAGCAATAAGAGCAACCATTACTGGGTTAGGACATGAGACAAAATGTATAATTGAAGATTGTGTTGATGATAGCGGTGTTATTAGAAACGTTCCTTATAAACTCGAAAAAGATATCGGGAGTACAGAATGGGATATAATAAAAGAATTGTCAAATTTATATATGTGGTATCAATGTTACTATGACATTGATGGTTTTTTTAGATATGAGAAATATAAATTTAGATTAACAGACCCTATTATATGGGATTTTTCAGATTATGATTTTAGGATAACAAGCCAAACAATAGATGATTTTCAAAATGTAAGAAATATAATAAAAGTATATGGTGGAGAACAAGGTGATGGCACTCAACCAAGTGCAATAGCAAGAAACGATGACCCAACCAATAAATATTCAACTGTAAATATAGGGGAACGGATTTTACCTATATCTGAGACGACATATTATAATGTATCCCAGTGTCAAGATTGTGCAGATTATAATTTGTTTCTTCATAGTAACTTAAATGAAAAAATTTCAATTAGTTGTTTACCCATATATTTAATTAATGATGTTAATACATTAATTAAATTTAATGTCCCTGCTCATAATTTAAAAGGAGTCTATATGGTAGATAAAATAGGTTTTCCTTTGAAAATAGATGGGACTATGACAATAGATGCTCATAAGATTTATGATTTGACATCTCAAGAAGATAATGTTCTTTATCCTAATGGTCGATTGTATCCAGAGGATGGATTATATCCTAATATTAATTAAGAAAGGAAGGAGGTTCCTATATGTCAGTATATAATTATATTCCAAATAATTGGGATGGTAATAATGGAGCATCAATAAATACAACTTCATTGCAGAAAATAGAGAGGGGTATAAAATTTTCTCACGAAAGAATAAATAATGTTGAAGATGAAATAAGTCAAACTACTACAAACATTATAGATGCAACAAATAATATTATAACTATAGATGGCAATATATTTACTTTACAAAGTTTTATGAATAAGTTTAATTTAAGTGGAGTAAATGGACAGGTCTTAACTTTAAAAGATGGAAATATTATATTACAATCACCAATAAATGGAGAAACTTCAATAGGCAATATAACTCAATGGGAATCAAGTAAGTTATATACAGAAAATGTTTCAACTGTAATTTATAACAATGGAAGTTTTTATGGATTTTATTTATGTAAAATTACAACTGCTAACATTTTATTTACCCCTACAGATTGGGATTTAATAGGTGAAACAGGATTTATTAAATCTGATAGTACCAATACGCTAAGAAATAAAACTATAGATACAAGTAATAATACTATCACAAATATTGGATTAGGTAATTTCGTAAGTGGTCTTGTTGAAACAGATACTTTTTTAACAAGTAATAGTGACGCAAAAATCCCTTCTACCAAATCTGTCAAGGAATATATAGATAATAAATTAGCTTCCATAGCTGGAGGATTAATAAAAAAAGGAACACTTGATGCTAGTCTAGGTATATTACCCTCAAATGTGAAATTGGGGGAATATTACATTGTCAGTAAAGAGGGAAATGTTGGACAGATTCTACATACTGGAGATTACATAATTGCCAATAAAACTGTAGTAGGTAGTACAAATATGAGCGACTGGGATATAATTCCTAATACACTCTCTAGTGATATATTAAGAGAAATAAACATATCTACTAATGCAGATTTTACAATAGATACAGGAAAGTTAACTAATAGGGGAACTATTAAAACCTTTGTTGATGGATTAACTACTACTAAGGTGAATGTTTCGGATATCATTGATGACTTAATTCACATTGATACAAATAAACCATTAAGTGCAAATCAAGGTAAAACTTTAAAAGATTTACTAGGTTCTTTAAGTACAATTGTAAGTGGGAAAGCTATTCAAAGTGATTTAATTGTTACTAACGCAAATGTTGCCGAAAATACTTCAGCTATAGTATTAAAGGCAGAAATCAATGATATTGGTACAACGGGAAATATAACAGAAACATATAGTGTAAATAAAATACTAGATTTACTGAATAATAAACAAAATATAATATTTATACAAACAACTCAACCTGCAATGTTAACAGACAATATTTGGATTGATACTACATTAATTCCTTATAAAATTAGTAGGTGTGACGGGGTAGTTTACAATCAGATAGGTGGTACTGGAACAGGAGGAGGAACTTTATTAACTGATTGGGTTACAAATACATTTTATACAGTAAATACTAACTTTGTAATTTATTCAAATACAATGTATAGATGTATATTAAGTCATACGAGTGTAACGTGGGACGCTCTAAAATGGCAACCAATTAGTGGTGGTAATTACAACGATTTATTAAATAAACCTACTATGTATTCTCCTAAAGGTATATGGAGTAATTTAACTGCTTATGTTACAAATGATTCCGTAACATTAAATGGTAGTACATTTTATGCTTTATACAATAATACCAATCAACAACCATCAACTGCAAATCCACCTGTTAATACAGTATATTGGGCAGTTTTAGCTTCTATTGGTGCGACAGGTATACAAGGTTTAACAGGTTTAGATGGTGCGACAGGTATACAAGGTATACAAGGAGTTGAGGGTGCTAAAACGGTAGTATTCTGTTTAACTGGTGCGTTGACTATAGGAACTAACAAAATTGGTTGGCTAGCTACAGGTGCTTATACCATAACTAAAATAAAGATTTATTCTAGCACTGTACCAACTGGCGCAGACATCATAGTGGATGTTAATAAGAATGATGTCTCACTATTTACTACTCAAACTAATAGACCAACGGTAATCGCTGGGACAAATTTAGGGGCAGACCGAATCAACATGGATATTGCTACAGTAGTTGAGAATGATTATGTTAATTTAGATATTGATCAAGTGGGTAGTATTATTGTCGGTGGAAACAACCTAATTGTAGAGTTGGTGATAGTTTAAATGGCAACTACATGGAACCCGTCGGATAAAGGTGCAAATGTTATTTTAAGTAATGGCGATTTAACGATGGCATCTAGCACAGGTGCTACAAATGGTAGTGTTAGGGCAAATAAAGGAGTTTCTTCTGGTAAATGGTATTGGGAAATAAAGTTTATCAGCGGATCATCCGTTATGGTAGGTGTTGGTAATACTCTTGCATCTTTAACATCTTTGAGTTATACAACTAATAATATTAGATTATATTATATTAATGGTGCTAAATATCCTGGTGGGGCAGCTTACGGGGCAGCTTACACAGTTAATGATGTTATAGGTGTTGCTCTTGACATGGATGTTGGAACATTAACATTCTATAAAAATGGTGTATCTCAAGGA